GAAAGAGAGGAGGTAGCCAAGCAAATGGAGAAGGAGCAGATTATTGATGCAAGACAAGATGGTATTGATGCTGTGTTTAAAGGATATTCAATAAGTAATGAGGAATACTACAACGAAACTTACGGAGGTCAAGATGAATAAACAAACTGCGGTTGAATGGTTGGAAAGTCAAATCAATCTTGGATTATCTGAAAGAGGTTTAATAAGTGCTTTTAAAGAAGCCAAGCAAATGGAGAAGGAGCAGATAGAAATTGCATTTGCTAAATCATATTTAATTGGTTGTGAAGAAGTCAGTTATAATGATGCAAACAAAGCATCTGAGAACTACTTCAATGAAACTTACGGAGGTCAAGATGAGTAAGTAATTATGGCTCATTCTTGTATGTATGATTATTTTGTTGTACATTGTACATGTATTAACATATAATCATACGTACATGAGCTCATTTAAACAAACACTTATTTTTAAAGCGGGTGGTATCCTAAAAACCCGTAAAGGTGAAGAAACAAACTGGACATACTTAGAGGATGTATCAAAAAATGGTACCACAGGTAAACGTTATATTAAAGCAAAATGTAAATGTGGTAGATTGAAAACCATATGTCTTAATAATATAAGAAATGGTAACAGTAGTTCTTGTGGATTATCTCCTTGTAGAGGAACTGAAAGAGATAAAGATCCTGATGTGGGTCATAGAGCTATCCTATATGTATACAAAAAACATGCTCGCGATAGAGGGTTTAGTTTTGAGTTAGACTCTGATTATTTTAAAGAGCTTACACAAAAAAACTGTAACTACTGCGGTATTGAACCTATACAAGTTTATCAATTAAAGAATCCTAAAACTGGTAAATTAAGATCTGGTGTACCCATATTATACAATGGTATAGATAGGGTAGACTCTTCTAAAGGTTACACTAAAGAAAACGTTGTAACCTGCTGTAAAGTTTGTAACAGAGCAAAAAGTAATATGAGTCTAGAAGACTTTAAAAATTGGATTATGAAAGTACATTTGATAACAATTAAAAAATTAACAGTATGTCCCACCCTATAGAGCACGCCAAATCCGCAGCAAGGCGGTGGGGAGGAACCTGGGAAGAATACATCCATATTGAGGAGTGGTTTGATGCTACTAAGGCCTGGTATGGTCACAGTATGCATAGATTATTTAGGCACCACAGTGAAGGTATCTTTGAATGTGAAAAGGTCTTCGGACCTTTTTTTGTTAACTCAGTAGGTAAAAAAGTTATGACTCGCTATGTAGGTGAGCAACATGTAAAAGAAGATTGCAATGGTTATCTACCAAGTGCAAAGGAGTGGATTACTAATATGAATACCCCTCCGGTATGGATGTTAAAAACTTTAAAAATAGAAGACTAATGGGAGAAGTATTTAAACTTGATGAGACAACGTATAAGAACTTGTTGTCAATGGCTAAGTCTGTGGATAAAGAGAACCATGTTGTTGTTAAGAATCTTATTGACTCCTCAGATATTGAGGCTAACTTGCCTTACATACTTATGTTATATAAGGAAGCTGGCTATAAGAATATAAATCTTGAACAAGATACCATAGAAAAGATAAAGAGCTTTACTGGTATTACTTACGGTAATGCATTAACCTGGAATCATATGTATGAGATTCTTCACAAGACTGTGAATGTGAATCCTATAGCTATGGCATTCTTTATTAACAGATTTGCAGAAGAATTAGGGAGGCAATTAGAAACTGCCGGTTTTACATTCATGGAGAAATACCAACTAACATTAATACCTAAAGGTAAATGACAAAACAAGATAGTCTAGCTAAAGCTAGCAAAGAACTAATGTTGAAGGAGCCTTTCTATGGGCTCTTTCTTATTGGACTAAATAAATTATGGAGCAAGCGTGTTCCTACTGCTGGTGTATGCAGACATAATATAAACTTCCAGTTGATAATCAATGAGGAGTTTTGGGAAAGCTTAAGTCCTGAGCATCAGATAGGTCTACTGAAGCATGAGTTATTGCATATTGCATTCTTTCATCTTACTATACATAATGATTTTCCAGATAAGAAACTTGCTAACATAGCAATGGACTTGGAGATTAATCAGTATATAGATGCACAGTATCTTCCTGACGGTGGTTGCACTATTGACAATGAGATGTTTGCACCTATGAATCTTCCTAAGAAGGCTGGCTGTAGAGAGTATTATAACTTACTACAACAGCAGTTGAATAATGGAAACAGTGCTTTACAAGACATGCTTGATCGTGCAAAGATGGGAGAGGCCTTAGATAAAAACGGTAACCCTATTCCTAATCATGATACATGGGATGACTTCAAAGACTTGAGTGAGGCTGAACAGAAGCTTATTCAAAAGCAAGTTGAGCATCAGCTTAAAGAAATTGCAGAACAAATAGAAAAGTCTAGAGGTCATGTACCTGGGGAACTCAAGGGTTTGCTAGACAAGCTTAACAGTAGTGAGCCAGCTAAGTTTGACTGGAAGTCTTATCTTAGAAGGTTTACTGGTGGTAGTCAGAAAGTATTTACTAAGAAGTTGAGACGTAAGTTTAATAAAAGATTTGAGGATAACCCTGGTCTTAAGATTAAATACCGTAAGCACATCTTAGTTGCTGTAGATACTAGCGGTTCCGTTAGTGATAAAGAAGTACAAGAGTTCTTCCATGAGATAGATCATATCCATAAGACAGGTGCAGAGATAACTATTGCGCAATGTGATTCAAGAATTCAACATGTTGGTCCATATAAAGCTGGAGACAAGATTGAACTTCATGGACGCGGAGGTACTGCGTTTGATCCTATTATTGAACTGTATAATAATAACCAAGATAAATATACTTGTCTAGTATATCTAACTGATGGTGAATGTGATTGTAGTGTAAAGCCTGTTGGCAAATTATTGTGGGTAATCTCTACCCGTGGCAGTATAAACAAAGACCTACCGGGTCCACAAATTAAATTAAACTAAGAGTATGAGCGCAAATCAAGTTAACTTAAACACAGACGAGTTGAAGACCTTCATTGGTCACATTGTAAAGAATAATCAACATATTCAAACTGAAGGAAAGATTCCTGTAGCAGTAAACATTGAGGGTGAGGCAGGTATTGGTAAGACCACTACCATTTTGCAGATTGGTAAAGAGCTAGGACTAGATGTAGTTAAGTTAAACCTTGCTCAGATCGAGGAGTTAGGTGACCTTACTGGTTTTCCTATTAAAGAATTTGAAGTAGTTAAGACTGCCGATGATGGAAAGAAGATAGCCAAGTGGGTACCTGAGAACATCATGCCTATGTATATTCAGAATAAGTATGTTCCTAGTGGAGATAAGCGCATGGGTTATGCAGCTCCAGAGTGGATTCAAGGTAAAGAAGAAGGTGGTATCTTAATCTTAGATGACTACAGTCGTGCTGACCAAAGATTTACTCAAGCGGCTATGGAATTGATTGACCGTCAGAAGTATATCTCATGGGAGTTACCAAAGAACTGGCATATTGTATTGACTAGTAATCCAGATAATGGTGACTATCAAGTAACATCTATGGATGCTGCTCAGAAGACTCGCTTTATTACAGCTTACTTGAAGTTTGATGCAGATTGCTGGGCTCGTTGGGCAGAGCAGAATAACATTGACTCTCGTTGTATTAACTTTTTGTTGATGCATCCTGAGTTGGTTACACAGACTACTAATGCTCGTAGCATTACCACCTTCTTTAACTCTATCTCTAGTATAGAGAACTTTGAGCAGGACTTACCGCTTATCCAAATGATTGGTGAGGGTAGTGTAGGTAGCGAGTTTGCTACTCTATTTACTACGTTCATTAACAATAAGTTAGATAAGTTAATTACTCCTAAGGACATGTTGACTAACAACAGCTGGGAGTATGTTAAAGGTCAGATGAATAACTGTGTTGGTAAGGATGATGCATACCGTGCAGACATAGCTAGTATCCTAGCGTTGCGCTTCACTAACTATGCTGTTCACTATAGCACAGATAACAATGTAGATCAGAAGATCATTGACCGTGTTACCAACTTCATCACTGACAAGGACATCTTCACTAATGACTTGAAGTATGCTCTTATCAAGGGTATCCTTAACGGAAGTAAGAAGTTCACCAAGTTAATGTTAAATGCTAACATCGCTGCTATTGCAGTTAAGTAATGAAAATGGATTTGAATCTCGGTAATGTAACAGACACCATGCTGAAGCAGTTACCATTTATTAAAGGAAAGGTAAGATATGCCAGTGTGGATAGGAAGCATAAACCACTTCCTCATACCTGGCTGTATACTGTAGATGATGATTCAGTAGATAAGATTAATGCACTCCTCAAGGGGGGTGCATTAGTTTCTCTACCTGCTAAATCTAAAGGGTACGTAATACCCGGTTGTAAATATAGTGTTGGTCAATTGAGAGACATTGCTCGTATAAATAACTGGATCATTACTAATGATGCTTCTAAAGCAGATTTCTTTATTGGTCATAGTAATAATGTGAGCAGAGGTAATGCAGATCAGCAAGTTCCTAATGCTCTCATAGCTAGCGCTTGTCCTGTAATGAAGTATGATATTACTGATTTTTTTAGTAGGGACAAAATAAAACTAAAAGGTGGTGTCTTCAATACTATAACGGATACTGAGAGCTGGATGGTATTTTCTAAATCATACTACACTTACTATGATTCTTGGTCACCGTTGTATAATAACGAATGGACATATAACTTCTTGCATCCAAGAACTGTGGAGATGCTATACCGTATTCTATCTATGAAGACCCCTGTTATAGATGAGGACCTAGTTTTCAATTCTATAGAGCGTGTTACTATAGATGAGTCTGTATATCAAACCTTACAGAGTATGTTTAATTCTGATATGGATAATCGCAAAGTTGCTGCAGAAATGGTGTTCAATTGTAACTATGAGACCTCTATGTATTATATCTATAAACTTGTTAAGGAAGACTATTATCAAGTAGTAAATGCAATGGCTAATCCTAATGTTAATATTATGTCTAACAAGTGTGAATTTAATACTCTTAGATATACTAGTTATGCTGATGCTATAAAGATGTTTCTTAAGAAGGGTATGTTAACTGAGGAGATATATGATAATCTTATCTATGATATAATTGAAGAGCGGGTTAAAGATGCTATACCTGAGGATGTGAGGAAGTATGTAAATCTAACACCCTCCTGGACCAAGACTTACCAAGAGTTTATGGAGGAAAATAAACCTAAAGAGGAGCCTAAACCTGAGGCACCATTACCATTTTAATTATGATACAAGAACAACTAACACTTACTGTAAGTAATAATCAGTTAGAGCTTATACCTAGCCGCGTACTAGTAGATGGTAAAGGAAAATACCTACATTATCGCTGGCACGAGAATGAGTATCTAAAAGTATTCAAGCAGGCAACTGCTGATAAGAAACTAGATCTTACCAATGTAAAAACAATATACTTTGCACCTAAGTGCAGTATTCCTAGAGATAAGGCCAAGCCTTTCTTGGAGGAAAAGAAGATCAAGACTGTTAGAGATAGAGATACTGCAGATATTATTATTGCGAGTACAGATTCTATAGATGCAGGTCTAGATACAAAGCACCTATATTATGTAGAGACTTCTGATATAATTCCATTTGCTAATGGTTTTAAAATTGGTAGTAATGTGCATAATCTTACAGAGAGGTTAGCTACTTATACAGGTAAGCATGTCATTGTAGATAGAGGTGCTGTATCTGCATTTTATATAAGTAATTATACTAACCCCCTTAAAACTCTTTATGGTCATGTCATAAGTGGTAAATCATTTCAAAGTGGAGACTATCACGGTGAGTATATAACAACTGTTATAGATGACTTCTTACTTGATAGTTCAAATCTTAGTAATGTTTATTCACAAGAAGTATTCAACAATCTTATTGGTGACACAGTTATTGATAGAGGTGCCTTTGAATCTTTGAGAACTATGCTGACCAGTATGGATAAAGATAATCACTTAGTTGCTATGACCATTATGGCCGGTTGTAACTATGAGAAAAGCTTTGTTTATCTAGCATTACTCCTTGAGGAATTTGGTAGAAACGCTATCTATAACCACAAGTATAGAAACACTGTAGGCTTTAAGTCTTTGACTAACTGGCTTGGTTATAACAAGTACCGTTGGGATAAAGATGCTATCCTGGATGTATCTATAGAGAAGGAGTTGTTAACTCAAGAACTATTGGATACTGTTAAGGCTAGTGTATTAGATGGGTCTAGAACTTTTAGTGACAACTTTGAGGTTGTAGATATTAGATTAACTGCAGAGATGCAAGCTAAGGTAGATAAACTTTTAAATAAACAAGATGATAGATTTCCAAGCGGAGGAGAACTTCTACAAGAAGAAGTTTCACTTTAGTTATTCCGGGTTCAACAAGTTATTGTTTGCCCCGAGTGCGTTTTATAAACACTATATCCTGAACCAAAGAGAGGACAAGATGGAGCAGCACCTGATTGAAGGTAGCTTGCTTCACTGTCTTCTCCTAGAGGAGGATAAGTTTCATGAGAAGTATGTAGTGTCCCCGGTAAACTTGCCGGGTGACAGCATTAAGAATGTTGTTGATAAAGTTTTTGTAAGAGCTTTGGTAACTAACAATCTTCACTTATCTTTGGAGGAGTTAGAAGATGATATTCTGCAGATATTGCAAGATATTAATCTGTATCAGAGTCTCAAGACTGATGCACAAAGAGTTGAGAAAGTAATAACTGACGCAAGTATAAGTTACTACAACTTCTTAGCTACAAAGGGTGACAAAGCTGTTATAGACGAGGAAACCCTGAACAAAGTAAAAGGTTATGCTGAGATCGTAAGATCTAATGAGAAGATTACAAGCTTACTCAATATAGGGGGTCCCTTTAGTATGAGCGAGGTGCCCCTTGTAATGGACACAAAGTATGCCTTTGGTCTTAGAGGTTTTGTAGATAACGTTAACATCGATCATGACGCCAAAGTGATTTATATTAATGATCTCAAGACTAGTGGAAAACTGTTACAAGATTTCCCGGAGACTGTAGATTATTACAAGTACTGGTTACAAGCTGCAGTGTACTGTAGATTAGTAAGAGCTAACTATAGCTTAAGTAATTACCAGATTAAGTTTCATTTCATAGTGGTTGACAAGCTTACCCAGTGTTATGCATTTGAAGTTAGTCAAGTAACACTTAATAGCTGGATGGATAAGCTCGATGAGATAATGAAAATTGCAGACTATCATTATACAAATAGAAAATTTGACTTACCTTATGAGTATGAGGTAGGTAACGTAATCCTGTAAAAATATATGATCAAAACTCTCACAAAAGAATATATCCAAAAGTCTAGGATATTTCTTTATCCCCTACTAGAAATAAAGAGAGGCTCAGAAGCCACACCTTTAGAGAGTTACATTTCTTGGGACGGTAAGTTTGGACTAGATGATCAAAAGTTAATATGTGTATATAGTTTACGCGAGGACGAAGAGTTCAAGCGGTTTGAAAAAACTAATCTATTAGGGCACATGTTTTTTGATTCCTACTACGAATTAGAAAACAATAAGGGAGCGTATGTATTCAACATGAAAGAATATAAACATGACTTTAACTGTTTTATGACGGGTAAGTATTCTGAATTTATTAGTACTACAAGAGAAAAGATCATAAGCTTTTTTAAAAGCAAGCCAGGTAGTAAAGAAATCGTACTGAGTTATCTATATCCAGAAAGATTCTACGATAACTATGCGGACCTATTAGCAGTAAAGGCATCTGTATTGAAAGAGGTAGGGCAGTTATGTTCTAAACCAGATCTTGATAAAGAAACTTTACATGCAACAGTTAAAGAAGTTGAAATCTTTAATTTTATCTAGTATATTTGAAACTTAAAACCAAAGTATGAAAAACATGTTATTAATCCATTCCAATTGGAAGGAAGCAAAGACATTCAAAATGATGCCTGTAGCAGATAACTGCCCGTATCTTGAATGTATTTATGATGGGCAACTTAAAGTGTTGGCTATTATCAGTAAAAATAAAAAGGATACATTCCATATGTTACCGAAGATTGATCCGAATGGTGATCCAGAAATGCGTAAGACTCCGGGAAGAGATGGTAGTCCTTATAAGCAGGAGCGTCGTAGCCAAGAGACATACCAAGAGTATTATCTTGAGGACCTTCGTGATATTCAGGAGTTCGTTACGATGTTTGCTGTTAACCATTCTACATTTCCGATAGATACTTATTTTTCTGAGGAAACAAATGTGACGGATGCAAACGTTCCTACCGAATCTGCTGAATAATTTCAAGCAAATCGTAAATTAATGGGGGAGCAATCCCCCATTTTTATCCCTATGAATCACTGGGTAATGGACTATGAGACACTTATTAATTGTTTCGTAGCAGTATTTGAACATTATAAAACAGAGGAGACTAAGACATTCGTTGTACATAAACTTCGCAATGACTATGAAGAGCTTCTCAGATTTGTAAATCATAATGCTTATGATAATGAATGGCACATATCGTTTAATGGTTTAAACTTTGACTCTCAGATTACTGAATTCCTGATTAAGGAAGGCGCCGATCTTGTTGGTTTAGATCCTGAACGTATAGCGTATGCTTTATATCTTCAGGCTCAAGACGTAATTACCCGTGGTAATAACGACGAGTTTCCTAAGTATTCTGAAAGGGAGTTAAGTGTTCGTCAGATAGACGTTTATAAACTAAATCACTGGGATAACGCGGCAAAGAGATCTAGCTTGAAATGGATTCAGTATTCTATGGATTGGTATAACATCCAAGAGATGCCTATACACCATAGCACTATGATCTATAAGCAAGAAGAGCTTGATACTATAGTAACCTACTGTATTAATGACGTTAAGTCTACTAAGGCCATCCTTCTGTTAAGCAAAGAACAGATTGCTTTACGTAAGACATTGACTAATGAGTATGGTATTAACTTGTATAGTGCATCTGAGCCAAGGATATCCAAGGAATTGTTTCTGTACTTCTTAAGTAAGAAGACCGGGATAAAAAAGTATGATCTAAAACAATTGAGAACGAATCGTGCAGAGATAATTGTTGGTGATATCATACTACCGTATGTTAAGTTTAAACGTAAAGAGTTTAACAATATATTTGAGAAGTTTAAATCCTTGGTTATAGATACTAAGGAGACTAAAGGCGGATTCAAATACTCTGTTACACATAAAGGCGTTAAGACAGACTATGGTCTCGGCGGATTGCATGGTGCTACTAAGTCTGGTATCTATGAGGCTAAGGATGGTATGATTATAATGACGTCTGACGTTACTAGTTTCTATCCTAACCTAGCTATCAGAAATAAGTGGTCGCCTGCACATATCCCGCAGAAAGAATTCTGTGAGCAGTATGAATGGTTCTTTGATGAACGTAAGAAGATTCCTAAGAAGGATCCAAAGAACTATGTATATAAAATTATTCTTAACAGTACTTATGGTTTAAGTAATGACGAGAATAGTTTCTTGTATGATCCAGAGTTTACCATGCGCATTACTATAAACGGTCAGTTAAGTTTGACTATGTTATATGAGATGCTATCTGATGGAATCCCCGGAAGCATACCGCTTATGCAAAATACAGATGGTCTTGAGATGATGATTCCAGCAAGTTATAAAGACAAGTATCTGGAAATTTGTAGTAAGTGGGAAGAGATAACAAACCTACAGTTAGAGCATGATCAGTATCAGAAGATAATTCTAGCTGACGTTAATAACTATATTGCTGTTCATTCTGCCAAGGAGATTACAAAAGAAGAATCGGATGCTCTGAAGAAGAAGAATCCACATCATGTGTTTAAGGAGATAGGGGGTAAGTATTTGTACTCTCCTGTTAAGTGTAAAGGCAGATTCGAATTTAATGATCTAGCGTTACATAAGAATAAGAGCTTCCTAATTATACCTAAAGCTATATATAATTACTTTGTGCATGACGTATTACCAGAAAAGACTATGATTGCAAATAGAAACATACTGGATTATTGTGCAGGTATTAAAGCAAAAGGCGATTGGAAGTTTGTTAAGACATGTTTCGAGAAAGGTAAACGTACAGATGAAATTCTACAGAAGATCGTAAGGTATTATATATCTGAGAAGGGATGTAAGATAATCAAACGTAACATAGCCGACGCTAGAGAGATTCAAGTAGAATCCGGTAAGTGGATGCAAACCGTGATGGATGAATATCAAGAAAAGAAATGGTCTGACTATAACGTTAATGAAGATTACTATCTAGAGAAAATCTATAAAGAAATCGAGAACGTTAATAAGAACAAAGAGAAATCACAATTAAGTTTATTCTAATGAGTAAAAGAATTCCTACTGGTATAACCAGAGAATATTTAGAGAATGTAGCCCTGCCTAACCACGGTGGGCGCTATACTCCTATCAGCCACAAGTCTATTATAGATAAAGTTCATGAAGAACTTGCTACTCGTGGCTTTAATGTAGAATCAGAATTATACCGTGCAAGTATTGGCGGTAATGTTGCAAATGGAATCTATATCCTAGATCAGGGTACAGATCCAGATATGAAGATGATGTTTATATGGGGTAACTCGTATGACAAATCTATGAGGTTTAAATGTGGAGTTGGGGTTTACATTCCGAAGACTGGTAACTATATCTTTGCAGGTGACTTATCTAGTTATGCTAGAAAGCATACGGGTAAAGCAGATGAAGAAGCTATTAGTATGATTCAGACACAACTAAATATGGCTAATGCTCACTATGCTGACTTACTTGCATCAAGAGATATACTTATTAATCAGACTGCTAGCTTGCATACCTATTCACAATTGGTAGGCCAGATGTTTATTGATAAGCAATGTCTTAATAAGGAACAAGTATCTTCGGTAAGAGATAGTCTTATAGGTAAAGTTGTCCTATTCGATAACATTGATCATACTAATGCATGGAATTTCTATAACTGTGTAGCTACTGCATTACGTATGTCGCATCCTAAGAACTGGTTCGAGGATCAATCAGAATGCCACAAAGTTATTAACAAATACTTTGCGTTAACTACTTTAACACAAATGGATTGCCCTATGGATACTCCTATGGAGTATGGAATTGTACAAGATTCTGTACAAGAACCTACTAATCAGTTAAGTTTACTAGATGTAATCGATGAGGTTGAACGAAAAGAAGAAGAATTGAAAGATTACAATATCTCTGAAAATGTAGATAGCGTTACTCTAGATTTAATCTATGAGGAAGGCGAGCCGGAGAATGTTGAGGAAATTGTTAGTGAAAATAAAGAAGAAGAATTGGAACATGAAGAAGAATTCTTTAACTTTGGTGTCACTGAATTACCAACATTCCAACTACCGGATCTATGACAAGAGAAGAGTTTACAAAGAAAGTAGAAAAGCGTATTGATCTAATACGCCAGACATTGCTTACTAAACATAAAGAGTACGCTAAAGACGATAATGTATTCAGAAACTTTGATGAAGCTGCGGGGGGACTATCCCTCCACGGCTCATCTTCTGAAGTATTATGGAGCTACATGACTAAGCATCTTGTATCTATTAAAGACATAGTAGCTAACGGTAAGCCTGCTGAGGCAGAGGTAGTATCTGAAAAGATTGGAGATGTAATTAACTATCTAATCCTACTAGAGGCTATGCTGAATGAGCAAGGGTACAAGCACTGTAAACTTAAAGAAGCATATGATAAGCATAAGCTTTATAATAAAACTGATATAGATAGATTGTCTATGTGGACTAGTGACTATACTAAGAATACGGATATGTTAGGTCTCGTTAAGATGGCAAACAATAATCCTTTTAGTAAGGGTAGTGACCACGATGTAGATAAGGTTAGGTATCATAATAAGCCCGGCGAAGAACGCGGCTATTAATTGTAAATTATTGTAGATGAAAAACTATATAGAGATGGTGGCCGAGTTCCACCACGTATTTGATCAGAAAGATGCTAAGAAACCAACTGTTGGATCCGTTAAGCAAGGCGAGCTACGCTATTCGTTACAAGCTGAAGAAAATTCAGAATACCTTGAAGCGATACGTGCTAATGATCTTGTAGGTATCGCGGATGCTCTTGGTGACCAGCTCTACATTCTATTCGGGACTGTGCTTAAGCATGGTCTCCAAGATAAAATCGAGGATGTCTTTAAAGAAATCCAACGATCGAATATGAGTAAACTAGGTGCCGATGGCAAACCTATTTACCGGGAAGATGGAAAGATCTTAAAAGGGCCTGCATATTTCAGACCCGATATCAAGAAGATCTTAGATCAACCCTGACCTCTATAACTTTTCTTATACAACTTGCTAGTCTTTAATCGACTAGTTTTAGTTTTTGCTATTACCCCTGGGCGGCTAACCTTAGCTCGCTTAGGGGCATTGCTTTTTATAGTTGCTACTTTAGCCATTACTTTTTCTTTTTAATCATCCCACCTCTCTTTAACGGAGTAAGAGCTGAACCTGCAGGCTTATTCTTAGGGTTGGTCTTCTCTTTTTCTTTTTTATTCCAGTCCTCTTGAGATTTTTTTATTTCAGCAGCACTAGGTTTTGGACCTCTATAAACTCCAGTTCTTAAAGGGTTGTTTCCAGTCGGAGGAGTATTCGAAGTAGTCGGGTTAGCTCTTTGAGGAGCAGCTACAGAGTTAGGATCAGATGTTACTCCTTTTCCAAACTTTGCCTTTTTTAAAATTTTCTTTGCCATTACTTTTTAATTTTACCTAATTTTGCTTTTTCCATTCTGTCTACTTGGTCAAGAGCTGTGATTGGTCTTGTGATAGTTCCTCCTGCTTTTTTACTAGGAGTTGTCATTGAATCTAACAGTCTTAATCTTTTCTCGTTATTAAATTTTTCTTCTAATTTTGATGGACCACTATTCATCACAGACTTTATAAATTTTTGTCTGTTTGCAGCATCTGTAGAATCGGATGTAGCTTTACTTGAAGCATACATTTCATCCATGCTAAGCTGTTTAACAGCAGGAGCTCTAACTTTTTCTAGAGCTGCTTGATTAGCCATGTTCATATTAGCTTGCTGAGAAGCAGTAATAGCGGACGTAGAATTCTTTTCGGGTCTTTTCTTCTTTGCCATTATTTCTTCTTTTTAGTTTGTCCACCTTTTTTCATAACAGAGGTCCCTTTTATCCTATCTTTTATAATCTCTTTATCAATTAATCGCATTTTTCTATCGTCAAGTCTATTTACCTTATCATTAAGTCTATTCACTCTATTTTGATTTGGAGAACTTGATCGAGTCTCATCCATCATTCTTTGCCACGTATTGTCAGTGCGCTTATCTAAGATATTAATTCTTTTTCTTCTGATGCTATCAGTACTTGTGCCCATTTCGGCTTTTGCTAATTTCTTTGCCATTGTTTTATATTTTTAAGTTAAGATCCACAGTATAAACAGCCGTCATCTGCGTCCTCGCTTTTGCCGGCTAATATATTTTTGCATTCAGCATCCACTTGTTCATCTGACCATTGAGGATGAAATGCTTTTACTTGAGCTCTAAGAAATTGGTAATCGTTATTCATTAACGTTTTTTACTTTTTATTGTACCACCTTTCTTACTAGGGGCTAGCAGAGTTGGCAATTTATTTTTGTGATTTTTTTGATAAAGCTCGTTCATTTTTTTTTGATGATCCAGTTTGAGTTTTTCATTTAATTTTTGCTGTTGCTCCTCTCTAAACTTGGTCTGGTCGGCCGCTTTTTTTTTCTCTGCAGCTTGTCTTACAGCAAAAGGTGTTTTATCTGGAGGTGTCGAATTAGCACCACCACCGTTATATTTCTTAATTGTTTTTTTTGCCATGTCTTTATGTTATTATTTCTTACCCATTTTCTTTATAGACATCTTAGGTTTAGCGTTGGTCTTTACCATTCCGCCGTGTTTAAAATTTCCGCTTTGCTTTCTTGTTATAGCGGACATTGACATAGTTTTCTTATCTTGAGCCATTGTATTATGTATTAGTTAGTTACTATAAGTAAAGTTAACAAAAAAACCGATACTCCTCCAAATATCCAGTTATTTCTTTTTGCAATTCCTAGATATTTTTGTGAAGTATGCAGGGAATCTCGAGTTTCTACCAAGTACGACTGTAAATCTGCATTGTGATCAAGGCAATTTGTTGTTCTCTGGTTCGCGTCAGTAAGGAAACCGCTGATCTTTTTAATCTCAAGTTCTTTATCATTAATACGGAGCTCGTAGGTTTTAATGATTTCGTCTTTTCTTCCAATGCTTTTCTGCAGGTAGTCATAGTCCACAATAGATTTAAGCAAGATCTCCTCTTGTTTATCTGTGAAGAAGATACCTTTGGTATCATTGTACTTAATTCTTTGGGGAGTAAGCTGCCCATATACGGTCCCGCTGCTCATCATTTGCATTAGGGATAATAGCAATAAGAATATCCCGATCACCTTTATCTTTGTCATCTTTTTTGTTTATAGTGTTTATACTGTTAACTCGTTGAATATCAACAATATCCAAGCTGTCTTGGAGAATCTTTAGCTTTAAAGAATCTACTAAGATACTATCTCTTACATCATCAGCATAAGCTTGACGCTTAAGCTCCTCTATGTTAAGATCCTTTACCTTGTTCTTATATTGTAATATTGCGATAAAGATTACAATTGCTACAAGAGCTACTACTACAGCTATGTCTTTATACAGTTTCTTCAGTTGGCGTGTTGTCATAGTTGATCTCAGGTTGTGGCTCAGGAGCCGGTTGTACTGGAGCTGGTACCTCTTTCCTTTTATCAAAAATCTTTTCAATAACCGTTAAGCCTAGTCCTCCACCTGCTATTAGACATAGAGCGTCAAACATAAACTCCGGGGTGATATGATCATCATTACGGAAAGTAGCAACGTATGCTAAGATAATGATGTTGAATAATGTAAATGCAGATAAGACTCTCTTACTTGAAAGAGAAGACTTATTGCTAAATAGGTCATAGAAAAACTTTTTCATACTTGTGCTTTTTCTGACTTCTGTGTACCAAAGTAGTACGAGAAGATCATTAGGGTTAGTGTTTTTATTAAGTCAAATAACTCTTGGTTCTGGTGGTCACTCAGCAATGGCATTCCAAATGCTACTACCTTATCTACTATGAATACTCCTACCAAAGATGCAAAGATTAATAAGATAAACCTTACTAATATGTCTTTGGTATCAGCTTTAAATAGTCTATTGATGTAGTAAACAAATAATGATATAAAGGCCATACCAAATATGACCCCAAATACCATTGTATTACCGTGAGTAAACATTAGAATTCTCTAAGTAAAGTGTAAGTAAATGCACTTTTAGCTGAATTTTCACAAGCTGCAATCAATGTAGCAAATTGTTTAGGATCATTAAGTACTTGACATCCTGCTGACCACTTATCTATAATACTAGAAATAGCTGATGGATTAGCACGGTGTATGTTAATACCAAATAAACCGGTATCTTCCTTGCCTTGCTCTTCTGCAGTATCATCTTTGTCACCATCGCGGTATACAGTTACAGGTTTACGCTGTACTAATGCTTTATACTTACCTTGGTGTAATCCTAATTGATAAGCATCAACATATTGTCCTGGCTTTAATACTGCTGTACCTTTTGGGTTCATCAGGTTTTTTAACCAGTGTGTACCAGGATTAGTTGTACCAGAGAATATCTGTTGCATTGGACCATTGATCAAGTAGATAGTGTCATCAAACTTGTTCTTCTCATTTGCTTTAGACCTTACTCCTACAATATGTAGGGTTGGCCATTGGTAACCTAGTTCAGCAAATTTTGCTTCTAGTTCTTTGTAGCTGTATTGTTTCATATATATAATATAATAAAATTATCTGAAGTTTGTTGCCTTAACCATATTAGTAACTCCCATATCAGGTGATAAAGTTTTACCGCTTAGACCCACTGATCTAAAAAAGTATGTTAATACCTTAGATCCATCTTCCTGCATCCAATCGTACGGTCCTTCTCTCTGATCAAAGTAAGCTTTAGAGTCATCTGTTCCAAATAGATAATGCGAAGCATGCGTTCCTAGTCCCGCTATAATCTTTTTATAGTTATCCCAAGTATTAGTCATTGATACTGACTCCATACTTAGCATGTCTATATAGTTATCTGCACCGTATCCCGGTATTGGTAACCATTGCATCGACTCGTTCTTTAACTGCATTGTCATATATAAGGAATGGTTAGTAAACCAACCTCCTAGATTAAATGGTTTTTCTTTATCGCTTACTCCTAAGAAGGGTAATGGTCCTGACCTAGCGCGAAGCTTAGCAAATTTATTTTTATCATCGTAATCAAATCCAAATAGCATTGAGATAGCCATCGTCATAGCGATTACTGTTGCTACGTCCATAATAGTTTTAAGCATTGCTGATTTCTCAGTGTCGGATAAGAACTGGGTATATTCTCCTCTGGTCTTTATCATACGCCCTACAGCTCTGATTGCTTCTAAGTGAAATCCCATTGCTGTATCTCCTACTGCGGCATCAAATCTATATCTAGGATCTCTTATAGATCCACGGAACTGCCATCTGTTTAAGAACATGCGTAGGAACCAACGCTTAAATGCAATAGCAAATCGGAAGGCTACATATCTATCGGCTTCAGCATAGTCAAACTTAGCGAAGGAACCAGCAAGATTATTTACTACACCCTGAACTCTATTCTTGAATGTTTTAAATTTAATTCCGCCTATGCCCCACTCTGGATCCACTCCTTCTTTAAGTTGGATCTGGCCATCTACTGTTTCCCATGCATCGATATAAGCTATTCTTATTTTTTTACCATCGACTGTTCTCTCTACAGATTTTTCATGGTTCATCATGGCGCCGAAGATAGATAGAGTTGAATTCAATTCTGTCCATTTACGGAAACTTGTCATCCAGCTTAATCCTCCTAAGGCATCCTTAGTTAAAGATCTTGATCCATGCTCTACAAACTTGTCTTGGAATCTTCCTTGATAAGCGTCAAAGATCTCAACTAACTGAGTATCATGGGACTTAGGTCCAAACTTATAGAGCTCTAAACTTATTTCCCAGCTTACTTTATTTGACCAGGCTACACCTTTGGCATAGTTAACGTTGTTAAAGTATTTACCTCCGGCAGCTTCAATCATAGATTGGATGCGTAAACCAAAAGAGTTCTTTAAAGCTGATGGTATATCCATAGCAAAGTATCCGAAAGCTGATGCTCTCATGATATTGTCCGCCATTTTATGAATCCATACGTTATCACTATCCTGTCCAATAACTCCTTTATTAAGTCTACCTTCAAACTCCCTTTCGACAAAGTTATCAATAGCTTTTCCCCTTACCGATTTTTCTCCTTTTCCCACTAGCTTAGTACCTTTCTCCCACATGTTGCTGATGCTATAATTCTCAAGCATCGATTTATTTAAACCCTTTACTTGTCTTACTACATTCGCATCATCTGAGAGTACGCTTTGTAATGCTCTAGCCATAGGATTCATTTCTATAAGGGCTCTTTGCTTTTCAGCAGAGATCATATAGCGTAGCATACCGTTAGTTAGGTCAAGAGATACTTCCTTCTCATCTAAATTTGATAAACCTGTAATAGGTATTCCAGCAAATTGATCATCAAACAAATCTCCTTTGAGCATTTCTTGCTGATTGTTAAACGAATAACCTCTATCATAGTCATCCGCTGATCCGGCGAATAATGCTTTAGTACGTTTCCACCATGAGCTAATCGGGTTTTCCATTTTACCCTCTACAGTAAACATGTTAAGCTTAGCTTCATAACCGCTACGCATAAATCTAGGGATGTCTAAGAATAGCTTTGATGGATCAGGGTTACCTTCTTGGAATTCTAAATGCCATTTCATTAAAGCAACTAATGCTCTATGTAATGGTTTATTATTTTTTGCTACATCAAAATACTTTTCGTTAACAAATCTCTTGTCCTCTGTATCAAGTTTTGGTAACCAGTTACCCTTATTATCCATATTAGCTAGAGTAGGGTCTCCCTTCTCTAATGCTTCTAACATGGTTACAGGTGTGGTAATATAATCATCCTTAACTATACGGTCATAATAATTCATGTTAGGTACAGAAGGAATAGTTTCAAGAACGCCGTCAGAGTTTGTAAACTCGTGGGTCTCTAGATATTCTGCAGTACGAGGCCTAGTTACGCTCCATGCCTTTACTCTTTCTACCTTAATATATTCATTGCCTTCTTTATCGACGGCCTTTTTCATGATATGGTTTTCTTTAAACCAATCAGCAAATTCTGTGTTCTCTTCCTCTAAGAAATTTAAAAATTCTTCAGTAAGAATTTCATTAGCATTTGTTTTAGTTATGCTTTTGAATTTAAACTTCTCCATCATCTTATCCATATCTACAAGACTCATATAGTTATTGATAATATCTAGGTAGTAGTCAGTAGGTAAAGATTGTTGAAGCTCTGCTAGGTCATCGTATAATTCATACAACCTAGTTTTATCTCCCGCTGATAATCCAAATTTAGTTTTCTTAACTATAAGATCATTAGCTCTAAGTCTTTCTTCAGGAGTTATCTCTTCATCATTCTTAAGCTTAGCAAAGAAAGAACTAAGTTCTTCATGCTCCATTGAAGTTAAACCAGAAGCTTTTGCAATGTTCTGTTTAATAATTTCAATAAGAGCCTGAGTCTTTTTAATTTCATTTACGTTCTTAACATCCATCGCTGTAGCCTCAGGCTGCATGTCATCATCACGATATGGGCTCATCAATTGATTTAGCTTCTCATATTGTTGAGCTAAGTCAAGTTCTATATCGGGATCTTTAGGAAGTTTTCCTAATAAAGTTTTTATCTCATCAAGGATTTCTTTTTGTTTTGCATAGAACGTATCCTTGATTTTAATTCTAGTATTTTCGTTAAGCCACTTCTCTCTTAATTTTATAAAAGGAAACGTACCACGATCATATCCTTTTTCAATAAGGAACTCTTCGTGAGCTGCTAAAGAGTTTGTAAATAGATCCGGCAATAACTCCTCTCTATATAGTTCTCGTGAAATATTTCTAAACTCTCTAAGTCTTTCTGCTATAGCTTTACCCTCTGCATCTTTAGGTTGACCAGTTGTTGTATAGTTAGAATGTAACTGACGATACTCTCTCCATAAACCTTGTAGTTCCTCCCCAGCATCTAATCGCTCAGGGGTAGTAGAAACTCCCATACCTGTAGTAAGATTTTGAATCTTAGCTAAGACTTCATTTCTAGCTGATTCAGCTTTTGATCCAATCTCATCATCCGGCCCTTTACGGAATACCTCATACCGAGCGTAGTATTCTTTAGTATAAGGGTTGTGAAAGTATTCTCTTTCAAACTTCTGAAGATCTTGCTTTAATTTTAAAACTTCTGTAGTATCTCCAGATGCAATGGCTGCGACTTCGGCCGCACGGATGCTATCTCGCATTCTGTCTATATCAGCACGATACTCTTTAAACGGATTTAATAAAGTATGTACTTGACGATTTTCAAATATACCAGTCTTAGGATCTTTAGATCCCTTATTATCTAGGAATGTTACCAGTTTTCCGAACGCTGCAGGGTTAGATTGATTATAACCTGCTGCCTCAAGTAGGGGTTTGACATTACTTAAGAAAGCATTACCTTTATTTTGTGCAGATGTAAATACATCCGTCATACGATTTTTTACGTAGGTAGCAAAACCAAATACCACAGGGTCTTGGTTATATATAAATCCTTCCAAGAAAGAGTTTAAAGCATGTGCATCTCCTAGACGACCTGTCATTAAGTACTCTATCTTTTCATCTGTAAGATATGCTCCTTCTTTATAGCTGATATCTTTAAGTCTGTTATAGAGATCATCCTCTACAGCTCCTAATTTTTCACCGGCTTCTACTCTTCCCTTTAATGCTAGGAATTGTCTTAGAGGATCTCCCGCTAATCCCCAATAATCTTTTTGGCGCATCTCAATTATATCCTGAGACGCCCCTCTTTTTTTCAAGTCTTCCATGATGTCACTGAATCTTTGATCGATTCTTTCCCTCATTGGTCCGATAGTCTCTTTAATAACTTCTGATGTACCGGCTAGATAAATCTTGTTCGTATTGTTACGAGCAGTTTGTATCTCAGTATTGATAGAACCGATTAATTCAAATACAGGATTACCTGTCTCAACCTCTCCATTAGCAACTCCATCGTCCAATTTCTTTTGGAAGTCTCCTAGGAAATTGTCCCAGTAGTTAATGATATTATTATAATAGAATACAGTTGCTACATTGTCTTTAGAGTTCGGGTCTTTAACTAGGGTAACCAAGTTATTATTAAGACGACGGATCATATACTTTGTACGCAGTAAGCTATTAATAAAAGCCTCTGTATGTTTTCTAGCAAACTCCATATCCTTAGCCAGCTTTCCCATCTCACTAGTTAATTCTTGAGAGATGTCTTGGTAAGGTGCTAGGTTTTTATATATCTCTTGTAAGTCAGGGCGTTGGAAAGAATCTTTAAGGACCTCTTTCATTCCTGCATAATCTTTATTCTTTTCAAGAAGTCTTATTTGTTTTTTGATCATCTCAAAGAAAAGGTTTGTACTTTTCTGAAGATCGTTTTCTGAAAAAGACTTCATTGCTTTTACGTAGTCATTTACCTCAGTAAGGTATGCTGCTACGTCTTCTGATGTTACCCCTTCCAGGTTAATATCAAACTGTTCTACTACTAACATGTCAGCGAGTTCGCTAAGTGTGGTATCAGCTTTAAGGTTTTCTACCTTTAACTTTTCTTTAGTAGTACCAAATATCTTTCTGATTAATTGCTTTAATGCAAATAATAGATTGTTAATAAACTTATTAAATGCCGAGTCTTGTTTATCTACAGCTCCTTGTGTTAAAGCAATTACCAAAGCTTCTTCAAGAATAACATTGTCATTCTCATCTAGTGTAGGGTAAGCGGCTCTAGCAGTCTGAACTATATTAGCTCCTTGAGGAGTAGACATAAGTTCTTCTACCAACTTCTTGAAGAGAGCAGGGTTACTCATTTGTATAGCCCTAACAAGAGGGTGTGCAAATTCATGTAAGACAGTCTTCTCTGTCATCAATTCTGGTACAAGATAAACTTTTCCAGCAAAGAAAAATCCAGGCTGACCTGACCAAACGTTTACATTCTTAGTTATTTCTTGAGCCTCCTGTGCTGATACAAATACAGCGGGTACCCCTAAGTTAGAGCTTAACTGCATAGCCAATAAACTAGCAGTACTCTTTGCCTTAAGCGTTGCTTGTGATTTAGTATCAAGCTTAATAGGATCTTTCATTACCCGGTATTCTGGAAACGCATTCATTACATCTTCGAAACCTGATAAAGCGTCGGTCATAACTACTTGTCGTCCCTCATCATTCCATACATTTAGACGATCCATTAACTCCTTAAACTCTTCCTCTGTCGGAACTACGGGCTCCTGCCCCATAGGCAAGTCTTGATTCTTAATCATGAAAGCACGTAGAACTTCTGTAGAAGCGTTGATACCTAAGCCAATACTTTTAGCGTAGTCTGTTAATGAATTTAAGGAATTTGGTAAAGGGCAGGCGCTCATTTTAACATTTTTTATTTTGTTCGATTACATCGTCATCACTAATCGGTTGTTCTTTTTGTACAACTTTACGTCCTTCTGAGAACTGTAAGTAATGAGGATTGACATAGCCAAAGTTACGGAATAATTGTTCTGAAAGATATAGGAATGTTTGTTTAGCAACAGGAGCAAACTTAGGATTTTTAGCAAGAGGTGTATTCTCTGTGTATCCCAGCATGTACTGACCATAGCCATATTGATCGAATACTATAAATCTATTTGGCTTAGCCATTTGATTTTTAATATTAGCAATTGCCTGATCAATTATTACTTTGTTTTCAGCAAGTGTATCATCAGTAAGCGCATCAACTAAATTTATTTTATCGCTACCTACTTTAGTAGGCCTTGTTCCTTTCTTAGTTGGTAATCCTACGGCATTAGTACCTAGACCTCTCCATACAGTATTGGTCCCGGCTGTTCCGCCTTCACCAGTTGTTGTCTCATTGTATAGAACTAAAGCATTCGGGTAGTCTGTTTTAAAAGATGCCATAGTCTCGTCAGTAAGAACACCCGTCATAGGTTGTGATATTCCATCCTTCTTCTCTAATGCATATTTAAAGGTTCTGATACCAGTTCTTGGATCTTCCACAAGAGTTACTTGAGAAAGAGTTGTGATATCATCCGCTGTTCTAACCTCTGATTTAACAGGCATTTGTTTTCCAAACTCCATATTCCAATCTAGTTCTGGAGCAACTCCTTCTGCAGCACCGGAAAGTACATAGGCAACATTAGTCGCTCTAGATAGTGCAACATATTTCATCTGGTTTCTTTCCTCGATGTCCTGAGATTTGCTTATAGAACCAAGATCAACAAAGATGTTGGTATAGGTAGCTCCTTGAGACTTATGAATGGTATGAGAATACCCATAGTCCAAAGTCTTTTTAATTACTGTTCTACCTTGATGTTTAATCGCACGGTCTGTTCCGAATGATTCTTTAAAGGCATAGTAGTATCTCCAAAGACTATTCTCAACCTTAGCTAAAGACGCAAGTTTTTGTGCTTGCTCCCCTAGGTTGTCATACAGAGAGTCTTCATTGTTTCTACTTAACATAAATACTTCTACAGGTTTAGCTCTCTTGTCAGAAATATCTTGGATTACAAGTTTGTATCCTGATCCTGAGTATGGCTGTAGTCCTGCGGCTTCTACAACATTTTTTGCAATAGGCTGATCCTCAACGTATTCTGCAGAAAGTACTACATAGTCTACTGAGTTATTAATATCATACTCGCCGTTTTTATTTTTTTTGTAGTTATCGTAACCCATCAAAATTTCTCCAGGTACATACTCTTCAGTATAGCCTAATCCTTGACGTACTGCATTGTTATATTGCGGAACTCTTTCGTTAAGATAAGTAATAACTCTAGTGAAGTTTCTATTAGCTTTAAAGTTATCCGATCTAAAAGCATTAACAGCTGACTGTATAAATGATTTACCGCTGTCGTTAAATACGATACCTTCATTACCATTAAGCGCTGTTCTGTGAGCGAACGCATCCTTAGTAGCATGTAGATTACCTCTAAGCGCATCTAAGATTGGGCCTAACGGATTACCAGTTGCTTGTCTTTCGACCTGAGTCAATTCAGATTTATTAGAAACCTCTCGGAATACTGGGGAATTTTCTTTTAATGTTACTTCATCAGAAGTTGAATTTGGTGCGACAGGTTTAATCTGTGCAGGGTCTCCTACAAAGATTACTTGTTGACCATCCTTCTCGGCCTTGTCTTTTATAAACTCGAATAGATCAGGGCCTATAAAAGATGACTCATCTATAATAATAACATCTGCTGGTATAACGGGCTTCTCTTTAGCAGGAGACATGTTTAATGTATCCAAGTCTACTCTTGCTGGGTCGATGTTAGGAGCTAAAGATAAAACCGTATGAATAGTTTTAGTTTTTCTACCTACCGCCTGGGCTAGTACTCCTTTTGCTTTATGTGTAGTAGCAGTAATATCTACGCTCTTACCAGCTTTATTTAAATAGTCTAATAAGATTTTAGTGATACTTGTTTTACCAGTACCCGCATAACCCATAAGAGTATACATGTTGTCCTCAATCGCTGAGTTCTCGTCAAAACCTTTACCTATAAATTCAGCAATATTATTAAGGGCTTCTACCTGTTGAGAGTTAGGTTGGAAACTAATACCAAGAGTATCTAGGTTAATTGGTATTCCTCCTACTTCTATAGTTCTTGAAACACCTTCTTGATCTACGTCAACCTTTTCTGTTTCAACAGCAATCTGAGCTATAGGATCAAGATTAATAATTCTATTTTTTCCTTCTCCTAATACAAGAGCATCTTTAGAAACATCCTCAGTATAGTTTTTAACCTTCTTGCTTAGAAAGTTATCCTTAGAATACTGATCAGTAAACAAACCGGTGTAACTAGTAACTATAGCTTGTTGCTCAGGGACTGACTTGTTTATAAAATCGTTATAAGGTTTTTCTAATAACAAGGTTGTCATCTCTGTAGGCAATGCTCTTACCATACTATAAGTAGTCTTAAGATCTGTACCGGTTTGTATCATTGAGAACAATGCAAATCTTTGGAAGATCTTTGAGATGTTTTCGTTATCGGTAGGGTCACTTACTTTAGATACACTTGGGTTAGCAAGGTCTTGTAAGTTATTATGATAAACGTTTAGATCGTCAGATGTAAGTAAGGTATTAGCGAACTTTACATTTGTAATTGTAGTTGTACCATAGGGTTTTGTAAATGCTTCTAGGTTTGAAAGTATCGGGTATGTTGTAAACAATTCTGGATACTTAGCCTTGATACCTAATACTTGTCTACCGTAAGCACGTTCCCCATAGAACATATGACCGTGGTAGTTCAAGTTATCTAAAGCCCTGTCGCGTAACACAGCCTCGTATGCTTTTTGATTACGATACGGTTCTGATTCGTCTACGTTAAAAGATTTAAAGTACTTATTAAATTCTTCAGTAGCTTTAATAGCGTCTTCAGAATTCTCGGCGTAAGACCTAAGAGTTTCTCTCTCGAATAAAAACTTAGTAAATAACTTAAGGCCTGTCTTCTCATCGTAAAAATCGAATACAGTTTGATCTACTGGGGCAGATGTTTCCCATTGCAAGGGATTACTATATGCACCAGATTCAAATAAGTTTTTAATCGTAGCATAATCTGCATAAATCTTATCGCCTTTAATAGCTACTCCTGATGTAAGACTTGTTACTTCTCTTACATCTCTGCTTACATCCTTACCTTGGTAAGTAGTAGGGTTAGTGCTAAAGTTATAGTAGTCTTGTTGGAACAAGAAGCTCATCAAGTCATTTCTGAAAGTTCTTTGGAATGTTTCATCATCCTGACCAGTCTTCTTCTTGATACCCATAATTGGTACAAGACCATCTTTCTGTTTAGCGTATACGTAATTTAGAGTTGCGTTCATAGCCTGACTATCGCGCAGTGGGAATAGTCGGTTATACTGTTCAATAATAAAATCTTGAATCTTAAATGCACTAATAGGTGATTCATCAGCAATCTTTCTAATTGACTCTCTGCTAATACCATTACTAACTGTCTCCATTTTTTCTAACTTCATGCGAGCATCCCATAAGGTACTTGTCTTATCGTTATCAAATTTAAGAGCCTGTGTAAGTTGTGTAACCTGTCCTGCCATTTCTTGGATCTCAACAAAGTGTGCAAATACAGCTTTGTCTGCTTCAGTATATCCTGCAAGTCTAGATGCTTTCATGTTAGTCTCTAGATTATTCTCATCAAATAAACTAGGTTGCGAAGCGTACTCTCTTAGTAAGTTAAATACTTTAGACTTGTCATAACGACCCTTATCGTTTAGATACTCGCCCGGAGTTGCTGTAAAATCTCCAGACTCAAATAAGATAGTATTACGCGCTTCAATTCTGTAGAACATACCTACATCTTTATATCCTACTGGGACCGCAAACTGACTCTTAAGTTTTCTTTGAAGTTCAATATAGTCTCGGATAATAGGCTGTGATACAAAGTACACAGCTTGCTTAACTGGTACGCCTGCCTGAATCATAAATAACAATGAAGGTATAACCTCCTTGTTACCTTGGATGTCAAAGATCCATGCGTCTTTAGCAACGTCTACTGCTCCATTAATCATTTGGTTAATGATATCAGCAACACGATTACTTAAGTCAGCAGAGTAAGCAGACGATAAAGATATCTTGTTATCTATCTCATTATGAGGCAAGTATAGTTCTTGAGTCATAAATACGGGCTGACCTTTTCCGTCAGTCGTAAGAATTCTAGTAGTATCCATTACAAGACCTGTTCTTGCAAACAAGGTATTGAATGTATTATTAACTGCAATGATACCAAGTACTGCTTTACCTACGCTATTAGCCTGATGCTTGTACAAGTTTCGGCCTAATTCAAATATTTCAGTAGGAGACTTCTTAGATCCCGGCGCTTCTCCGCGGATCTGTTCTGCCATTGTATTAGCAATAGGCTTAAGAATGTCTGTACCGTTAGGAGTAATAAGGTTGATAAAGTTTTCAGGCATAGATAAGATATCTACGCTGTCTGCTATTAATGCATTCTCTATACCCTTAACGTTGTCTCCTTTGGCTAAAGAAACAATAGTTTGTTCTGTACCAAAGTTCTCAATAAAATCATAGATAGTTTGTTCGTCCTCACTAAGAGGGTTCTCAAACTCCATCATCTTAAAGATATTTTTTATTTCATCTCTAGTTACTTTTCGTCCCATCTCTTCAGATAGAGACTCAAGTGTTGAATCAGATACTGTTTTTACTACAGCCTTAATGTTAGGCATCATAGTAAACATCTTATCGATGTCAAAGTCACCACCTGATTTAGCTACAATCTCTGCTGGAAGAATTACAATGTTGCCAGATTCCTCTGGTAAGAATTCAAATACCTCCATGAACTCCATAGAGTTAAGACCCTGTACTGGAATACGTGCGGCTACCATAGTAACCATTGCTCTGTTATCTCCATCGCTTAACCAAGACTCCTGTTTGATTAAAGTATTAAGCGCTTTCAATGGTGTAGTACCATCTTGCTGAGCTTTCTTTAATACGTCATCTCTCTTAAGTAAGTTTTTAAAACTTCCCTGTAAAGAGATTTTAACTTTTATTGCTTTGGTACCGATAACATTTTTGTTCTCATCGAGTATCTCTTCGTAGAACGTTAGACCATTTGTACCGTACTGTTTAATTTCTTTTTCAGTAGCATTACGCATGTTCTTATTAGCATCTTCAAATCCTACTCCAGATACCTGTACTAACGCCTCACCATTAATCTTTTGATTAATTAATCGTTTCTGAATAACACCTACTAGTAGTTTTTCTATCTTATCTACCGATAAAGAAAGTTCCAAGCTGTTCTTAAGTTCTCCTGTCTGACCATCGTAGTCAATAAAGTTTAATTCATGCTCAGCAAGTTCTTGTCTAGTAAGTTCGCGTTTAACAAACGCGATAAGATCTTCCATGTTGTTACCAATCTCCTTACGCAGTTGATCTTTTTTAATCTCTACTAAACGAGCAAGGTTGGCTTCATACTTAAGAAGCTTCGTGTAATTTTTAGAATCAATTTCTTGACCGCTTTCTAAAGCTTGTTCCCAAGCTAGTACTCTTTCTGTGGCATCTTTTATGTCTGGTCTCCAGTCTGTCGGAACGCCATTCTCCATTAAGCCGTCCTCGATAAGTTTACGAAGCTGAGTAGAGAAAGTAACCTTCTCGTTAAAGTGATCGTGTACTTCCAACTGATCTTTAAAGTAATCCATAAAGATTTCGTTAGGAGTAAACTCGTAACCCTCTTCGTCAATAGCTAAAGTTTTATCTCTATTGCTACTAGCATCTTTATAAAACTTATCAGCTGTACCATTCTTAGTAAGAGTATTGATTTTAGATCCAGAGTTTAACAAAGCATAGTCTACACCTTGTTCTAACATCTTTTTCTGTAATGCCTCTAAGTTCTTACCCTGAATTAAATTAGGGATAAGTGGCATCAAAGAGTACTTATGAAATGCATATAGAGGAAGACCATCTGTTTTAAGCGGTCCCCAGTACTGCATCTTTTTAACTGGGAAGAATTGAAGAAGGTCTTCAGTAATTTCTTCGCCATTAATTATTTTATTATATAGAGACTCCTGGTTAGTAGTCCATTTATTTAATGACATAAGTAATGCACGATAAGCATCAAAGTTTATCCAACCTTGACCATCGGCTTCAGTCATCTTCTCGTATTCTGAGAATCTCTTTGTTATATCTTTTACAGCTCTCTCAATTTGTTCTTCAGAAGCTCCTCTGTCTTTTAAACGTTTCTTTGTATACGCTACAGCAGACTTAACATAATCAGCATGATATACAGACTTGGTTATAGGATCTTCCATAACTGCAGATACCATTGTCTTACCAAACTTCTTCGGAGTATATCCGAACTTTGAAGCAAGACTATTAGCACTAAGTCTAGCATTGATGTAGTCTTGCATGTATAGGTCAGTACGTGGGATTCCTCCTGTGGCACCGATACCTGCATTACGTTTAAAGAATTCATCTTTAGCGTGGTTATATAAACCAGGGTCTCCGTAAAACATTAATACGGTCTCAAGATTTTGTTGCCAGCTATTAGCGACGTAAGCCTCAGCAATAGAATCTATAAGTTCTTGTTTACGCTCAGCACTAATTCTGTTACTGTATTCTTTCTCACCAAGCATCTTCTCAAGAAGAGGATCTACTAAAGCAGAGTTATTATAGAAGTCAACTTTATTTAATTCCTTGTTGAATTCAGAAACTTGACTAGTTAGATACTTACCTATTTGTGTTTCTACTTGCTCTCTTAGCTCTACATCGTTATTCAATTCAGCTAAGAATTGTTCCTGAGTAGCAATTCCTTTCTCACTATATTTTTTAAGTGCGGTTTTAGTATTGCTGTTTAGAATCTTATCAAAGATTACAAACTCGGACCCGACTTTCTTATAAGTATCATTTCCTACTAATGCATTACCTGCTACCTTTTCTGATTGTACTTTTTGAATACGCTCATACTCTGATCCAAGATGCTGAGTAAGATCTTTAATAAATTGTATCTTACCTAGAGACTGACCATTCTGTGTTTTTTTAGAGAAGTCAGAAAGAGTAATAAGATGTCTTATTTTATTTTCTGCATTTCCAAAGTCATTAGGGTCTCCAGTAATTAAACGGTACAGGTAGGTAGTAGACTTATCCGCATGACGGGTACCTTCAGATACTCCGTAGAGCATCATCATATACAAATCTTGTAAAGTCTTAGTCATAGCATCAGCACTAGCTGAAGCAACGCCGCTTCTGTCAATTATATTCTTAACTGATTTAGTTTCAAAGCTAGCACCAGACATATTTAATAATTGGATCTCAGCTTTAATCGTATCACCATAGGAGTTTCTCCAAATAGCTTTCTCACCATCCTTAGTAAATAATCTAGCCATGAACTTAGAAGACTTCATGAATGGATTACGAGACTTAGCTAGGTGATTCATACTTAAATCAGTAGCGCCTTCTACGCCCTCTTGTGTAAGAGCAGTAATTGTATCAGCACCATTAATACTATCTATCTGGTTCATCAAAGTACCGCGTAGAGATTTCTCATATTGATTTTCTCCCTCAGCGTTAGACACTGTAGTATCAGAGAAATCGTCTGACCACTTAAGCTGGAACTTCTGTATAGCAGTAAACTTAGGAGCGATACCACCAAGCATTGCTTTAAGTAAACGATCGTTTGTATTAACCTTATACTTAGCAAACAACTGACTAGGTCTAGTTATTACAATAGGGTTCTTAGCCCCAACAGTATTGTTGTATGTATATATACCGAACTTAAGATGTCTATGTAAGTCATAGATAGCCTTAAAGGTTTCGTCTTCCGAAGAAAGCATTGCTTTTCTAGTAGTAGCGTTATCTTCTAATGGCATACCGATATCTTCCATAAAGCTAAATAGTCCATCCAGGTTCTTCTTACTAAGAAGATTACCATGCTTAGCCATTACAGCCTTTATGTTTAAGCTATTAACATTATCCTTAGATAGAACTATAAAGTCTCCTTCAGGTGCTATAGCAAATGCATTATCCCATTTAGAACCAACCTTGCGATATTCTCCTCCAGCACGTACTGGAGTAATACTTAATGTAGTTTTTACAGTAGAACCTGCAGTCTGATTAATCTCATCCTGCTGAATCTCTTCTTCATCCTTATACTCGTTAGCCAATCCCATATGAAGAGACACAAGAGGAATACGCTTCATAGTCATGATCTGCGTAATCTCTGTCCATAACTCTTGGGAAGTTCTTTCCATTGTAGAAGGAGGCCCGACCTTTTGCAAGAACTGCTTTATCATAGGGTAATCCTCTGATGCAGCAGACAACATGTTATAAACATCATCTATGTTTCTAGCTCCGTCAGTAATATTATAGATACGGTTCCATGCAGCGTTGTAGTCCATCAGCATAGGGAACCCTAACTTATTGAGTCTAACGCTACCATCTTTCTCGTAGGCATAAAGACTACGGATAGTGTATAGGAGAGTAGGAGAAGCCAATGCTTTCGCTGAACTCTCGTTACCAGATTTAGCTTCGAACTCGTTCTTTAGAGATAGTTTACTATCATCCATACCCTCTAGTTCCGCCAACTGACGATCTTCGAACTGCATGAACTTGCTGTTCTCCATGTGGTATTTGATTACCCCTTCTGGTTTAGCTAAGTTATTTGGATCACCAAAGTGTCTTAGGGCATATGATAACATGTCTATCTCATAATCGATATCTTGTATATCAAATCCTTCTGCCACCATGTCATTACGGTCTAGGATCGCGTTATATAATGCCTCAGTAAGTTTCTGTTCAGCATACTTATACGCTGTTGCTCTTCCGGCTACTGTACGAATTACAGATGTAGTAAACGTTTTAGTTCCAGATCCATTTAGTTTGTCAATAGCTTGAGAGAATAACGCATCTATAGTAGATCCTATTAATCTAGAATCCTCATATGATAACTTGCTAGGGTCGCGTAATTCTTGTGGGGTCGTAGACTGTACAGTTCTATTACTATTTAGAGTAGTAAATACTCTATTAGCTTGGTTAAATGTGTACTGGTTAAGATCTCCTACTCGTAGCTTCTCATACATCTCGTTAACATAACTGCTGTTACCGCCGTTAGTTAGGATGTCTTCCGATCTAGTTTTACCGAATAGCTCCATCAAGAAATCAAATATCTTTTGGAAGATGTTTCTCTTTACTGGTGACTTAGCTACAGGCTTCTTATTACCAAGCATATACTCGCGGAAGTCTTCTGCTAAGTATTCTTCTATTTCCTCTTCTGTTGCTTTTGCAAACTCTACTGTGTTACCAGAGAATGCTACAAATTTTCCTTTCTGTTTTCTAGCCTCGCTATAAAGTTTTTCTCTTTCAACCTCGGTCAAGAACATTTGGGTAAATCCGTGCCAAGCTTCGTGGTATAGATCAGAGTAATCTGACCCTTTAAACAGTGTGATACCATTTACATCCCAACGAGCAATACCATTCTTAGTAGCAGTATTGACAGCATTAAACATTACCTTAAATGGTATATGTTGTCTAAGTGGGCTATTCTCATACCAGGTCTTAGCGGCAGCAATTTGTTCTCTAGTTGCTGTAACGTTACCCTGGATTTTTAATTTGTTTTTATTCTTATTGATGAATTCGTCATCACCAGAAAGCTTATCTAATATATCGCTATCAGCACTTGTCTTTCTTCTACGGAAAACTTGTTGCTTAGTAGCTTCATTTACAACCACTTCTGTAGCTGCAGGTTTTTCAACTACCGGAGCTTCTGTAACTACTTCAGTAGTAGCAGGTTGATTATCAGCTTTGATAGCAAGTTTCTTAAAAGCTCTATCATTAATGATGTCTTCGTATGCTCCTACTGTCGTTGCTCCAGATTGCTCATAAGTTAAAAGACTGTGCTGGTACTCGTGTTCCATCACAAAATTCTCGAAGTCTTGATATGTAGCAAATGCGTCTTCAGCTAATGCTGTAGCAAATGATCCATCTTTTTGTTTACGAGATTTAGTCCAGGCTTTCTCCTCAAACTTCTTTTTAAGAAACTCTCTATTAATAATAATCTTATTATTAGTTCGATCGTATCTAGCAGCTCCCGGCTCACCCGTTGCTGCTTTAATGGATGATCTATCTATTACTGGAATACCATTATAGGTTTCTTTTTTAATACCAAGTAATGGGCTAATAAGATCATCGTACTTTTCGTATATCTTTTCGTACGCTTCTAATTCGGCAGCAGACATTTTAGTTTTATCTATCTTACCGTCTATCTTATAGTTTTCTATATTAGGTATAGCCTTAAGAAGTTCTTTTTGTTCTTCGGCTCTATACTCTGCTACCTTAGTATCTTTAGCAGAAACTTTAGCAGACTTTGCAATTATTGCATTTATCTCACCAGTCTTACCTGTAAAGATTGCTGTCTCTCGTGGTGATAATGTCTCTTTATTAATTACTTTATTAGCAATAATATCTAAGATAATATCAGATACGATATTCTTATCTACAAATTTTGTGTAGTCTTTATCGCTAATGATATCCTTGCTTTCAACAATAACTTTAGCAGTATCAGCATTGATTGGTGCTACCTTAAAATAAGGATTATACTGTTTAACTTTACCCTCAACATCTAAGTCTACTTTTACTGTAGCAAAACTTTCTAAGTACTCCGAGTAAGGAACATTTGTGATAGATGCTTTGTCACCAGTAATGGTAAACATAGATACCATACCATTAGCGCTAGCCTTAGCAGTGTCTATTACATATTCTCTTCCACGTCCTTTTGCATTAGTCTTAAAAGCTGCCGTAAGTTCTTCTCTTGATTTTGCTGTATTAGAAAGGTTTAGTTTTTCTCCTTGGTATTTAACAAAAAACTCTCCAGTTGAACTGTCGACACCGTAGCTAATATCTTTAACAGAACTTAATACGTAAGTACCTATTATCTTTTTCTTATCGGCATTAGTAATAATCTCCCCTGCAGTGTCAGTATCTACATCAAGAATAAGGCTTACGATATTATTAACTAGCTCGTCACTAAGACTTTTATTTATGATTGGTACGGGAGTATTAGTTTCATTAGGGGTAACGTATATACCACCAAATGAATTTTTAGAAACTGCTCCCGGAGCAAAGAAACTAAAGTTTAAGTTCTGCTTTCCAAAGTAGCTTCCGCTATAAGGAATAGGCTTAGCATCAATGTCACTTATTGCACCAAAGCTACCAAAGTCTATAGAGTTAATGATCTTGTTTCCTTTAGCGCCTCTGATATAATCATAGGCTGATTCTAGGAAATCAAAACCTTGTCTTAAATATTCTCTAGCCTCATCTACAGACATGTTAAAGTTCTTAGCAATCTCTTGGGGATTCTGAGTATTAGTTACTCTGTCCACGTCTGCGGCGCCATCCTTAGTTTTACTAGGAAGATATCGGCTATTATAATAAACTACTTTACCGTCTTCTGCTACTTCATACTTATCATTAAGTCTAACAATATTTCCTTGTTTATCTGTAAGAGCATATACAAAAGCATTCTTGTAATCCTCAATTATATAATCAGTATCTACTCCAGACTTAATTACTGATGCTACATGAGGATAGGTATCATTTACATCTATCTCGTTGTATCGCATCAGAGTAAGGAATAAACCTCCGTCTACTCCTTTGTAGGGAACACCTTGCTCAGGAGTTTTAGCTTCTCCTGCCAGTAGTTTACTTAATACGTCTTTTGTAAAGTTTGTATAGAACTTCATTCTTGGGTCAGAACCATTTTCTTCTTTACCCTCAAGAAGTTCCTGTATAGAAGTACTTAACGGACTGTCCGGTTTTCTTGTTCTACCATATACAGTATTAGATGAACCTAATGCTAAAGAAGTTTGAACCTTGTCAATCTGATCTTGAATAGTAAGTTCTTCTTTAGTCTTAGCTAATTCTACCGCAGGATTAGTATCTACTCCTAGGAAGGCAGCAGTTTCATCAAAGCCGTCTTTATCATCAGCTACTAGTCTAGCTAGTCCTCCCACCTCTCTTATATCTAAACCAAGGTCTTCAAGTTCTGCAAACTTTTCTTCTACGCCCCATAGTTGTTTTATGAAAGGTATAGACATGCGAGCATAGTCGATTGCTGAGTTCTGATTATTTGTAAGACCGTATACACGGTTATACATATCATTCAGATACGTCTTTAGATCAAATGGAGTTTTATTTTCCACATAAGTCAAAAGATCCTTCGCAATTTTAGTACGAAGGATCCTTAATTGTTTATCGCTAAGAGTACAAGTAATCATTATTCGCAGCCTAAAGAGTTATCAAATTCGTCGTCAATTTCTTTCTGGTCAGCAGCCTTAGCTTTTTCTAAGTCTGCATTAATTGCATCGACCCCATTTACATCTACAGCGTTACTAACATTAGTATTAGAGTTCTCTACTTCATCTGGAGTTACGGTTACCCCTGTTGGGATATTTTCCGCATTCTGTCTGTACATATACTCTACACCGTTTTTAAGATCAGTTGGGTTCAATATCATAGTTTCTTCTGAATTAAGCGGTTTAATTCTAATAGTATTGTCTGAGGTATTCTTTCCGAGTACTTGTACAATACCACTTCTACCGTATTTTTTTCTGTCTTTCATTACCAGCAAGTCGTTCTTGCCTACTTCTTCAAAGGTAGGAATTTTTGAGGACAATTCCTGCATTTTTTTATTCATAAGTTTGGTAAAGTCCTCGATAGATAGACCCTCATCCTCTGCCATTAAGTTGGTAGTATTGTTACGGATATCTTCAAGTTCTTCCAAAGTTGTGGCGTCCTCAATGCTTTGTTTAACCTTACCTTTTATTCTTTCTTTTACTGTATAAGTTTTGGCCTTACCTGTAAGTACATCACCAACTTGTTCAGTAATTTCAAACATCTCGATGTTTTTACTAACCTTTGCTTTCTTAGCACCTAATTCGTAAGATCTAATATTAGCTACAGCTTTTTTACCTAAGGCCTCTTCAATGACATCATCATTTTTATTTATGAGAATCATGTCAGCATTCTTGGCAAATCGTCCTGATGTTGTAATAACCGTGTTACCAGCATCAGCGGCTGCTTGCATTCTAGTAAGAGTCTCTGCGTAAACCTCAGCTGCTTTTTTACTATCTGACTTAAATAAACTAAATAGAACGTCGCCTAGATTTTTATCTCCTACAGCAATACCGTTGTCTGCTAATACCTCTTTAAAGATATCATCTGTGTTTATTACATCTTCTCCTAAAGCACTGACATCCATATTGTTATGGACGGTGGTATAGATAATCTTACCCTTAAACTTACTTTTTACTTTGCTCTTAGGCTTATTTCCTTTCTTATGTGCATCTATAGCAGCCATAGCCTGTTCTTCAGTATCAAGATATTCAGCTATGATCTCTCCGTCTTTGATAACATTATATGTATCATCGTTGTAAAGATAAACTGTGTATCCATCTACTTCTTTTTGTTCTTTTACAGCACTTGGATCAACAGTAACAGGTGCTCCAGTCAAACCATTTCTTTTATTATAGTTAGCTATAACTCTTGCTGCTCTTGGTTCACGTTTAATATAACGAGATATATCACTGTCAGGAATAATTGGTTTATTATTAGCAATCTGTTCCTGGTTAAATAGCTTAAGATCAGCTCTAAGAATTGTTTGCAAATCCTTAGGCATTTCATTCATAGGGGTATCTACTGTAATAGCTTGTCCACCTGCAGTAGTTGTAGGTGTAATTACATTAGACTCTCCTTTTGAAAGTATAGGATTACCTTGGAACTTATTAGATATGATACCAACTGCCTCATCTAAAGCACTATTACTAGAAACTTTTTTAAATCCTAGAAGCTTACCTAAGAATTTTCTGATCTTGTCTACAAGCTCTGTCCAAAGATTCTCATTGGTTTTTTCATACGGGATAGCATTTAAAGCATTCTGTGCCAATGGGTTAGTCAGGGCCTCGGCCATAAACTTCTCAGGACTTGCGAGCATTGTATTAAATACAGCAACGTCATTAGGGTCTGTTAAAGAATCTTTGTTTGCTTCTCTAAATGTAATCGCAGCATCCATTAATCCTTTAATAGCTTTTGAGAAAGCTGGGTCTGATAACCCTTCTTCTGTCATCTTCTGGATCAACGGATTTAATACAGAGTATTCAAATGCAACTTGGATGTCTCCAAAGTCTGATGCTGAGTAACGTAAGTCTACGATTATTCCATCATTCTTAGAATAACTAAATGCGATAGGCTGAGTTGTAGAGATTTCCATCTCCTCCTCAGGTTTAACAAACGTAAGCATTCTACGGGCTAATGCTCTTGCTGCAGGCTTACCGTATCTGTTCGCTATAATATAATCTAGTACGTCAGATGTTTTAACCATCTGAGACTTAAGCTTAGGATCTAATCCTAGGCCTTTCATTAAATCTCGTAAAGATCGTTTGTCGTTCTTTGATTTAAAATCATATGCTCTAACAAAAGACTCGGCGCCCTCTTCTGCAATTACTTTACCCGCTAGGTTAAATCCATTCTCTTCTTCAAAGTCTTCTAGGAAGTCAAGGATCTCTTTATATCTAGGGCTATTTGTTTCGATAGGTTTTTTAGTCGCAGCATCATAAAATGTAGATGGTACTCTTTCGCCGCGCATCAAAGCGTCTATTTCATCAGGCATAAAGAATACGTTAAACTTTTCGTACATCTCACGGATAAGGTCATTAACCTTCATTCTGTTTTCAAACTCGCTAAGAGACTCCTGTAATTTTTTAGCAGCAATCTGATGAGCTGCTCTAGCAGCACCACTAAACTTTTTAGCCGACTCTGAAAAATACATAGGATCATTAAGAAGGTTAACCATCATACTAGCAGCTTTTGAATCTACATCAAGCTCTAGATAATCTTCTAGCATACCGTATACTCTGTCTATGTCTGTAGCAAGAAGAGGCTTTCCTCCTTTTGCTGAAGCAGCGGCAAGAACCTTTAAGTAGTTTTCTAAGTCACCTCGCATTTCTTTTTTAAAGTAATCTACGTGACGAGATGCCGCGTCAGACTCCTCAAAATTTAATTCAGTTTGTCTTGTAGCTCCTATTATAGTTAAAGACTTAGAGTTAACACTTACTTCTTTTGTTTTAGTATTACCTTTTGCATCAGTATATTGAATAACAACCTTGTTATTCTTTTTGCTAATAATCTTACCATTAATAGGTTTACCAGCTTTACCTTTATAACTAACTGTTGCACCTACATCTAACTTCTCAACTGTTTCAACAGTATCTCTAATCTCAGTTGCTGTCTCAGGATTAACTGCAGCTTTTCTAGCTTTCTGCACTTCTAAAGAATGGTTAATCATACTATTCTTTAAACGATTTAAAGCATCAAAGGCTTGTTGCTTTTGCTCACCAATAGCCTGTTGTTTAGCATCACCTTGTTTGAAGATGGCTATTTCCCCCTGTAAAGATTCTAGTTCGGCGTCTAGCTGTCCTTCATTAAATATGCTACTAATTCTACCGGCTGTAACTTTTGATAAGATTGGATCCTCAGCTATAGTATTTAAAATACCTCCCATTCTACTCTGAGATCTATCAAATGTATATTCGTTATAGATAGCTTGTTTCCTTGCTTCTTCAAAACCAATATAATCTATTCTCTCATCTATATCATCAGCGTCAACGCTAAATGGATTATTAATGCTAGAATATTTTTCATGACGCTCTTTAATCTGAGTAGCTTTATCTAATACAGCATCTAAACGTCCTCTTACATCTTTATTAAATTCATCTTTATTTCCTGACTCGGATGTATAGTTAAATGCTTCAGCAAGTTCTTCATCGCTCATTCCTTGGTAATCCTCAATCTGATTTGTAAACAGATCGGCGTATCCCTTATTAATAAGCATTGATACGTGAGAGAATATAGAATCTTGTACAGCGTCTCCGTGTTCTTTCTTATCTCCGTTGTCTTCAGCGCGATCCATAATCTGAGAGAAATCCTTCTGCGCTTTAATATTGGCGTAGATAGGATCAAATGTTTTAGTAGGATCTGCCGCAAGATCATTTAAGAAAGTAGTAATCTTAGTTCTTTGTTCTTCTTTTTCTTCTCTCTGTCTTTGATATTGCTCAGGATTCTTATACTTATCGTACATATTTTTAGCGGCCTGAGGAGCTGCCTCAAATGCTAAAGACTGAGGACCTTGTACCAATCCTCCCATTAAGAAACCAGAGAAGAAAGTCTCAGCACCTTTTGCAGATAGCTGGCTTTTAAATCCTTCATTTAATGAGTCCATGAAGAAAGCAGTTCCTGCTCTTTCTGGACTAGCATATGTATCAAGGTAGTAGTTTGTCATTGCTTCAGATACGCCTTCTTGATAACTTTCTTGAAGACCCTCTGCAAGATTAGCTGACATATATCTTAAACCATTCTTAGCAAGATTCTGAGGTCTAAACTGATTAACGGTATGCTTTAGATATTTTTTACTAAACCAACTTCTAGGATTAGAGGTGTCAATAAATCCTGCATATTTGCCACCGGCCTTCTTAGAAAAATTCTCAACCATCTTACCTAAGTTACCAGTTGGAATATTTCTAAAAGCTTTAAATCCTCCTAATGCTTTTTCGAATACAATTTTGTTAGAGAAAAATATAGCCGGGGCATTTGCTAGAGTAGTTTGTACACCAGCAGCTTTAGCTTGTTTAGCAATATCCTCGGCATCTTGTCCTATAGGAGCTTTACCATTTTTAGTAATGTACTCTTGAATCAATTTATCTTGAACACCGTTTTGAACCATACCGCCCTCTAATCTAGATTCAGCTAGAGTCGTGTTCATCATTCTAAGGTCTCTATAGAAGCCGCCAAATGTTTTAGATACCTTGGCAAATTCGCCCATCTTATCAAAACCGTTTGCCCCAGTAGAAATGTTTTTTAATACATCTACTGTATTATCAAGAGGATTCAAGAAGTTTCCTACTCCTCCCCAGAATTTTCTAGCGCTACTTATATTATTAAGACTATTACTTGCTGTACTCATAGTGCGGCCAGCATCTGTAACGTTCAATCCTGCACGAGTAATATCAGCTGCATTTTCAGCAGCCTTCATTCCTCCAAATAGTCCTTTAACAGCTTTTGTAAAACGACCAGCATTTACTGCGGTTCTCCCAGCGGCTGCAGCATCAGATACAGGATTTAATCCTCCTTGTAATGCTGCCGCTCCCCATAGAGCTATTTCTTCTGCGGCTATCTCTCCGATTACTCCAAACGTATATGCAGAGTTTGCATATAGGTTAGTAGCAAATCCTCCAAATCCTTTTCTACTAGAGTTAGCAATAGACATTGCCTCTTCCATTTCTCTAGCATACTTAGTATCGCCAGCAGTATTTAAACTAAATAAGTCATCCCAGTTACCGAAGGTTTGTTTAAAACCCATTCCTGCTAGAGTACCCCATTGACTAGAGGCCCTTTTAAAGTCGTCCCATGCTGTACTATTTTGATTATAGTAAGCCTCATTATCTATATAGGGATTCCAACCAAGTTGCTTAAACTTTGGATGGTTATAATATCTATCAAAGTTATGTTCTTTTCCTGCACCGCTTGATATACCCCATACCTTTGCTGATTCTACAGCAGTAGGTTTAGCAACAGCTCCAGGACGGTAGGTGTTAGATACTAATTGATTCATTAAATCAATAGTACCATTCCCTTTACTACTAGGACCTTTAAAAGATGCTTGACCTGATCTATAGGGATCATAACTATTTGGCCCCAAGTTTTTAGGAATACCGTTTGGTATCATGTTCCCAATACTGGAACTTCCCATTATCTCATCTACCCCTTGTTTTATCCTAGGTAGATCCTGATCCATTCTAGCCTTAGTCTGACTAAGTAATGTTAAGTACTGATCAATAGGATCTCCCTTTGGAGGAGTTGCGGTCATCATATCAGCGGCTGATCTCATTGATTTTCAAGTAATTGATTAGCATCGTACACTTTATTACCACTGTTTGCCGAAGCAGATTGTAAGAATCTTTGGTTAGCCATTGATAAACCTGAGAACATCTCGTTATAAGTATTACTTAATGCATTAATATCTTCATAGGTTGTTCCAAATATAGGCTGTTGTACCAGTTGACCTGCAGCATTAAATGCTTTTGCCATACCCGTATAACTATATCCACCCGTAGCATTTTTAGCAAACTGAATATTACCTCCGTACTGGTTATAGTTATTAAGCTCTAATCCTCCATTATCTACTAAAAATTCTTCTTTAGTTTGTTGCATAGATAAGAATCCTACTGACTTAACCTTATCGGCATCCATGAAGAATGTAATCTCTGGGGACTGTCCTGCTGCTACTTTGGCTGCAAGATCCCAAGTTGCTCCATGAAGATCATCTGTACCTTTATTCTCATTGATAAAACTCCTACTTGGTTTCCAAGTCATAGCTACTTTAGTAGCATCATTTGCTGCAAGAGCATGCATGGTAAATTGGCCAGAAGGTCTATTAGGATTTTGATCAGGCTTACCCCCATAATTTAACATTGCTGTTTGCATCATGAAGTTTAAAGCATTTTGTGCTGACCCGTCATTTTCTAAGTTAGCATAGTCACCAGCAGTAATATCAAAACCATTTCCATATACAAACTTACTACCTTGCTGATTTCTGAAAGATTCAGATTGCATAGCAGGTAACATATCTTTTGTATAAGCATCCATTGCAATAGAGAATGAATTTGTATTATAAGCGGCTGGATCAAAATTATATGTAGCGGCTTCTCCAAAATACTTGTTTAGTCCTCCTAATAAGCTAGGATCGCTAAATGCCTTAATCTCTAGGCCTGATGTATTATTCTTTGACAGTGTTTCATATGCCTCAGTTAAGTCTTCATACTTATCTATAGCATCTTCTCGCATATCAGCAATACGATCTTCCTCTGATATACTAAAGGTGTCGGCTCTTTGATAACCACCTTGTTCAGTTCTAGGATAATACTGTTCATCGTTTTTATGAGCCTCAATGTAATCAGTAAGGTATTCATCTTCTGTTTTTGCTCTACCGAAATCACTAGTAAAATACTGTCCAGAATGCCAAGAATCGACATTAGAAATTCCTGAAATTTGCGATGCAATTTTCTGATTATTTTCTTTTTGAATAGCTGTATACTTATCTAGCACAGCAATGTTACTAAGCATCTCCCCGTTATTAGCATCAATTCTATTTTGAATTTGTACTAATGACGGATTATTTTTATCTATACCATTAAATCCATTATGTAATGCTAAGTTAATTCTATCGTTTACTTTTAGATAGTAGTCATTATGGTTAGGATCTGTTGTATTTTTTAGACCGTCTGCATAAAGTTCATACTCTCCTTTGTCATTCTTTTTAACAAGTCCTCCTTTATAAACTTTCTCTGTTTTAGGGACAACTTTTTCCACAGTTGGTGCAAGCCAGTTTGCAAGTTGCATCATCTTCTGGTCTCTCCATGATATTCCTGACCCCTCGATTACACTTTTATTATAGGTTGTTAGATCTACATCAGCTAAAGGATTATACCAAGCTGGTGCTTCAACATTTTCGTAAGTAGTTTTATCTTCTTCAGTATATAATCCTAGAGTAGAATTAATCTCCTGCTCTATTAATGTTTTTTCTTCTGGAGTTGCAGCATTCTTTAATCTAGCATTTTGAATAGCCAGATACTGATCCATGTTATTCTGAGCATAAGAGGTATTGGCCGTGAATAAGTTATTTAATTTACCTGCATTCTGTTGACTAATATTTGTATCTCCCGATACATTACCCGGTCCAGGAATTTTTGTAAGAATTCCTTGGTTAAACATGTCTGATAACCATCCTGCTCCTGATCCAGATCCGGGTACGGTATTTCCACCGTTCTCATACATCTTACCAGCGATATCCATTATCTTTAATGTCTTATCATTATCGAATCGTATACCTTCTTCTATTACTCTATATCTATGATTAGTAGCAGCTAAAGCGTATTGATCCACTTCTGAATCTACTTTCATTTTTGACATAGCATAATCCCTAGCAGTAGTAGTAACTAGACCATCCATTAGGAAATAAGTCATTGCGTTATCTACTCGGTATCTTAAACCTTGGCGGTCCATAGCATCAAAGTCTATAGCATCTGTTTGGCTTAAAACCTCATCATTTTTTTCTGTTACCGCATCTATAACCTGTTCATCCTTAACTACTTGTCTATACATTTCCACAATGTCTTTATCCAAGTCTGGATCTACTCCCTCAGTCTGAATTTTTTTCTCAAGAACTTTTTTAGTAGTCTTTGTCTTATCTTTAGTCTCAGTATCTGTTTGATTCTGGGCTCTATAAAATGTATTAATCTCGTCAACCTTTGTTTTAAGATATTCTGTTTCTGCTGCCATTTCATCTCCACCAAACTTTTCAGCATTAGTCTTCATATAGTTCTTACGATCTACATAAGCTTGTGCGCTGTACATATCTTTTATTCTAGGATCATTTACAATAAGACTGCTAAAGACATTTTGTAATGTAGGAATAGATTGTGGACCATTGGTAGTCTTAATAATATATCCCCCTTGCTTAGATAAAGTTTCAGGATTAAGATCATTAGCCTTAGCAAACTCAAATAGATCCTTAGTAGCGTTTACGAATGGCGAATACTTAGGAGCAGCAAAGTTTAAAGAGTCCTCGTCAGATGACTTAGCAAAATCTTCCGCTTGGTAATCCAAAGCTCTATCGCCAACATCCCATGCTGTAACACCTTTATCTTTTGGATTAGGGTTATTACGTAAACGATCAGCCTTTGACTTCTCTCCTCTATATCGCTTTGTAAAAGACATGTCAGCTCTAAAGTAATCATTATCTATTAGAGGCTGAAATAACTTAGATGCCGTCTGTACGTTTTCTGGTAAAGATAAATCGACGCCTGATAGACGCTTTATCTCATTATCTAACCCCGTAAAGAATTCATTACGACGTTCGATGTTAGGTTCCCGCATCAAGTCAGAATTTAACAACTTGCCATATACGGAGCTGATTTTATTATAACCAGCTTCATACTGACCTTGCTTCGTTTCCAAAGCTTTTTGAAAGAAGTTAAAGTCCGGCTGAAAAGGCTGGATCTGAGGGATGTAATCTGTTAGTCCTTGTATGTACGTTGCCATATCTTATTGTAAAAATACGAAAAAAAATCTTTAAAGTTTAATAAACTTTTTAAGTTTAAATTTAAAATGCTCCCACTAAGTAACTATACGGAATAGGTCCTCCCTTCTTCTGATAATAGTTAGGATTCTCTCCTGCTGCATAAGTTGCCGGATTTCCTGCCGCTGGTGCTGCCTCATTATAAGCATTAAAGTAAGCTTGGTTTTGAGGATCCAGCATTGGTTTAGATTTTCCTTTTGTCCAAACTGCAGCTGCTGCGCCTGGATCTATATCAGGATTATCTCTCATGAATTGAGCAAATGCTTCAGCATCACTTGCCACGCTATTTGCGTTTTCGTTAGCTATAACATCTCTTCCTTTTATGAAATCCATATCTCCTCCTGATGCAGGATCAATATGGTAATTAGGATACATAGCGTTTAGCACCTGAGTTTTTGATCTATTAGTGTAAGCATCTGAAAGAGCTTCTGTCCATTTTGCACCAGCGTCTCTCTTCGCATTATCGTAGTTTTGATTAAGTGTATTAACCTGGTCAACGTAAGTTTGAATATTTTGTTTATTCATAGCCTGTGATTTGTTCATTATATCGGCAACCTTATATGAATACTCGTTAGCAGTATTAACATTAAGACCGTTATAACGTCCCATAGTTTGACCTATAATCTCTGCAAGCTTTCCTTGAGTTTCGGAAGCTCTTGCCCCCAAAGCTTGAGTAGATCCAGATACAGCTCTTGCCACATCCATTGCTCCTCTTGCGGCAGAGACATTAGCATAGTTTTCTTGCTCAGGATTGTAGTATGTAACATTCGGTAAAGTCGGCGACATTGTTTGCAATGACGGATAATACTTATTAATGTTAAAGTAATTCTGTGCGGCATTCGCATTACGAAGTCTGTCCTGTAACCAGAATGGTGTATACTGGTCTCCTTTAACATAGTCAGGAGATTTTGGTTGTTTTATAGTTGGATCAAGTAATCTTGACTCTTCTGTTTCCGTAGGGTTTAGCGGATCAACTTTTCTCTCAAAAGTAAAAGCATCAGCATGCTCTAATCCTAATTTTTTGTCGTCGCTTAATCCTGGACGAAATTCTCCGGGATTAAAGAAGTTTTCTACTGCGTCAACATAGTTAAGGTTAGTTACAACGTTACCGTCTTTATCTTTAATTTCTCTAGCTGTCTTAACTCTTTTATTTCCTTGAATAAAAGCTTCTGTGTATAACTGGTCAGGCTTTGAGATATTAGCTTTGATATGTGAATCATTTATATCCATGCCCAAAGAGTAGAACATATTCTTTCTATTCGCTGTTTTACCATCAACATCCCCTACGGTTACTTCAGGAAGTGCTTCCCATTGTTCAGGAGTACCATTTGGATTGCGAGCTTTCCAGAAACGATATTCATAAAATGATGGGTCAGTATAACCAAAAAAACCGCCTCCAGATTTTTGTCGAGACACTTGATATTTAGGTTCATCTGGTACGCCTAATACATCTGACTCTGCTCCATAAGATAAAAACTTAGTTAAGAAATCTTTCTCAGCCGTAGTCATTTTACCACGAGCTTCAGACTTTATATCCCAACCAGGATTGTACGTATTATCATTATCTTTCCACTTCTCAGCATGATAAACAGCCGCCTTAGCATCCTCTAATTTTTTTAGTATTGCTTCAGCCTTTATTTTATCTTCTTCAAGATTTCCAGTATAGTTTGTTTTACCTGACTTAGTAGTAGAAATAGGTTTAGTTTGATCATATGATGAGACCTTGTAATACTTACCGTCTTCCTCATAGACATCTCCAGAATTCACGGCCTTGTCTTTAGATACAATTTTAGTATTAGCATCTACCGCAGGCTTCACTACTTTCTTTACAATATATTTTTTACCGTTCTTTACAACGATACTCTCTCCTTCTTTTAATTCTACAGTAGGCTCTGTTGTTGTAGTAGGACCGTATTGTACAAAGTCTTTAATTTTTGTTCCATAACCATCTACATAATAAACGGCACCATTAGCATCAGTTCTTACAAATATACCAGAGTTAGGATCAGGACGATTAGGATTACTTTGATCTAAACTACTAGGTTGATTTATTACTTCACTTAAAAGTTTTTTATACACATCATCATAGTATGCTCTTTCTCCATCGCGTTGAGCTCTTCTTTCTGCTTTTCTTTGCTTTCTAGGATTATCATATACCATATCATTAGGATCTGGTTCTCCTGTAGTTCCGCCCGGGGCATATTGTCTTAGATGACTCATCTGTCCTCCTCGTCTAGCCATAGGCATTTGAGGGGGCATCATTTCTTCTTGTTGACTAGCCATAGCTCCTTGCTGCATTGCCATCATCTCTTCCTCTGGAGCAGAAGGCATACCTTGCTGAGGTTGCTGAGGTTGTTCCGGTTGTAAATCAGTCGGCATAAATATACTAGGATCTAACTGATACTTTGCTAGATACGGCATTGCAACTGTAGGAAGTCCTCCAGGAAAACCTTTCATTGATTCTTGAATCAATGCTAATTTAGCTAACTTAACATTATAGTTCGCTATAACTTGTTCGGCCGTACTTACTTGTAAAGCATCTGAGTTAGCATCAATTAATATCTTACGGTATGTATTTATATCATACTTCTTTGCTATCTCTGCTGGAGTATATCCTCCTTTCTTCTCAGGCATTCCGAATTCTGCAAGTTGTACAGGATCTTTAATTCTCATTGATCTAGTATCACTAAAGATAAATGATTCTGCCGGAATAGCTAAAGGTACACCTCCTTCAAAGTGACGTTTACCTTTAATATTATAGTGTGCTGGTCCACCTTGCTTATTAGGGATAAGAACGGTCTCTCCTCCTTCTGCTTCAAGGTTAGCAACTTTCCTAGGAACACCACTTAAATATTTGCGAATATCAAGGGGCTTTTTACCTAAAGTGTTTGGGATATACTGCGGAGCCATTTGGTTCCCAGTACGTATGTTATTATTGTTACCGTACATATTTATAGATATGAAAGTTTACCGCCTCTTTTTAAAATATCGTTTATCTGTTCTTCTGTCAAATATACTTCATCTCCTTCCTTCATGCTATCTAACATACTTCCTCCCATTTGAGCATAGCCTGTATTGAATACAGGAATACCGCTTCCGTCTCCGATCATACGTTTACCACTATTAATTATGTCGTTACCATAGAATGACGGAGCTGTATTAAATACATTTGAAGCTTGGGACGCCTCGCTGAGTTTTCTTGCATTAGCCACTCTTTCATCTTGATTAAAAAAAGCAGTAGCAGCAGACATGTTTCGCATCATCTTATTAAAGCTAGGCTTTTTCTTTGTCTTTGATTTCTGCTTTACGTTAAATGGATTTTCAACAAACCATATATTAGGATCATCTGACTTATCGTACTCTGTACCCTTATCTAAAACATCTATTCTTTGTTGATCGGTCATTGGGGCAGAACTTGGAAACTCTAATGGTTTTCCTGTAGTAGGGTCATAAATTATTCCATCTTCCTCTTCTTCAGCCATGTCTGTAAAACTAAACGGTCCCCCCGGTCCAAACATAGGTATCATAGTACCACCGTGTTTTTTCTTAAGCTCCGTAGTCCCATACTTTTGCTCATTAATTGCAATAAGCCTATTAATATAATCATCCGTCTTACTAGGATCTGAATTATCAAAGGTATTCCAGTTATTAGTAGTATTGTCTACTCTTGCTGCCCAACCCGGATATCTTACACTAATGTTTCCATTTTTTCTCTCTAAGCGGCTATATGATAATTTACGTTGATCTCCGTATGCTGAATTAAATGCTTCCGGGTCATCATTATATTGCTGAGTAATTAAAGCTTGTGTTGCAGGGTCATTCCAAAGTCTATCTATCTCAGCTTTATTATCTCTTAAAGCAACTCTAAGATTTGCATTAGATTTTTGAATAGGTCTTCCATTTTTATCTACACCAGTCTTCTCCATTCCTAAAAACATCCCATCAGCTCCCTCAACTCCTGCGGCATACATTAAGTCTAGTCTTGGATCCATTGATGTATTAACTACAGCATCTTTTACATGCATCCTAAGAGCCGTCGGAAGTTTAGAAGTTTGATCTAAGATCTTTTGTTTTTCTTTTGCTTCTTCTGCAGTAACGGTCTTACTTGGAGTAGTAAACGCATCTCCTTTTTTTATATTAGCAAAGTAATCGTTTATAGTAGCATTCGTGTAACTAGGTAGTCCTGCAGGCTTATAGTTTCTCCAGTCATTAGGATCAGTTGAAGAAGTAGTACTCTTATTATTCCCTTTAGCTGCTGATGCAGTTGCTGCGGCGCTTGCTGCAGTAGTAGATACAACAGCATTTAATGTTGGATCCCAAGTGTATCCTGGAGGTAATTGATTTCCTGAAGGATCTACATTAGGTTGTGGCTGCGGTTGTGATTGTGATTGTGATAACACAGTTGTTGGATTAGGTCCTACGTTAGCCGCACCTGGTACACCTGGTACATTAGGATATTCAGGAGATCCAGGGATATACTGAGATTGGAAAGGAGCTTCTTGCGAATCTGTACGCCTAGGTCCGGATTGATCTATTTCCATATTACCTGGAAAATCTTGCCATCCTCCACTAGGTGGAAAATAGTCTGTATCTTGGCCAGGACGGAATGTATAGTCTTCTGCCGCTTTAACACCTGGACTAACTATTCTTGGATCGTTAGGATCCGGTTGAGGCCCAGTAGTTTTATTTTGTGTAGTTGATCCAGGAACTGTTGTTGATCCAGGAACTGTTGTTGATCCTGGAGCAGTCCCATTATTATTGCTAGCATACGGATCACCAGATAGTTTACCGTACTGCCATGTAGTAATATTTCTCTTGAAAGGACCCCAACCTTTTTCTTCAATAATAGGTGGACCTAATAATTTAGTATCTAGGTAAGTACCTTTTTGCATAGCTTGAGCAAAGTCTTTTGTAAGTCTATTACGATTTCTGTAATCGAATCTAGTACCTTCCTCTTTCTTTGCTTCAGCAGCTTCGAACATACGGCCATCAGGCCCAATAGCATAAAGCTTACCGTTGATCATCTGTGTTCTAAAACCGTCTTTCTTATCTTCTTTATTAACACCAGTTCCTGTATTATTAGCAGTAGCATTAGCATATGCTTCTTTAGCCTCTTTTGATTTAGTAGGATCTCCGTTTAACAACATATCTGGGCCACCACCAATAGTAGTAGTGCTTGGGTTCTCATCCCCTACATATTTGTCTAGTCCTCCGCCATAGCCCATCTCTCCGTAAGTGTAGTTCTCATAGACCGGATTCTTCTGTTTAAATATATCGGCCATGCCCGTTCTGAACTTACTCTTGATATCAGTATAGGTATCAGGAATACCATTCTTTTTATTATAGGCAGCTTCACGATCAATTAAAGATGTTCTTTGACCAAAGTCTTTAAATGCATTTTTTACGTCTCCTATTTTATTCTTAGCAAACATTTCTAAGTTGCCGGCATCATAAAGACTACTTCCGTAATCAGGACGTTGGTTAACATTCATACCGTATCCGGCCTGAACCATTTCCTCATCTGTATATTCTCTCTCCTCGTTCTCTCCCTGTGATTCTCTCATTACCTCTTTTAACAGATTCTTCTGAGCAGTTTCCTGAATGGTCTTAATAAAAGTGTTAACCCTATTAGTATAGAAACTTTGGTCGCCTTCATCCATATCTGTGTCACCACCTTCTGCTAGGATTGGATATTTACCTCCATAATAATGTTCAAACTCCTGCATAGTTTTCATATCAACACCGTTTAAATCTGCACCGGTTTGATATTCAGGAAGTTGACCAGGCATAGCTTGGGTATAACCTACAGGGCCACCGCCATTGAATCGAAGAAAAAGTCTAGATAATTTTTCGTTTTTCATAAGCTGCTAAGATAAGCATTATATTATAAGATACTGATTTTTACTTGTTTTTCCAATTGTTAGGTAGCGAGTCTATCTTTACTCGCTTTAAGGATCCTCCATATTTTTCTTGCATTAAACCTAACCTTTTTATTTGATCATAAAACTTACTGTAAGATCCAGGATCGGTCATTGTCTTAAATCTTTCTCCAGTAAGTTCATATCTATCTGTTGCCCCTTGTGGTCCAACATATTGACCCGAAACTATCATTGGTATATCTACATCTCCTTCATCATAACCTACAGTAGCTTTATATTCTGTAGCTCCTGTGCCCATACCTAAGTTAGGTCTTCTAGGATCAGGTAGTATTTCACCAGTCCTAGGATTTCTTGGTTGATTATACTCAGGTAAGGTATATATATTTTGTTCTTTAAGCGGTAATCCAAATGGCATATCCCCGCCTTCTTGTTTCTTTGGTTTTAAGCCAATTGCTCCTGTAAATGTATTATAAGCAGATTTAGCAAAACCCTGAGAGTCTTCTGCAGCAGCTGTGTTATATGCATTTGTACCAATACCGTAATATTTTCCAATTTGCTTAGCGCCTGTCTGCCAAGGCCCAAAACCAGAAAATGTTTTAATTCCGGTTGATGCAATATTTCCTAAACCCGCAGCCAACTGATCTGTGTTCCCTGTTCTATTATAGTCTTTAAAACTTTTAATTGTTTCAGGAACAACTTTATTTCCAAAATCATAAGCGCCTTTTGCTCTTAGTGCTCCAGACACTTCCGGTATTGCTTCAAAAGCTGCACTAGTTTCTCCAAGAGTAGTAGCAGCTGCCCCTAATGATGAAAGAGCTACAGGGGCCATAAAGGCCGCTTCAAAAATAGGAACACTAGGAAGACCTGCAGGATCCATATCTGACACGCTTCTGTTCTTGTAGTATTCTATCTCCTGCCTGTTTTTTTCTTCTCTTTGCGCTTTAAGTGCAGCGTTCTCATTTGCAATACCAGCGTTTACTTTTGTAGGACCTACGCTTGATTTCTCATAAGCAGGATTGGGTTGTCCTGCTGTAGCCCTTTGTTGTCTTACTTCCTGGGGTACAGATACGGGAGCATTAGGTTTACTAGCTGCAATATTTCTTTGAACATTCTGTAGCTGTGGGGCTGCTAGTTGTGGGCCTTGCGGTATAGAAGCGTCAGGTTGGTATCCAAAACCAGGTCTTGGATTTTTTCCCCAGTTTGATTTTTGGTAATCAGCAACAGAGTTCCATCCCATAGCTTGGGCTCTTTTATTAAGCTCAAGGTTTTCTGCATAACTTTTACTAGTATCATAGCTAGTATCAAAATTTTGATTAAGCCCGTACTGTGCTTTAGGTAAAGATAATATCTTAACTTTTTTATAAGCCATATGCCTTTGTATAATCAAACGGTATGTATCCTAGGAATGGTTTTTCATTGTAACTTACTTCTCCACCATATTTCTTTTTAGCAACAACCGGAGCATCTGTTAATTTTTTAATACCCCACTGCGGAAGCATAATCTGACCATTAGCATCTATGTATGGAAACTTATCTTCAAATTGTAAGTTAACTCCTGTTTTCTTTTGGAAGTTATTAAGTTTATTATTTATAAGCTTAAGTATTTCTTCATTATTTGCTCCAGCTTTACTCATATAACCATAACTATTCATGGGTTGAAAGCCTAAGAAAGCGGGCTCTAATTTTCCGGCATTATCTGGATTTTTAATAGTCTTCATTATATAGTCCATTTGTACAACATATGAATTATGACTTGTACTTGTGGAACCTGTAATAACATCACCTGCCTTACCATTAGCTAAATAAGAGTCTAAGCTTCTTGTTACACTTTCTAGCATCTTTCGCTCATTAGTAAAATTCTTGGCAAAAAGAGCAGGGGTGGCTTGCTGATAGTTATTGGTAACAGCTTGTTCAGTAGATGGTCTATACTGAGGACTCGAATTAAGATCAACAATTCCTTGTTTATTTCTTTTTACGGCGCCCTTAAATTGTGCTTCAGTTAATGGTGTAACAAACTCATCTCGTCGAGCTGCCCTTCTTCCAGCTCTAACTTCATCTGTAACTTTACCTAAAAACTTATCTAGAGTACCTTCTTTAGGAACCTCTCCATACTTACCAAAAACTTTTTCATATCGTGAAGCATCATTTGTTAACTGATAACCATATTGATTAGCATTAATAAGCATATCAAATGGATTATCTGATTCATTTAACATGTGAGCAAAGCTGTCTATACGATCCTGCTCACTAAGGTAAGCGTCTCCCTGTATATTTGCCGTTATATCGTTATAGCCCTCTTTAAGTAATTTTGTATCTTTTTTAGATAAGTTAAAATCCTTAGCTACATTATCAAGTATAACATTTACATCTGGTGGGTTTGCTATACTACCCATGCTACCAGGAGCCTGACGAGTAGTAGGATTTCTTGACCATCCTGCTAGGGGTTTTGCTGGCATCGACCCGTCTAAAGCAGCAGCATGCGCCCTACGAAAAGCTTCTTCTTTTGATAGACCTTGATCAGCCATTAATTTTTCTGCTGCACGATCTATATTTAATTCCAAACTTTTTGTTTGAGCAGCATTATATCCATTTCTTGCTGCACTTATTTTAGCGGACTCATTTGCATTTTTTGGCATTTTAGTTATTGATTCAAAACCGGATGCCGTTCGTCTACCATCCATTCTGGTATAACCCCCTCTATCAAGAGCATTCCTTACTTCATATAATGCTTGCCTAGGATCGGCTCCGCTCATAATAGCACTATCGTAAAGTGCCTGAATGTTATCATTTACTGCGGCTTTTTCACGAGATGATAATCCAATATTATTTGCATGGTCACCAAAAAAAGTTTTTACCTCATCTAAATCGTTAAAGCTAGCAGGTATTGGCTTATTAGGCCTAACAGCATTGCCACTTGGACCACGTGTAAAATTTACACTTGATGGCATATCTTCTGGCGCCACGACACCAGTAAAGTCTCTAGGTCCTTCAGCTTGAAAACCAGCAGGTAAATCTCCACCAGCATAGTTTGGTAAAGTTTGTATTTCTTTTGAGGGTTGTTCTGCGATAGCGGCTACAGAACTGGGAGCACCATGTTGTGTTTCAAGTTGATTTAACACTAAAGCTCTATCTTGAGCATCTAAGTTTTTCCAGTTTGTTCCCTGATTAGTAAGTTCATCCGTTATTTGCTGACGAACAGTTTCAGGATAAGCTGCAAATCTTGCATCTTGTTCAGCTAAAGGTTTTAGATCATTTAAAAATTCTGCTTTAGTTTTTGACGTATATCCAACATTAGCATTTGCATTATTTAATAACTGTCTTATTTGATCATCAGGTAGATTACTATTAAGTACAGCATCGTACATATCCTGATACGTCCTACCTTTATAATCAAAGGCACCACCAATAGTATTTGTTGAAGCAGCTCTTGCTGTAACATTTGGATCAATATCATTAAAGGCTTGATATCCTGGAACAGCATCCCTTGCAAAAATTCCTGCTTTTGATTCTAGAAAAGATCCTGTTTTGTTTAATAGTCCTGTAGCGGTTCTTGTTCCTATCTCAGTACCAGCTTGAATAAAAGGTTTTGCTGCCCGAACCCCTTTTATTGCTTGTTTGCCTATCCCCATTCCAACTAAGTTTAAAGGATCTATTATAGCATTTCCAAATTCATCAAGAACAATATCTCTTCCCCCTGTGTAATCAATAGGGGATGCTCCAGAAAAACCTCTACCGCTACCTTCTGTGATCATGCCTTTAAGACCTTCTGCTGGAATAGTTACCATGCCTAAAGCGTCTAATATTCCAGCATTTTTTGCCTCTTCTTCAGATAGTTGTTCTGGAAAAAGATTAGGCACCTGAGGACGCATATCCTCAGGTAATGCCCGCATAGCTAGTCCCGCTGGTGAAAGTAAACCAGTTGTAGCAGAACTTAATAAACCTTGAGCACCTGCTGCCCATTTATTAGCAGCAACTTCTCCGCTAAACTTTTTTGATTGTTGTAATGTAGCTAATTCACCTGGACTAAAACTGGCTAACCACTCCTGTCTACTTCTATCTCCTTGAGGATTTTCTCCTAAAATCTTCATGGCAATATAATCAGTCTTAGCATTTTGGTAATTAGTTTTTCTATTATTATAACCCCAACCCTCTCCTGTATAAGGATTAGTAGCAGTTTTACCAATGCCTAATAAACTACCAAGAAACTTTTCCGTTACAGGTGAATTAGGATCTGTACCGTCTTCCCAGTTATTTGGATCAGGATTTTGAGTCATAAATTCTCTAGCATATTTAGTACCCCTGTTTGGGGCACCTACTGCATTTACCTGAGGCATTCGGTATGCTATGTTATTCATAGGAAAGCTCGAAGATATGTTTCCGTTCTCCCTATTAAATTCATCAGGATTATAGTTTATATATCCTCTAAAATCTTGATTACGATTAGTATTACTAATATCCGCTTGATAGGTATTTGATTCTGAAAACTCAGGTAAAGGCATCCATTGATTTGGTGCCCCTACCACAGGAGTCTGATACGCATAAGGTACTCCAGTAAGGGGGATCATAGGTGGATCAGTTGGTACTGTACTTGGATCAGTATCACCTTGAAAGATTCTAAGGCTACCACCGTTACGCATTTTTCTGTGGTTATCAATAAGTCTTTGAATAACCGTAGGGTCTGTAATTTTTCCGTTCATTTTATTTAAGGGCATTTCTAATACATAATTTCCATCAAACTGGTGATCTTCTCCAGGTTGCATTCTTACAAGGCCACCGCCTTGATATCTAGATAAAAGTTGTTGATATGTTTTATCATCTGGTGCTGGTATTCTTTTTTCAAAAGTAGAACTCCCATTTGATGTAAGTCTTTGCCAATCATCTAATGCTCTTTGTTCATTAGTTAATTCTGTAGGCCACTTAACTCCTGTACTTTTACCAGAGCTTGTATCAAAACCTCTAGCCATTATATTCTGATTAGTCATTGGTATTTCATATACTGAATCACCAGGGAATTTATATTCTTGACCAGGCATCATCATTTGTTGATTACCCTGATCGTCTATACCAAATACAGGATAGGGCACATCCTGCATTGTTATACGTCCATTTGCATTAGGTATAATAGTTTCCTGACCCGGATATTTCCATTGTCCATATTTAGACACAATAGGTTTCTTTTTAGTCATTATCTTGGTGAGCTAAGCAATTTATTATTAACCACTTTAAGAAGCATCTTTACATTATCGGATACAGTTCTTATTAACACAATGTGGTTAGCATAGTGTCTGAACTTCTTCCGTTCGAAAGGAGACTTATTTAAGTTAATGTTGTTAGTATTTAATGTACGAATATAACCGTTAAGTTCTGTATTCCAAACAGGTTGCTGTACTAAAATTCCTCCAGTTTGAAATTCTCCACGATCTCTTGTGAAGTCCCAGAACTGATTGAATCTATACTTCTGCTCTTCTTTAGAATAAAGGATATTAATAATTCCTGTTAAAGTATCTATCTGAGGATAGTTTACGATTACTGGTGCATTGTTTTTTGGACTAAGATTTAATCTTAGGTTACCGGAAACCTGCTCATTATTATACACGATTGCTTTATCGAAGTTATAATCTAATACTTCATAACGATCTATACCGTCTTGGTCATATACGTAGCATTCTAATAGATACTCTATACTTCTTGTAGTTGTTACGGCTTGGCCAGTAGCTGAGATATAATCTATCTCAAATGGATAATCTGCGCCGTAGTAGTTACAGAACTTAGAAGTGTTATTATAGTGCTTCCATATCTTACCAATTCCGTTATCAGTCTTAGTAGTAAGGAATCCTTTGATATTAGAGATACCTAATTCAGGATGCCAGTCGTGGAAAGATAACCAAGCTTTAATTTTAGGATCAAAGCTGATTGTCCAAGATAGGTTATCAAAGTATATGGGATCACCTAATTCTATTCTAGCATTATCAAAATAGAATAGCTGATCTTTTGGAGAATAAATTACGCTATTTAACAAATGATCTTTAACCTTGTAATCAGTTTTAGAAAAATAAAGAATCTGATTTTCGTTATCAAAAGTTGCCTGACAACCAATACCTACTACAGGGTTTCCTACAAGGTGATAAGTAGGGAATTGTTCTAGTAAGAAATAAGTTAGGTATTTAGAAAACCACCACTTCATTCCTAAATCGGAGATCGGTTGCATTCCCTCGGATACTGTAAAGATCTTACCTTGTGAAGAGCTCATCCAGAATACCCCAGCTGGAGTATTGATTATGGATAGTCTATCTTGGCAAGAACCGTGTTGGAATTCTACATCAGCATTACTTAATGTTTGCAACGGCTGACTAAATAATCCCCCATCTCCAATAGTAATCTTTGTGCCTGATGTAGTCTGAAGAGTATCAACAGCATTAAACATTAACGGGCTATTCTTTTCTAAAAGGATAATTGCACCATTTCGGTTAATAGATTTAAATGCCGTTACTCTACTATCGAAGTCATAATAATTGTTTATCAGGAATATTCTCCAGTAATCTTTTTTATCCTCAGCACTTGATTGTAGAGAATATATGACTCTAAATGGAAAATATTTATAGCAGCTTTCAGCAGTAAAGGGATCATACGACATGCCTTGCGCTGTTCCAAAAGATATGTAATTATTCATTGTACGAGATACCCCTAGAGAAATATCGTACTTATAATAGTTTCCGTTCTTAATAATATTCGTATCAAACAATGCTTCGGTATCCGTGTAACCATAAGGATCGTAGATCTGTTCTTCCGGTCTATCTCCGTAATCTCTATAGTCAGCATTATATTCAGATTCAACAAAGAAGTCTCTAATACCAGATTGGAATAAATACATGTACGCACTCCTTACGCCTAATCTAAATCTACCATGTCCTTGAGAGTATCCTGTAGTATAAAAACCAGTTCCTATATTACCACCATCTAAATTATAGAAAGCATATGCTCCGATTTTAGTCTGTGTTTGGGACGCATTAACGTTTCCTGGATTAGTAATAGTAATTTGAGAAAATGCAGCACCAACTTGTTGGATAAAATCATCGGCTGAGAAACTTTGGAAGTTAGCCCAAAAGCGAGGATAGGTTACCATATACTTTAGAGTATAGTTTATCTCAACCCCGTCTGGTACATTATATAACCAGTCATAAAAATAAAAGAATGTGTTCTTCTCAGTATATCTGCTAATGTAAGTATCTCCACCAAATATGTCAGGGGTACTTTGAACAACAACTTGTCCAGCAAGAGATTGCGGAAGAGGCGTTTCACCAAAAAGACCGGATCTAATTAAATGAGAACATCCTGTAGTAATCTGATTGGTCGATGCTATCTGACCATACTGGTTTCTAAATCTAACTTTTAAAGCTCCGTGATACGCAGCGCCTGTAGCATAAAACTTACCAGCACTAGGATTATCATTAGTAATACCTTTATTAACTACACCTGTCTGTGCAAGCTGTACAGATCCAATTGTTTGAACAGATCTATCTACAACTGCTGCGACATTAAGCATTGTTCGACTAGTGTGAATAGCAACACATCGTGATCTATAGAGATTATTAACACGTTTATCTCCAAGTATTTGAAACTGATTATCTAGATAAGTACTTTGTACTATTCGACGACGCGTATTCCCTAGAAGGATTCCGCCCTTTTGAAATTTAAATAGTTTTATCTCAGAACGAGATCGCATAACGTATTCTCTAAAAGGTACAATAGCTCTAATTAATTCTATAGCTTGTTCTGTTCCTTGTGCCCAGTAGTAACCAAATGCTAAGAATCCACCAGCTGCTTTAAATCCATTAGGAGTATATCTATAATCAGATAATTCAGTACTGTTATCATACCTAGATCCTGTTCCTCCTACAACACCACTTAAAGTTACGTTTATACCTCCCCACGCCAAAGCTAATGTTGCTAATGCAGCATCCTGACCACTTACCGCAATACCAGCGTTATTAAATACGCTAGATAGAGCTTGGCTATAAGTAGCAGCTGCAGTAGCTGCTAAAGCACCATTTATACTAGAAGAAACAACGGTAGTCGCACCCGTACCATTTATCCCTGAGTTTTGTGCACCAGGGCTAACTGAAGTGCGAATATCTCTACCTCTCATTGCTCTAAAAGCAATACCTAATCCTACAACAGCTCCTATTAATAAAGCCATGTTGGTAAGTAGCTTTTCTTTAGGATGTCCTGGTACTGGCTCAAAGCGACCCTCCATATTATAGTTAGAACCTTTTTCACCATAGAATTTTAATTCTACTGCAGATAGATAAGGGTATTCAAAATTAGTATCAGGTGAATGAAATGTATAGTAATCTCTTTTTAAATAAGTGGGAGGGCCCAGCGACGTAATATTACTACTAGTCTCATCACCTGATACAAGAGTAAAATCAACACTTTGATAGTTACTTACATAGTTAGGATATAGTATTTCAGTATCGTCTGCCTGATAATTATTAGATGGTCCGCGCTCTTTATATGAACGCATGTTATTTACAATACCTTTTGCAATAACTGATTTATTTCCTTGACGAGAAGATCTTAATATCTCGTATCCTACAATACCTGGTATAATTTTACCATCGTTATCTACAGGTGCTTTTATGTTAGAAAACTGCGCACCTAGTATTCTAATAGCTACAGGAGTAGTTGGTGTAACACCAAGTATAGGACTATCAACTCCATCTATTGATCTAATATGCGAAAAGTTATCGTTATTATAAAAATCACCTATGCCACTTCCATCTGAATGGAAAACGTCTGATGGCATCTTGTGATGGCGAATGTTTCTACCACATAAATCATAGGTATAATTATTTGCATTAATTGTAAATAATGATGGATTAGATGTAGGATTCCAAACCTCCGGTTTATTGTCAGGATACTTTTCTGTAGATTCCCAGTATCCCATTTTACCTCTTGCTATTATAGTACCCTGTGTAAGAGAAACAGGATAGTTTGATACAGGTAAGGACAAGGCATTTGATGTAGGGTATGCTGTATTATATACCTCCCAAATTTTTGTTTGATAGGTATTATCCTCTTGCCATTCTATATTATCATCTGATGCTGTACCTGCAATAGCCTCTTCCCAGGCAAATGGCGGTCTACCCGGTATATGGTATGAGCTAGATTTTTTGCCATCGTTATATACCCATCTAATCCAAAAGGCGTATACCTCATCTCGCATGTAACCTATTATATTACCGCCTTTTTTATAGTAGTCAAACGGTTGCTCTGTCATTATCCATTCCGTACCAATTTGATTTGCAAAAGGCTGGTAATTAAAGTCTAACCTATCTGTAGGAGCAACTCTAATTAAATAACCGTTGACATCATACATAGCTTCTGACTTTTCATAGCCAGGTGTACGCAATGGGACAGTACCAAGAGGCACTACGTTTAATGTAGGCGCTATAAAGTCAACACTTAAACTTGTAGTTCTAGTGCTATAATATCCAATTTCTGTAGCAACTGTTTGTTGATTTGTTGTAGATACAATAACCAATTGAAACTGCTCAAAATTATCTGTATCTAAATTTGAAAACGTAATGTCTAAAGAGCTTCTTGCGTTACCATGAACAAACAAGGATTGTATTTCTGATGGATTAAAATAATCTGTCATTCTTTGCTCATTCAATGAATAAGCTATTACAGCATAATATGACCCGTTTAATAATTGTCCTCCGCCTAAACCCCTACTTATAGATACGCAGGGTATTGACATAAGTTGACTTAATCTTATTTTATCGCAATCTAACTGAAGAGGTAAAAGAGGTTCGCATACTACACAATATGCCCCTCCTCCTGGAGTTGTACCATTTGGATCATTTGGAGATGTATTAGTTAACTGACATACATAGGGTACTCCGGGCCAAGGTTCATTATTAAATATATTTGGGGAGGGACCTTCTAAAGATCCTATGTTCATAACCCGACTAGGATTTAATCCATCGTCCCAATAAAGGTCATAGCTACAGTCAAACTTAGCTTTGGAATCTCCAATTATTAAATTTTGTCTATTGAATGATAAACATCTATCATTTACAATAGCCGTGTATGTGCAAGAGGGCTGGTGAAATAATCCTATTTCACAATCAGTATCATCGGTAGAGTATATTATAAAATAATCTTGGACAACAGGGATGCTACCAATAATCGTATAAGGCGCCTGCGTACAAAATTCATTTGCCGGCTCATTACCTAGTAGACCAATGTCTCCAGACTTACTGTTATTTGCAGCATTCCTTGCATGATTCCACGTTCCTTCTGGAGCAAAACTAACATCGTAGTCTTTAACCATTCCTTTGTTAAAGGAGTTAGTCGTAGAATCAGATGATTGCTGAGAAGGGTTATTACTAGCTTGTTGTTTTTTAGCCATGATTAAACACCGTTATTTACTCTTAGGTTACTCATTGGACTAGGATATGACTTAAACATATCATAGTACTTACCATACATTGCTTTACGATTCATAGTCCATACCTTTTCCATCTCAGAGAAATTAGGAGTATTAACTACAGAGAGGGCATTATTTCTTGCTCCGCGATATTCCTGAGCAACCAATTGAATTTGATTAGCTACATTTACCCCGTCCATCATTAAGTTTTCAAGTATACGTTTCTTCAATCCGTATTCATAATACTCGTTAAGATAAGGATGATCAGGAACCATTAAATGTCCATCAGCATCCTCTAAAGTTCCCTGGTAGTTTATATAAATTTTAGCTTCATCTGTACACTGATTATTACCATCAGTACTTCTACGGTCATGATGATCACGCGTATTAAGATAAAGCCAACCGTCTTTAATATAAGCTTCATCTCTTGCCATAGACTGAAGATTTGGACAATCGCAATCTATAAATTGTGAGTTTCTAAATCTAATCGGAGCAAATGTTTTATATGTTCTAGTCTGATTATTAATTACTTGAATCAACTGATACTCCGTACCACATTGTGTTAAGCATACTGGTTGGGACGGTAAGGATACGTCTGAACAATAGTTAGCCTCTACCCAGGGTCTCCATTCTGGAGTAACATCTTGAATATTAGTACCTTGCGGCATACTTACGTTCTCTGTGTATTCTCCGCATATCAATGCGAAGTTCATTACAAAGAAATCATCCGGTAAACGAACGCGACCTTTTTCTACGTATAATAATCTTTCTTTAGTCATGTATATACGTAGACCAAGATCATAATTGATACGTGTAGCTACTTTAAGTAACTGCGAAGGATCTACGCTTCCATCGGTAACTAAACTTTTTAAATCAAGCTTGACATCTTCAAGTAGTGATTCAAAAGTTCTATATTTAAGAGTATAATTATAGTTCATGATCTAAGCGGGGATTGTTTATCTGAAATAAATTGATCTTGAGGTATCTGAAGAGACTTAAAGAAGTCAGCAACAACCTGTTGTTCTATCTCTGCAAAAAGCTCAGGAGGTACTCCTAGTAATTCGTCTTGACGTTGCATACAAGGATCCTCACAAGAGAATCCCATAACGCCTGCATCAAATATTCCCTCTACTGATAATCCTTCCCATTCAACATTTGGAATATAGATATAGTTATCCATAAGCCAGAAGTAAGTGTTTTTGTTATACCTAAAAGCAGATGTCTTACTCATACTATTGTATAAGGATGGAGTTGTCCGATAAGCCTCTGTAAATCCATCCATAGATGTTACTGTACGTAATAGCGGGCCTTGGGGTCCTTCCATTACATTAGGTATTCTAGTTTGTGTACGTTTAATTGTACAGCCGGATTTAGGTTCACAGCATGCTTCTACTTTGTCTACATCAATTAGCGGTATACACGGTAAGCGTTTAAACATACTGGAGAATTTTGTTCCCGTTCCCTGGTTACTTTGACGCTTAATGTATACGCTAGCGTACTTCATTATAAGGCTATAGATAACACGGTCTGTAACAAAGTCATCCATGTCTACAGCCTTAATAATGTTTCTAACTCGAGATACTGCTTCTCCTACTGTTTTCATAATTAATCTATTAGATCAAATTCGTTATATTCTTTTAACTTTTCTTTTGTCTGCCTAACTATTCGATTCTTCATACTTGCCTTATCAAATAGCTTTGATACAGTAAACATCTTATCTATTACTATAAACTTCTTCCAGTTATCTCTGAACTCTTTAGTAACAGCCCGTTTAAAATATCGGTTAGCAGTAAATCCCCACAGAACTCTATCTCTTAGTTTATATCGAGACTGGTAGTTACTATAGAATATCTTACTAATGTAACCATCTGTATCCCAGTTCTTATGGGTAACTTTAACGCCATACTTAATTGACTTACCATAATCCACGTTTTCTTTAGTAGGTTGCTGACAAGCACCTATAAATAGATAACCTAGATTTTCTGGTAACTCTATACCATCTCTGTTTTCAATTGTTTCTCTCCAAAGCTTTTCGTTAAAAGCCTTTACTATTTTTTTAGTTAACGCGTGGTCAACATCTTTATGTTCTGGATACTTAGCTTTAAAGTCTTTAAGATACTGTTTAGTAATTAACTTAACTTTTGGTGCTCTATATCTTGGGGCATTTAGGTCTGGTTTTTTGAAGTTCTGCATACGCCTTAGTACAATTTACGAAATTTATTCTAGCTTTAAAAGTAATACATCATTGAATACTAAACAAATATAGTGAAAAACCCCCAAGCCATTGCCTGAGGGTCTCTCTTGTTTAGTCACGCTAAACCAACAAACGTGGACTATAATGCCGGTAGTGTCTTTATAATTATAATAGCGCTGGTAGAACTTGCTCCAGCATCTATACAATTTGTTCTTACTTGAAAATAATAATTAGTATTAGGAGTTAACAAACTAAGGGTATAACTATTAGTAGTTAGGTTAGCCGTAGATGTCCATATCCCAGGAATAGTTCCGTAATCTACATTATAATAATCAGCTCCAGTAAGTTCCCAGGTAAGTATGATAGCTGTAGTACCTACATAACTAGGATGCACGTTGATAGGTGGCAAACAGTCAAGGTCTACACTTTGTACAGACATAGCCTGATAAGCATTTTCTAATGATGCTCCTGCTGGTAATGCGGGATAATTATCACCGCCTGCAAACCAATTACCAAACTGATATATAGAATATAGAGAACTATGTTTTACACAGGTGTCTATAATAGTCTCAAAGCACGGAGTTGGATCCGGGCAAGTTATATCAGGGGGACATGTAAAGACAGCAGCAGTTGTAAGGGGTAAATCCTTACAACTGCATTTGTTAGTTGATGATACGGTATTAGAACCGCAAGTTGTGCAAGCCATATTTTTAATTTATTAAGCTGTCTCTACTGATTGATAAGCGCAGTCTTTTATAAGACCGCCTATAATAACTCTTACTCTAACTTGATAAGTAGTACTTGCTATAAGTCCAGATAACGTTCCTGTTATAGCACCTACTGCTGGGTTTACAATAGTAGCTGTTGTTACTACAGCCGTTAGACCATTGTTCCAACATTCTACAATATATGTTACACCGCCTGCGATAGCATTAGCAAAGCTAAAGTCTATATAGTCAAAAGGTGCGCCTACAGCATAGCTCATAGCTGGACAAGTATCATTGTTTTCTACTCCTACTGTTAAGCACTTATTACATGTAAGGTCTCCGTCAGAAGCACATACATCTAGTTTAACTGTGTAGTCTGTGAATAAACTTAGTAGGGTAGTTGAAAGATCAATATTTTGAGTAGCTCCTCCAAGATTAGGGATTACTGAAATTTGCTCAGTATATGTTAGACCGAATGCATCAGTAATTGTAATAAACATACCGCTTGCAAAACAGTCTACAAAAGATCCGGCAGATCCAGTAAATGCTACTTCTATATTAGGGCTAGTAAATTGAGCATCCATTACTATTTGAACATCATCACAACTTGTATTACAACAGTTTGTAACTACGCTTTGTAGAGCAGAACGCATGTCGCATAATGTAACCCATAGGTTATTTACAGCTGCTGACATAGTATTAACATCTCCTGCGTTTATCCAACCTGGTAAGCCGGTCATTGCTATTGTAGGATTGCTTAAGGTTGGCGATGCATCAAGATTAACACATTGCTGTCCAATAGCTGATGTAATTGCTACAGGATTCCCGGTAGCCGTTTGTAAAGCACAGAAATCTGCTTCAAGAGCTTCTACAAACTCTACTATAGGAATATTACTACTACCTGTTAGTACGCATGTCCCAGAAGCAATAATAAGTTGATCCTTAACAGATTTAACTAGACCCCCTGCTGGAAATACAACCTGCGCGATAGAGTCAATCTCTTTAGTATGCTGAGTAAGAGTTTTATTTATGGTTACTGTACCTTCTATAATTCCACAAATAGTATTTCCAATTAACGTAGCAAAGTCAGTAACTGAAAGTTGAACAACCATATCCCCTAAAGGATTAGGAAATTGCAAACATTCAGGAACTGGTACTAAGCAAGCTAATGTAGTAGCGCAATCAGCAGGAGTCATAGATGCGGGAGTACTTTGCATAGCGCAAAGCTGATCCAAAATAAATTGGATAATATCTTTAACACTCTCCGGTCTAGGGGAAATAGGAGGAAAACAATCTACGTCAAATCCTGATACTTTTAAATCATCAAGAAGAGTACATAACTGTACAGCCATCTTATAAGTTACATCGGAAATGCTATCTCCTTTGCATAAGTTAATGCAGGAGATGTCTGGTCCTTGCCAGGTAACACAGTTACTTGATAACGGTGTACAGCCTCTCTGTGTATTTGTAGGTTCTAGTGGAAGTGCCATATATATAATTTACTGTTTTTTTATCTATTATCAAAATTTATCCTCCGCATAATAAGCATGGCAAAACACCATCTTCTAAAACTATACTTGTAATATTTGCTGAGGTCATAGTATATGTTTGAAAAGTAGGATCGGAACCAGCAACTATTGTAAATCCAATTGCCCATAAACAATTACCATTATAATTAAATACGTATCCAGAAAAAGGATCCAGGCTATCTAAAATATTATAATCAAGTACCAGATTAAATTGAGGACAAAGATTAGCACCTCCGCTAGGGGCACTTCCATCTAAACATGTTGTACAACCAAATGTACCTGGAGCATCACCGTAGGCTCCTACTGTAAATGTGTATGTTACGGGAGGAACTGGGGGTATAAAAGGATTGCCTGAAGGTTCTGGGCATACCACTGGAGTAACTGGTGTTGTTATTATACATGCTGTTGGATCCGTCATTACTGAATAATCAGATTGCTCTTTCTTAATCCAAAGTTTATCTAAGTCTATTGTATCACAACAGTTACCATATCCGTTTTTAAGACCAAGGAATAACTTGTAATATCCGTTAGCAAATTTGATATTAGCATTAATATCACATGCTCCTTGTGTAAACTGATAGAATAATCTAGGGGATAGTGGGGTTGTTTCAGAATAAGGTAACGGTAATGTCTCAGGGGAGCTTCCGGGTACTGGGAAAGGATCTGGTGATGGAGGATAAGATTCTCCTAAACAACAGGTGCAACCATCGATACCAAAGGCATTTAAAAATGTTACCGTTTCAGTAGCGGCAAGAGCAACTATAGTTACTTCCCAGCATCCGGGATATTCTTCAATAGTTATAACGGATCCATCATAGATAGGATCAATACCGTCAACAATTAACGTGCTTGCATCTTGACAATTTGTTAATTGTATACCTTCTACAGGACAGCCTGCTGTTCCAAAAGTAACAGTAATAATACTTAGGGCAATGCTATTAAGGCAATTTGTTCCATAATCTGGACAACTACTGAGACAGCAAATTGAATCAGCTATCCATGTTCCTGGTAATGACGGACTTGTTGTTGAAAAATTATTACCTAGTTCGCTAACCCATGTGTTATAAGTAGTGGCAAATTCTGGACCAGTATTAATCCATACTATAGTACCTGTTTCACAATTAATTGCTTTTAAGCAGCAGCTTTGAATCATAATTAGCAGAGATAAGATAAACAGGTTGGACAATCGTTATAAGCTACGTCTACAGTTACTACTACTTGTGGTAAGAATGTAAATGTTTCTTCTATAGTAAAGCATATGTCAGGATATTCTACAAATGTTAGTATAGGCAAACCTTGATTTATACCGCCAGTTAGATATGATGACAAATCTGTAGTAGTTTGCAATAGCGGTGTAGTCTCTCCGCACTTAATTAAATTATAATAAGGGTCAACTTCCTCAACTTCGTTACAGTCTATGCAGTCTGCGTATGCCGTAATTTGGTCAACAGTGACATTTAAGGTAGTAGAACTTGTGCATGCATTATTTAAGGATACATATAGGCATGCTGCAACGCCTTCAATAAAAATATACTGGTCTATAAACTGAGCCATAAAATCGTTATCCTGGCCGGTAGTATTTACAGAGGCATATATAGTATTATCAGCACAGTTAATTAAGTCGTAGCAACAAGTATTAAATGGTGTTGATGATACGCAGTTACAGTAGTATACTAACGTTGTTGGGTCCTGTATTATTTGACAAGGATTATTACATGTTAGAGCCGATTGTGAAATATTACAAACTAATGATGCTGATATAGATAGTCCTATTCCGGCATAAGAACTAGGGATAAGATCTGTTTGATAATAATCAGGTAAACCGGAAACGGCATTACTAGGAAATTTATCTGATGATGTATAACTACCTTGCCAACTTGGGCATTCTCCGGGACTTAAAAGAAACGGTACATCTAGTGCTCCATTATCTTTGTTAGAGTCAATATTAGTTCCAAAAATAGAAGAAGTATCTAAATAGCAAGGAGTTACTGCATCAGTAGGGTCTATTCCAACAAATGCGGTTTTGGTAATATTTTGTTCTATGGTTAGGCCGGTAACTAATAATGTTATATCTGTAGCTCCGGCGGGGGCTCCAGTAGATGTAATAGCTGTACCCGCCTTAATTTCCTGAGCTAAGTCCATTGTGGCAATATAGTCAGCAAGACGTCTATCCTGGTATGTGGCCTGAATAACACTATTGATATCATCTAGGCCAAATGTTCCACATACGGCAAGTCCCGGAGTTGCCCCAAACGTTGTTATAATAGAAGGTAAGGTTACGCCGTAATTGCTTAATAAGGTATTAGGATCAATGTAATTTGGCCATCCGTCTGTTACAAATAATATTTTTTTATTTGCGGTAGGTCGGCTATTAACCCCCCACACCACATCGTAGCCCCTACCTAAACCGGCAAAGCTATTTGTAAAAAGAAAACCTAGTGTATTAACTATTCCGTATGAATCTACAGGACTAGAGAAAATAGGGGTACCCATGCTATTAATTGCAGCTTTAAGCAATCCTGGATTAGATACAGTACCCGCTGGAGAGTTATTGGCTCCTCCTGCTTCCCATGCTGTAGGACCAAAATTTAAACTAACTCCTCCAACTGGCGTAAATTGATCAACTGCAAATAATACTATACCTACTCGTATCTCTCCAGAAGTAATTCTTCCTAAGCTGTTCGCAAGAGTATTTAAATTACCGTTTGCATCATAACCCATCTCTAGTCCATCGACAATACCTCGAATCATGTTCTTATACTCCGGCATTTCTGTGTCGCTAATCGACCCTGATATATCTATAACTATTGCTACATCAGTATCACAACCTGCCGGATCTGTTCCCTCACAATTGCCGGTTACCGGATTATATACTAGTCCCTCTGGACACATAGGTGTATTAGTAATACATTGTTGAGATGTTTCATCCCAAGAGAAGCCTGGTTCGCATCCACAACCTTCTATTATTTTAGTAGTCCATAAAGAATATCCGGGAGAATTAAATGGCCAATATACTGTAGAAGATGTTGTTACAATAGATGTGTTTGCGCTAGTAGCTTTATAAACAAGACCTAGTGCTGCAGCTCCTTTGTCATATGTAAAGAATCCTTCTGTTTCAGAATAGAAACTTGCACCAAACATGTTCCTGGCATCATCACCAATAAGTTGTCCGGGAAATACTTCTGACCAAGATAGCCCTAAATCCGAACTGTATAGTATTGGACCATTCCCTCCTAATGCCCATAAGTGAGAATTAACATCTAATTCACTAAGGTTTATATTATACATTGTTAAAGTAGTATACTTTAGAGGGGGCGTATAATAATCAGGATCAGTCCATGTATATACAACAGAAAAACTTACTCCTCCGTTTGTACTTCTATATATTCTTTTGTCAGTTGTAGCAACTATAAGTTGTTGATCTTGGCTCATAAGTAAGCCTGATACAACCTCGCCAGCGGCAAGAACTACACCTCCGTTTAAATATGTCCAGTTAGCTCCCCCATCTGTTGTTTTAGCAATTGCTCCACCGTGACCTAAAATACCAAAGTTTAGAGATGCAAAATATATACTTAGAGCTATATTACCAAATGCTGGATTTAGGCCTGTTGTTGTAGAGGTGTAAGTAAGACCGCCATCTGTAGATTTTATAACACCTGGTAAAAGTCCCGCAGTGCTACCTGCTATATATATGCCTGCCGGATATAAAGGATCACCAGGAATTATTCCTTCTGGAATAGATATTTGGTAAGCGTTAGTCATACTACCGATAGGAGGGGTTACTTGCGTAATCGTTGCTCCAGCATCTGTAGTATATCCAATATAGTTTACGCCGCACATAATAGCGTAATCCGGATACTGGTAAAATTTATCTGTCTTAACATCATAAAGATCTACTAATGTAAAACCAGTATAATCTGTCCAGGCTTCAGTAGAATGGTTATAAACTCTGAAAAGACCCGTATTTCCTGTTAAGTATGTTTTACCGAAAGCCATTTGTTAAGTTGTTTGTGGCAAAGCTGGTCTTGGAGCCGGCTTAGCCTGTAATTGTTTAATACAGTTTGTACATCCTTGTTTTCCTTCAGGTGTTACTCTTTTCTGACATCCACAGGACATCATATTTCCGCAGTTTGAACATTTTGCCATTGAAGTAATATATTGGTTTTTAACTAATTAGCAATTTCCACAGCCGCAGCTACAAGCTAATTTATTTAGTCTTGTAAGCACATAATTATAAATAGCCATACCCTGTGACGGAGAATGGCAATATTCTACTTTAGCTTTAGCTGCCTTAAGCATAGTAGTAAGAAGTTGTACTTCTTGTAGTTTCGCTTTAATAGGAGCCTGTGGCTCGCAGTTTGGCACATCTAGGCAACATAGGAGCTCGTTGATTTTATTCATCGCCTCCGTAGTTCTTAGATGATTATATTCTACATAGACAAATTGGTGTGGAGCTACGCTATATCTAATAACATAAACCCCATCTACAACATTATTTCTGTAACTATCACAGTTAGTAGTTTGTGTATCTAATCCGCAAGCTGTAATATTAACATCAAAGCTGCTTGTCGTACTAACTGTACCCAGGTCTTCAAATACTGAAGCCGTAGTAAATCCAGGACAAGTTATCTCTAATCGAGGACATTCAATAGGTACGTTAATATTATACGTACTTGTATCTACTATACGAATTACGCATGTAGTTAACGTATCTGGAATATCTAAAGATAATAAGTGTTGTGCCATAGTACTAAGTTACAAAGATATAGTGTAAAAATAAAAAAGGGAGAGAGTTTTTTTGCTCCCTCCCTTTTTACAAGTTTTAGTTAAGATTAACGAGGGTCAAACTCAGCAGGTACTGGAGTACAAACTTCTGGACAAGCGTATGTTGTCAAAGTAGTACAGCCGCTACCTGCGTTGCTCAACCAAGCTTCAACAAAGCCTTCAAATGCTACGTTGTAGTTAGTAGTTGCAGACAATACACTTGTTGCATCTAATGCTACAGTTATAGGTGCTGTTGCACTACCTAAAGTAATTGTGAATACTGTAGTACTTACTACTTCATAGATGTAAGCATTAGCAACGATAGTACCCGTTCCACCTGTTAAAGTAACAACCATACCTGGTAACAAACCTGCTGTAGAAGCTACAGTGATTGTACCATAAGCTGGAATAGCACCTGCAGCAGCAGTACTTGTAGAAGCAGCTGTTGAATCAATACCTGCAACAACATTATCTTCAGTTACAACAATTTGCAACAAGTACTGATCATTATCAAATGTTCCAGAAGGATTATTGAAACGTGGTACGTTATGTTGAATATAGTAGCTAGTATAGAAAGCATTACGATTAATTGCATCATACACGTCTGTACCGTTAGTGATCTCACGAATACGCAAGTCTTGTCCGGTATAGAAAGGCTGTTGCATGTATGCTTCAGTTAAGATAAGCTGACGTATAACATTTTCACCTGTTCCTTTTAACTGAATTGGTTGACAAATATCATTCTCACAAAGACCTGTGAAAGCACAAGGGTCTCCGTTAAGATCTACCTCAGAAGCAAAAAGCTTAACTGGCTCTAAGAAAGCAATGATAGAATCATTAGGATAGAAAGTACAATCTTGGAAACGAGTATCAGCATAAGCTCCAGTGATAATCAAACCAGCAAGAGTAGTCTCATCTGTTCCTGGAGGGAATGCAGCACCTTCCAAAGTGTAAGGTAACAATGCTTCAGCAGTTGTGCTATCGTCAGTATTAACTGGCTCAAATGCCTGCCAAGTTGTTCCAGCATCAGTAGAGTAAGTAATTGCTACGTGGATGAACGGATTAATCAAAATACTGTTTAAGAAGTCATAAGCCCATTTAGTGTAAACAATCAAAGGATTTACAGCTACTGGAGCAATTGCATCAGCTGGACAACATCCTGTGTAAGCACCAGAAGTGTAATAGCTGTTACGAGTTAAGTAACGTAATGCAGGTGATCCTTTAATGTCTAAACGCAAAGAATAAGTCTCTCCGCATAAGAATTCCTTAGCGCAAGATCCTTCATAATTTTCTACGTTAGCACCTACAGTAATCTGTGCTTGTTGAGCAGGACAAGATTCTACTTTGTAGAAAGATGATACATACTTAGGGTTGATAGTCTTAGACTTTACAGACTCAGAATATCCACCGTGGAATGGACCAATTTTGTCATTAGGGTGAATAGAACCTGATACAAGTACCAATGGGCACTTTAAAGCAGTTGATGGATCAAGATCCGTAGGGATAGTCCAAGTTTTAGGATCAACAAAAGTAAACTCACCTAGAGTTAAGTCACTTGTTGATAATCCTGGATCAGTTACAAAACCATTGTATCCTACAAAGGTTTTCTGAAAGGCATGATTAAAATACGACATGTTTTTTTGTTTTTAAGGGTTATAAATATATAGTTAATATAAGGAAAGTTTCTCAACTCTCCAAATTTTTACAAATAATCTTTCATCTCGTGATCAAGTAAGCGCATTGCTACCTTGTCTGTACCAAAAGAGTTTAACTGGTCTACCCAGTTTTGCATCTTGTTATGCTCTTCAACTTGTTCTTTTAAGTAAGCTAAAGCAAACTCATATAACATGTAGTCTGCTTTTTTCATAGCGTCTCCAGCCAACTCTTTGATTTGCTTAGTTATAGTAATCTCATGATCATAAGACATCTGTATAATCTCAGGAAGACCATTAAAGGTTTGGTTAGGAGAATCTAGTTTTGGAGTAAGCGGTTGTACCCCCATAGATAATAAGTAGGTTCTTGCTAAGTCTGAATGGGACATTTCCTCATTAGAGTATTTACGCCATAGTTTAGCGGCATTAACATAACCGTTATTATCTAACCACATTGACATAGCCAAGTATATTCTGCCCGAGTATTCCTCTTGTTGTACACGGTAGTTTAGATACTCTACGCAGTCATCTGATAAAAGTATATTCTTACCTTTAGTAGATGGTGCTTTCTTTATAGTAGATGCGGTAGGACTAGTAATACCTACTACTTCTCGTTTCAATAAATTTCTCGGTTGTTCCGCCATTATTCCTAGTTATTATGTGTTTTCTTCTCCAGATGTTTTAGCAATAGAATATTGATTCATAGATTCAATATCTCCTGCAAGTACTTGTACTGTTTCATCTACAAGTATTTCAATGATGTTATCCGCAAATTCGCAAATAATATCATCAGTCGATACTTGTAGGGTATATGGGTCTGTGCAGCCATTGATTTGAATCAGAACTGGATTTCTATAATACATCAGATAGCAGTTGACAACTTCAAAATCATTGTCATTATATATACGTACTTTATCTCCTACAAGAGTACAGAAGGTTTCTCCCCATTCAAAGCTAGGTTTACGTAAGTAATCCTGTAAGTAAACGGGAACGTTCTGTTCTTCAGCAAGATAAGTAACAGTCATGCTTTGCGGATCTTCGCAACATCCTTTTCTAGCATTAGCGTCAATACGTTTAAACTGTAAATAATCTTCCGGAAGAAGCTCAGTTTCTTGGTATAGATGTTTGGGATAAAGCTCTACTAAAACTTCTTTTAATAAATTCTGAAGATCATCTACTTTACGAGTAGATTGTTCATCTCCTTGTTTTTCAGCGTTTAATCCAATTAGTTGGCGACGGACCCATTGTATCTGGGCTTTATTAAAGGCCTCTACAATTTGCCAGCATTCGAAGTTATCGTAATCATTGCTGGCAAGCTTATTAAGTCGTTGCTTAATCTTAAGCTGTAGAGTAGTATTGTTCATTATTTACCAATTGTTATGTTTTTTATAACATCTACTAGGGCCACTACCACTACGTTTTTTATGAGCTTTGTAGTTATAACCTTTTCCTTTTTTAGGCCAATCCCCAGATTCAGAAGATTCGGAAGATTCAGAAATAGTACCCATACCAGATACCGGCTCCTCCTTTGTATACATATTACTTGTATCTACAAAGTTCCCACCTAAATCCATGTAACCTATTTTTTTAGAATTTTTGTTAATCATGGTATTTATTATCCTTTAACTTTTTTCAAGTTTGGGTTTGCCTTTTTAGCAGCAGAAGACGCCTTACGAGCAGCAGAAGCTAATATAGCTCCAGCAGCTGCTTTAGATACGCCCTGCTTTTTTGCAATACTTGACTGTACTGCTTTAAATCCTGGATGGCTTCCTCCTTTCTTGTAGGATCCGCCACATTTTGCACAACCTTTCATCATAGTACTATAGTTTTAACATTTCCATTTTCTAAGCGCTAACGTTTTTCTTGTAGGCTCGCCGTTAGGTTTCTTTGCAGGTCCCTTTACTCCAGACATTCTAGCACAAAAGGATTTCTTTCTAGAGCCACCTTCTGGTTGTGGAGCTTTTAAATTTCCACCAGTTTCTCTATTGTAAGAAGCACGCCCTTTAGCATTAAGTCCTCCACTTGGAGACTTACCTTCTTTTCTTTGCCATGCTGGACTCTTAGCCATGTTATTTCTTTTTAGCAGTCTTAGCCGACTGGGTAAAATCTTTTTTACTAGGGGCACCTTTTGCTCCCACCTTGCGCATCTTCTCACCTGAGCCTGCAGCTATGCGAGCTCTCTTAGCGTGAATATTAGCGTATAATCCTTGCTTAGCCATGTTATTTTCCTTTAGCTACGTTACCTAACATTTTAATCTGCTCTTGAGCAAATTTCTTTACATCAGTCATCATCTTAGGATTGCTACGAATTTCTTCTGCACGACGTAAAGTATTCATAGCTGATTCAATTTCCCATTTACGCATCTCCGCTTTATTTGGAGAAGAAATGCTTATTGAAGCAGTTGACTTTTTAGGGGTAGCTACTTTTTTTGCTGCCATATTATTTCTTTTTAGGGAGTTCAACTAAGCCACATTTAGAAGTCCCTCCCCCTGCAAATTTAGGAGGAGAGGCCTTCTTATAATGGATTAAATTTTTAGCTTCCTTACTAGTAAGGATAGCCATTAACGTCCTGGTTTAGGTTGTGGTTTATTAACCCCACCTGATGATGTACCTTTAGACTTCTTTGTAGCAGCTGGACTAGCATTTACTTTACCAGAAGACTTACCAGCAGAATTTTTAATAGCATTAAATACTGCCATGTTGTTAGGATTGGATTTTCCACCAATACCTTTTGCACCTGAATTTTTCATTTCTTTAAGTATTTATATATAAGATAGTTATTGATTCCAATATTTCTCTACTTTTTTTAGCAAATCTACTAAAACGTCTTCGTGAAGAGGATTATTTAGATACTCTACAGCATCTGCTTGATTACGTCCAATAAGAATGTTCTTATCAGCAGTATATACAAATCCATCAGCTTTCGTTACAATAAATTTATAAAAGGTAGCGTCCTTAACAAGTGCTTTTAACTTAAGTACTTCCATACCTAGGTTAGCAGAGTCTAAGAACATTTGTGCAGCACGGTTAGCATTCTTTTCAGAACCTTGACCACTAATGAAATTATCCATGTTATCGTAAACAACATCATTAGGTGTACTCTTTCTATACTGCGCGCTAGCTGTATCTACAATTTTAGCAATGTAAAGAAGTTTGTTTGTATTCTTATCAAACAGTTTCTGTAATTCAGAAAGAGCTTTATTACGTAACTTCTTACTTTCTGTTTTAGTAGAAACAGTTTCAACGTGTCTGTCTAAGAAGAACTTAGGAACAGGCATCTTTGATCTAGCATCATCGTAGCTTTTAGCTATGATACTAAAACCTCCAGCATTAATAGCGTAAAGTTTTACCAAGTCATAAGGATCTTTTGGATCCAAGTAAATTGGCTCATTTCCAGCTTTAATTTCGATCTTTGACCAAAAGGCATCATTATCTGGTCTAAGTAATTTTATTTTATTCCAGAATTCTTTATCATCAGGATCAACTACGTTAGCAGCTAATTCTTTTTCAAGCTCTGCTACTACTGCTCTGATTTCACGAATTGTAGCTTCTCTTGTTTCAGCATCAGGAATGTTTTTAATCTCCGGAGCAAATTCATTAAGTCCTGTTACATATCTCTTGATTCCGTTGAATTCAAGACAGGCTAGTTGTTCCATATGCTTGACTCCTTCGTAAAGAGACATGCCATATTTCTCTAACCCCATGTTACTAATTCGATCATCGAAGTAGGGTTTAATTGCGATAGGACTTCTTTTAGTTTCAGAATACCTCTCGACTTTTGTAAATGCTGTTGTCATTTAGTTGGTTTTTATTAATTGGTTTTTGTAAAGGTAGTAAAAAAGGGGGAGATTTTAGCCTCCCCCCGTTTTTACAGATTATTTAAGATTAGAATGATCCGCCAGTAACTGGGTTACGCATAACGATTTTCAATACTTTGGTCGGGTCTTTAACCCAGATCGCAGGCATGTTTTGCGTCATGTATACACGGTATCCGTTGAATTGTCCAGAAGACGCGAAGCCTTGGCTACGTCCCATGTAATCCATAGTTCCGTTTTGGTACCACCATTTCAATTGGTTATCCCAGTTAAGTTTCAACAAGAAGATATTATCGTTAGTGTTATCGGTAATATCAAAGATGATGAAGCTATAAGAAGACAATGGGAAACCATCAATGATTGGGTTCTCAATATCGTTAGTATGTAAGTTATCGAACGCCGGGTTCAACACGAACTTAACGTTAGCCAAGAATGGGATAACATAAGAAGTGTAAGCGAATCCGAAGTTCAAGTCCATACCTTTACCAGTGATTGCTCCGATGTCAGCAGCTTGGATCAACAATCCTGAAGACATAGCCTCACGTGCGATTGCTGCATTAACCATACGCATACCTGCCATACCTGTTTGTACGATAAGCTGACGCTTAGGATCTGGACCTTGGAAGTCAACCTTACCAGCGTAGAAGTTGTACAATTCAGAACGGAACAAATCTAAGTTGAAACCAGCCTTGTTGTATACGCGCTTGAACGAGTTGTCCAATTGCTTCCAAAGACCGACAGATAAACGGATATCATCTGGACCGTCTTGACGAACGCGTCCACCTTGTCCCCACATTAAGTAGGTTTCGATATCGCTAGCTACTTTGCTCAAGTGAGCTGCTTCCATAGTAGTTAAGAAAGTACGAGATAATGAACCATTACCCATAGCGCGCTTAACATAATCCTTACCCATGCGAGAAACCATAGTATCTAGGTTAGCTACAGATGGATCCATATTCTTGTCAAAGTTACGCCAGATCTCAGTAACAGGTACAGTACCGTCAGCATTCATTCCGCCTTTGATCATAAGATCAGCGCGAGAAGATACAGAATAGTGTACGTGTGCTTCAGCTCCTCCTACGAAGTTGTAGAATTCACGGAAACCGGTTTGTGTAGTAATGTCAGAGAAACGCTCTCCGTATTCTCCACGAGCAGAACCTTTACGGAAGATTTTAGTACCTGGAGCAAGATAGTCAGTTGATAACGCAAAAGAGCTATCATTGTTAACTAACTGTACCGTGTACAAGAAACCATCTCCTAAAGGAATGATATCGTCTACAGTAATGTACATCTCAGCACCGTTGTACTTGTCATAAGTGATGATATCACCATGTCCAAATTCGCGACGTGAAATTTTAATTTTGAACGTTTGTCCGTCAGTACCTACTGATTCAGCACCATTCAATTCTACATCATCAACAATGTAAGGAAGATCTAATACAACCGGCGTTTGCCATTTGTACTCTCCTCTTGCGTTGTCGACATTAATTACGTTCTTTCCACCAAAGCTAGACATTTGGTACAAAGGCATTTCTACCTTTTGTGCCATTGCCCAAAGATCTACTGGTCCTAAATCCATAGGTTCAGAGTTCTTGAGCATGTTAACCAAGTGGTAAGAATCTACGTGTGAACTAGCGGCGTAGTTGGTATCTCGTAGAAATATACCATTGTTTAAAACTGGAGTTGACATGTTTATTTATTTAAGGGTTAATTTTATTATCGTTTAAAGAAGTTCCCATTTCTAGGTATCTTTCTTTGTGTTGTTTCTTCTTTTTCTACAACTGGAGAACTTGTAGCTAGCTTAGCTTGTTCCGTCTTAAGCTGGCGCACTGTTTTCTCCACTTGTGCTGTTTTACCTTGTTCCTTTACTTTCGATTCATATCCTTCTTCGTCAGCAAGTAACCAAAGTACTTTAGCAATTTTATTATAGTTAGGCTCAACATACTGGTACTTTTCTAATAGGTGTCCTAATAGATTAGTTTGCTTACCTGATATAGACGGATAACTAGGTTGTACTAGTCCAGTATAAATCATATTCTGCGTACGCTTGTCTAACTTAATTCCGTTAAGGTCTGCTGCTGCTACTGTATTATATACATTTTGCATATAAGCTTCAGAAGCTGCATGTTGTTGTCTCTTCATTTGTTCTTGCTTAGCAAGTTTCTGAACTACAACTGACTCTTGCATCTTATCCAACTTTGGCTTAAACTTATTAGCTTTTGATTGCAAATCTCCACGGTCTCTCCAACCGTCAATCTCTTCTTCAATATCCTCCGCTGTACCAAAGTTAGTTGCACGTAAATATTCACGTACAATTTGTTCTTGGTCTCTCTCAGATGTTGGATCTAATTCACGAACTTCTTCAGCTTGTGCGAGGACTTTAAATAATCCTTTTAGATCCTGGCCTCCATCAGCTACATATTTAGCAGCATACTGAAGTTCTTCTGGAAGAGATTCGAAAAACTCTACCGGAGTCTCTTGTCTTACTTTGTTCTCAATTTCTGCAAAGTTTGCATCCATAAGTTCTTCGTAATCCTTAAGAGTATAATCCTCCATAGGTTTGTCGTCCTCAAACGGAACTAACTTACCCGCATCTATAAGCTTATTAATTAGTTCAGCCATTCCGCTCTTGTCTACTTTAGGTCTTCCAGATTTCGGCTTATCATCAGCCTCTTCTTTTTTTCTAAAGTCTCCATCCGGATCAACTTCTCCAATTACATCATCTATAGATGCAGTTTCTTTTTCGTCGCCTTCGTTTTCATCGTCGGGCTTGTCAATAAAACTGAGGTCTAATTTAGCTGAACTAAACACGTTCGGCTTTTTCTCCTCTTCTGGTAGCATAACGTTTTCTGCTCCCGGGGTTCCTAGAATCTCATCTAGGTTCATCTCTACTTGTTCAATAGAGGTAGTTTCTGTATTCTGTGTAGACATATGGTTGGTTTTTTAAATTCTCTACAATATTAATATACGCAAATCTATAGTTTAAACTTTAAAAATTAGGGAGTTAAAAAAAATATAGTTGACTTTATAGCAAAAGCCTACTTTTTCTTATTTTTATCAGCCGTTTTCTTATCAAATTTATTCTTATTTTCTCTAGCAATGTCTAGTTGAGTCTGCGCAATATCTCTTTGAGTATTAAGTTTTTGTTCTTCTATACTCATTTTATCACGATGCTCTGACATCCTAGAGACTTCTTTTTCTCTTTGAAGGTTGATATTATCGTTCTGTTCTTGAGTACGGTTAATTTCTTTAAGGGCATCTTGGTAATCGCTCTGTTGATTCTGATTAATATCTACAGTCGCTCCAAAACCAGCAGATCTAATCTGAGCTTCGTATATGCGATTCTGTCTATCTTTCTCATTTTCAGTAGCTTCGAATTCCATCTTCTGACGAGCCTCTTCAGATTTAGCCTGAATCATTTGTTCTTGCATCTGCTGCTGTTGCTGCATCTCTTGCTGACGCTGTTGCTGAGCTTTAGCTTCAGTCTTCTTAAGTATTTGCGTAACATCAGGAATTGAATCAGCCATGAGAATATTACCCAAATCATAAATGGAAGCACCAGAAGTGTTATTAGAAACAGCCATTTGTTTAAGCTGATCCAAAACGGCACGATGATTAGCTTTAGTAGTACAAAAAACATTAAGGTCTCTAAGAAGAAGGTCAGTGCCATTAATCTCGAAATTTTTTCTTTCATCTGCTGTAGTAATATATTGTAGGCGGACCGACGGTTTAGTAGAATTATAGTATTGAGCTAGATCCGTACGCATCGTATGTACGCGAGGCATCAAGTAATCGCAGTGCTGAATAAAATAAGTTTCAGTCTGAGCATAAGATGCATTCATGGATTGTTCAATACCTGTAGCTGTCTGCTGACCTATTTGCTGACCCATACGTTGTGGAGTAATACCGATTACTTCAAAGGCCTGTTGTTTAAAGTATTGTCCTAACTGAATACGAGACATCAAACGATTAGTTTGTTCTAGATCCAGTTTTTGGTAATGCTGAAACGCTAAGGCATTCTCGGTATTAGTAATTGTGGTATCTAATGGAAGCATTTGGAAGTTCTTCATAGCCACGTATGCTTTGGCTAAGTTGTTCTTTCCCCAATCTTCTCCTAACGAATGACGAGGTAAGGCATTCTGATCCAGTAAGATAACTGTTCCTAGTTCATCTACAAGTATATCTGCAATCTGATTATTTACAATATTGTATCCAATCTGAAACGGTTTCATTAAGTCTACTAAAGATGTAGATCTTGTATTACGGTCTGAAAATACAGAACCTTCTACAGGAAGTTTACATCCATATAAGCTATCATCTCCTTTAAACTGGAATTTCATACATCCAATTTGGTTCTGATTAATACCTAAGTAAATAGGATTAATACCGCCAGGATTATTGGTTCCCCAATATGTTGGATGGTTAGGTCCTATCTTAACTCCTCCCCATACTTCGTTAATCCAGATCCAGTCAATATGTTCTCCAAATAACAAGTTATCCTTAGACTTATTTTTAAATAGGTCTGTATTATAAAGAGGTTTGTCTGTAACCTTATATGATTCATCTATAAGATCTGTAACAACCGATCCCATATCATCAATCTTAGTTAAATGGCCTACCTTACGCTGCGACTTCCAGTAAACTGTCGTTACACGAAGTAAGTTAGTCATACCCATATCAAACCAGTCCTCGCTATCTGAAAGAATCCAGTTAACAATGTCTCCTCCGCGTAGAGTATTATCCCACATCGAAGTATACTGACGGTACCCTAAAGAAGGCATGTTAGTATTCCAATCATGAGATTTAGTACCATCATAGTAAGTACCATCGTTTTGATAACCCTGAATAGGGTAACCGGCAGAACGTACAGGATAGATTTGCTCTAATGTTTCCATTTGCTGTTCCGTCATTAACCATCCATAACGGTCAATAACATCGGCTACCGTCATCATATCGTACTTACCTACCCACTGACCTTGTGATATATAACGAGCATCTGGGGATTTATGGTAGAATGTTAAAACAGGATTCCATAATTCTAAGTCATAATCATCTTCCATCATGCGGAAATGCCAGAACTCTCTGTCTGTAATAAGCATATCGCGGAAACCACGCTCTTCTAATTCATCTAATTTAAAACGTTCTACGTCTACCTGATGCTGATGTGAGGCCCACTGCTCTACTAATGACTTATAAGATTTAGTAAAGAAGTCTTGAATTTCTGGCAAGGACTTAATACTTTCTGGAGATAATGCCTGTTGGTATTCTTCCGATTCAACATCTACACCATCCTCAGCAAGTCTCATCATTAACTGTTGCTCTGCAGCGCTAGTAAGAGATTCTTCAATTTGACTTCTTTTAAGCTCCATCATTTCATTATAAGACGTCTCATCAACTGACTTATATGTAATAGCACTAGAACGTTTTGCAAATTCTGCTACAAGAGTATTGATAACATTTGGAATAATAGGATAGAACTTAAGTTCTAATGCTGATGCATCTTCCTTAGTAAGCGTTTCAATTAGATCTGCATACTCGTTATCTTCTTCTATGATATAGTCACCTTTATCTATAATACCTTTTGCAAGTTTATAGTTCTTCATTAGGCGACGAGCATTACGACGTACGTGTTGTAACCCTTTCCATTCTAACCAGTCTAAGTTCCAAGCTGCCCAGTCTGTATCCTTTTCACTTCTGGGAATAAACTGGATAGGCTGGTTAAGAGTACCCATTTTATTGTACTCTACTTTGGCCCCAGCCTTTAACTGCATTGCGTTATATATCTGCATATTATCTTATGTTTCTAAATGGATTTTTAGGTAACTTCATACCTTCAAATTTATGACCCCCTCCGCCGATATGACGAAAAGGGCTCATATTTAATTTACTGAATTTATTGGTGCTTTCCAAGTTTTTTGATGCTGCTGTTTCCTCAAAACGTTTTTTATAACCCCTATTAGCTTGCTGTACTTTAGCAAAAGCCACTAAAGCTGCAAACGATACTAGCCTATCGACGTTAACTCCTTCTCTATATGCCATCATTTCTCTAAGTAACATAATGTCCGGAATACGTTCTATACCAAAGATTGTCTTAACAACTTTACCATCTTCTAAAGTTATTTGATCAAGCTCTTGTCTAACAAATTCAATTGCATAACTTATCATATGACTTTTAAACAAGGTACCTGTATTACGCCAACCGTATTCTTGGAATACATTAGCATTAGCTCCTATATCTTTTAAGAATAGAATCTGTTGTCTCGGCACTAGATACTTCTGCTTCTTGCGGTTAATCATATGAGTAATAAACTGCGGAATATTGTTTTCCACAATAGTCCAGGCATTATACCATTCTATGATAAGCTCTAGTCTCTCGTGTGTCTTATTAATATCATCGAAGCGGCCACACCAAGCTGCTACTATTTTATCATTTTCTATAAAGGTCTGAACACTATCTACATCTTTCTTAGTTACTTCTACGGATGTTTTATATACATATATTGCGCACAGAGAATCAGATGTAGTAGTTTTACCTTCTCCCACGGGATCGACAGAGGCGTAATACATTCCAAACTCTGGATTTTCTACTGGCCTATCCCATACTACAAGGCATCCTGTTTTATCCTCAGTGTTTTTTGTAATAGGGAACTCTCTAATAGGTAACTTATTACTAGCTGCTACTGCTGGATCACCCTTTTCGTTTCTATAAATATCTAGACGTTCCTCAGCATATTCTTTATCTTCAATACGTCGAGTTTGTGCTGTAATAAGATGACCTGGAAATACCGATACAGATCTAAAGTCAAATGCTTCTTTAATAGTTCTAGGGTGCTGAGATATACGAAGCTGAAACTCCTGGGGATCTAATTCAGATTTCCATTGTAAAAATTGTTCATCTAAAGCAACCAGCGCTTCTTCTACTTTAGAATTACCGAAGGTGTCTATAAAAGGAGGCATGGACCATTGCTCTGGAATAAATAGTCCGGTCATTCCTCTCGCGCCTGTTTCGTCTAGCAATGTGGATTCAACGGCATAGATATCATTTCCTTCCGGTCTAGTGATCATTTTCTTTAAAGGTTCACATTGAGATAAATCTCCGACAGATCCTGCAGCAATAAACATTCCCGTAGTCATGAATCCTGATTTCATAGCAGGGCGGATGTACTCAAATGTTGTATCCATCTTAGGAGCAATACCAGCTTCCTCGTGGAAGAAGTATTTACACGGTCCCCCTACACCATTGGTAGGATCTTTCTCAAAGGACATTCCTTGCATAACTCCTTTAAGCCCTACCTCAGACTTACGTCTATTTATTCCAGATACTGTTTCAATCTTCTGCTGCCACATCATAACCTTGTTAGGGTTCATAGGACGGTACCATGCAGTATGCTGATTTAGAAATGCTTCATATTCATTTAAGAATTTCCAAGTACCTTTCTCATTGATGTAGTCCTTAAGACTTGCCCCCATCTTAAGGGTAACCCCTTCTTCAAACCAGATTTGATTAAGTAACTTACCAGCGTGATAATATGATGAAGCAATCTGACGTTTCTTTAGAATAGCTACGTGTCTATAATGCAATTCTGCTAAGCATTCATAGAGAGCCATGTGATACTGAGCATCTCTGACATCAGCAAAACCAAACTTCTGAATCTCCTTATTAAAAATAGGTAAGAAGTTTAACCACATATAATAATCACGTGGTATGTACCAGACGTCATCACCATCTTTATAAATAGCTCCTACACGACATTTATTCTTCTGGTCATTCCAGTACATAATAAAGTCTTTAGTTCCTTGAGGGGATGCGCAATAAAAACCACGTTCGTTAAATAGACGGGCCTGTTCGTTAAACTTAAGACTAGTCTCGGTAAAGTTATATTTACCTGGTTCTTTAAAAATCGATAATACAAAATCCTTGAAGTTGTCCCTAGTATCAAAAATAGATACTGTCCACACTCCCTTTTCATAAGTAGGAATTTGTATGTCGTTGGTTTTCAGCATGTTATTTACATTTGGTCATACGCAAGACCCGCTCCTCCGCGAACGTGACTTGTCTGTTCTTCCTGAAGATCTTTATATGCCCCTTTATAACTCTCTCGTATTTGTTGGTACTTTGATGCAGCATTTACAAGTGCTGTAATATTACCGTCTCTTCCGTCAGTTATCTGGGTTTTCTCCATATAGGTCGCAAGATTATCTAGCATTTTCTTAATACCGTTATAAGCTCGTGACGTTGGTGTTTCATATAATTTCTTACAAAACTGTAATGCTCCGGGAATATTATCATCCTCCGGACTAAAGTCTGCTTCAATTTCAGCTAAGATAATCTCTTCTTTGTGAACATCTTCGATATAAAAGAAAGGATTTAGATCAGGATTGGGGCAAGTCATATAGAATAAGTACTCGTAAATCTTTAAGTGCTGATCCGGATACTTATCCATAATATTTTTTAACGTACTTAACGTATAGCAGTGTTCTGTAGGAATCACTTTGTGATTCTGTATATCAAATAGTTTAACAATCATTTTTATCTATGTTATAGTAGAAACTATCAGTTTCTTCTGTAATCCATCTATTAGATACACTTTCTACAGATGGTAAAATTGTATCTACTTTTATTTCTTTTGGATCTACAGGAAACGGTTTAGTTACCCAATTGCTATCTCTCCAAAATATTCTATTATTTGGCTGACAAAGTAAATAACCATCATCTGCAATAAGTATATGACCAGCTTTGTAATCGCTAGGTTCATCTGAATAAGGGTTATTATACCAGTCAATGGTAAATAGGTAGGTTGCCCAAATAAAACTTTTGTCTTTAAGTATAACTTGACATTTCTTTTCTTTAAGGTGTTCGTAGGTAGTAACACTTACATTCTCAGAGAAACAATCCCATAATTGTTTCATGTGAAAAGGTATATCAGTAAGGGGTTCTTTTAAGTATATCTCAGATATGGGTACTCGCGATCTTACCATACCGTAATCTGTCATTATGTGAAAAGTAAGTATCTTACTTGTAATAGATTGAATACCAAAAGCATACGCATTATGGTATACGTTATCATCTTCAGATTTTTTAGTAAAGTAAGATGCCTTTACTAAACACTTAAAAGACGGTATATTTTCGTTAAGCTTAGGCATTTTCTTTTAGCATGTTAATCACATTAATGACTTCCTCTTTTAAATAAGGTACATCATATTGTACAATTTTATCTACTACAGGCTCACCAAATTCATCGTATAGTACGACTCTATTATCATACGCATCTCTACCGGCCTCTTTAAATACTATATGTTCGATAATCATTTTTCCCGCGCGCATGCGAGGATTATGTTTAAGAATCATATACATGTACAAGCTTAGCTGTAATGCATAATGATTAAGATTGCAATCATCCAAGTGACTGACAGGATCAAGCATTCTATCAGTAATTCCTTCCCAGTTTGTGTAACCCGAAGTTTTAATTTCTTTATTAGTCTTGTAATCATAAATATTTACTATGCTCTTTATTATTTCTACTCTATCGGCTTGACCACATAATCCAGCGCTTTTAAGATAAACCATATGCTCCGGATAGATACCGTCAACAAGTTTTTGCTCAGGAGCTTTTTTAATTCCATCTATTTCAACGGGTTTAAAAATAGGAATAGTAGAGCCATCTTGTTCTATGGTATCACAAGACGTATATGCAGCCTCTCTTTGGTTATGATACCAAGTACCGAGGTTCATAGCTTTTTGTGATTCATTCTTCCATGCTTCTTTAATATCCTCAGGAGACATACCGAACCATTTGCTTTTTTTCTTCTTAGACGAACCGAGAGCTATAGCATCTGCATCAAAAGCTTTTTTAAGCTTAGATATAATACCTGTTACACTAGTCCATGTAATGTTCTCACTAGGATCAATGCTTATGTAACTATGAGTATCAGCTTTAAATACTATCGCCATTGTTTCCTAGTTTAGCATTTAATACATCCTCTTCTTCCTCAGTCATTACAGCAAACCATTGACCCTTAGGGCATTCTGATGACATGCTACGAATCTTATACTTAAGGGCGCAGCCGCAGTCGCTACAGCAAGGCTGCGTACCCGGCACTAGACATTTATCGCCTACCAAATCTATTAGTGGGCAGTTGTTACATATCTCATTACGCCAGTATGCAATCTTCTCTATTTTTTTGCGAGTAAAATAGTAGTTAAAAACTCCTTCAAGAATGAGCCATTTAGTGCTCCAAACCGTCTTGATCTTTTCTAAGATTTTCATTTTTAGTTGCTTTAAATTGGTGCTTTAAACTTAACTGATCTTCAAGCTTTTGCTTTAAGGAGTAGAATCGTTTTAAACGTTGTTGAGCGGTATTATAAAATTGAAATTTTTTTAAGTTGGCAGGATTGATAATTCTAACGTAGTCTTCATTCTTTTGTATTTCTCTATGAAGGCATTTACTTTTTGTATAGAATACTCCTAGATTCTCCACGTCTATAACGGGTTCATCCATTGATTCTAAATATTTTCTAACGTTGCTCCAGTAATACGAAACAATATCAGAAACTTGTGATTCTGGTAGACCTAGCTCTTCAGCTACATCTTTATACAGGTTGTTGGACTTCTTTGGGCTCAACGTGTACAAATTTATAATCCAGCAAAATATTACCTGTGATCTGTATCTTTAGGTCATCGCTTAAAGATATCTTCTTCTTACTCTTTCCATTCTTAATCACTAAGCTTTTCTTTTCAGCTTTAGTAATCGCATTACGAACCGATTGGCTGCTACCAAAAATCTTGTTCTTAGTAGCAGCGTCACAGAATTCCGTAAGTTCTTTCTCTCCTGATAGAGCTAAGAAAGTAAGACAGCTTAAGTCCTGATCAGATACATTTAGCGCCTTTAAATGGCAATGTACAGCTAGTTGGAACTTGACAATACTCCACAAGTCCATTCTAACTGTTTTTCGTACCTGATTTACTACAGCCATTATTTCTCTTTCTTAAGAGTTCGTGGAGCAGTAGGTTCTTTAGGACCTTCAGCTGGTGATTCAGGAGCAGGAGCTAAAATCTGAGCAGCGCGCATCTGTGCTACTAAAGCACGTAGACGTTGTTCTTCGATATCAGCAATTAGGGTTTCGTACTTTAACTGTACGATTAACATTTCAGATTGTTCAGCAAATGATGCGATCAATTCTTGTTTTTTAGCAGCCATTTCTTCTGCTGAAACTTGTTGGTTTTCCATGTCTAACTTATTTAGGTTTAGACAAATATATGTAAAAAGTTTAAACTTACAACATTTAAACAAAAAAAAGACCCGCTAGCAGATCTTACGGTATGCTAGGCGGGTACCTAATACTTAAGAGTTAAGCTCGTTTACCGTCTTCTTCTCTCTTAGCCTTTATATATCCTGTTAACTCTGCAATGTTAGTACTCAACTGAGTCATGTGCGTAGTAAGGTTATCCATCTTTAGATCAAGCTTCTCGTGAGCAGCTTTCTGATCTTCTTTAAGTATTTCCATTCTATTATAGATGCTTGTTTCTTTGGCCATAAGATCTGTTTCTAGGGAGTCCATGTCACTTGCGAGTTTATCTACTTTCCCTTTCAACTTCCCTAGTTCCTGCTTAAGAGCATAATATGCTGATAAACCTGCACCTATTGTCATCACTATCCAGATAACATCTTTAGTGGTAAATACCCACGCTTCTGCTGATCCCATTATAATTTCTTTAGAGGGTTGATAATGGCTGGTCCTATAGAAAGTGTTGTTCCTACATTATTTAATGTTGCAGCAAAAATAATATATATCGGTTGCGTAATATCAAAAATAGTCGAGTTCGTATATCCACCAGGTAATGTTGCTGTTGAAGTATTTTGCACATTAGTATTACTTGTAATACGAGTCATAGCATTAGCCGCACCCCCTGATGTAGAATTAATACCAAAGGCATAAGCTGTGGTACCGCTTGAAGCTGCGGCACTTAGTCCACCACCTAATTGAATAGGACTACCTGATAAATTAGTAGTATTGTTCATATAAACCAGCATGCTTGTAGCACCTGTTCCCGCATAGTTTATAGCTGCTTCTACACTTCCAAAATCTTTATTTCCTACATTCCAATAATTACCAATCGTTAACGTATTAGCAGGTATAGTTAAAATCTTTACAATAGTTTGGGCTACTGTTCCTGTAAAAGCTACGAATGCTGTGTTAGATACGGCAGCTATAGGTAACTGATTAATAGATGGTATTTGTATTTGCGTACTCATAATTATGCAAGTGTTATAATTATTAACTCAGCTCCCGCAGTTGTGGTACTATAAGTTATTGCAGCTAAGGTATTGTTAATAGCGCCTGCATCAAAATTTAATGATTCACCTGGCTTAAGGGTAATACCACCAACTGTTGCATCAGCGGTTCCTACACTAGCAAACGATGCTGAATATTTACCTGCAGTTATAGTACCCGATGTACCAGTAGGTCTAAGGAATGCAGGAGTTCTTTGAACACCTGCTTGATCACTAGCAAGGGCAACTGATATAGAGTTAGCCATTGTCTGCTGACCCTCATTAGGTAATGAAGATATTGCTACAGAGGGTAATGATGATACCGCTACGGTGCCGTCTACAGTAATAGAACCTCCACCATCTGAAATATTAACGTGTCCACTTGCATTTACCTCAATAGTTTGCTGAATTCCACCAGCTGTAACACCTGCTACAAGAAAAGAATTTGGAGGTGCTGTAACCCCATCTGTTCCTACACAATTATCTATAAGTTGAACACTAGTTTCAATATCAGTAAGAATAGCATTACCTGCTTGAATAGCTCCTAATATAAGTGCTAATACAGCAGAAGGATCTGCATATACTAAACATCCTGGAGTAGCTGCCCCTGGAGGAACTACAGGTGTTGTACTACCTGGTAGATAGTATGTAATCGGACCCCAGGTAGATGTATCAGGATTCCATATCCTTACCTCTAAATATACCGTATCACTATTACAAGTATCTACTGTAAATTTAGCTTCATACTCTGTACTAGCTTGAAGTGTAGTAAGTATTGATGAAAGTATAAATTCTACATCATCGGTATTAGCATCAATAATTTTAAGTTGATCACAAGTACATTGAAGTCCTTGTAATACTTTTAACTCGTAGTTAAAGTTAGAGCCTTTATCTCCTTCTTTTGGGTTTCCGTTTCCTAGTGACATAGTTTTATAATTTTTTAAGCTTCTCTTGAAGCATCTTGAGGATTTGCATAAAGATTTAACTTTGCCCGTGTATCAGGCTCTACCTTATCCTGATAACAAGTTGGTTTATTTCCAGGTTTAGGAGTACTGCATCCTGCAGATTTCATACCAGGTACACTGTTATAATATTCTTCTAATGATCCTTTTCTTAATGACATATGTTTAAGTTTTATTAGTTAAAGTAAGCTAGTGTTTGGTCAGACATAAACTCAATATCTATGTATGCTATGCCTACCCAAGATGCTCCAGCAGTTGCTACAATGGATACAAAGTAGTCATCAAGACCTGCTATTGTATTATCCAGTACAATCGTTGCAAATGTAAGTGGTATAGCTGCTCCTGTACTTGCGTTTTTTACTAAAGCGTTTACTGTAAACTTACCAGATACTCCATTATATGTAGTTACGCCAAGAGCGCCAATCACACTAGCATCATTAATTAATCTAAGTCTAGTATCTCCTGATATTACACCAATTAGGTATGAATAAGATGATTGACCTATCCCATTAAAGTTTACAATACCACCTAATTTATAAGTGTTAAGTAGGTCACCATTATCAGTTGTAATAGTATCAGGTAACTGTATAAAATCACTTTCTGCTTCTGGATCTAATATACCCGTTACATAGTTCATTTGAGTACCTGGAGCAGGTACTATAGATGCAGCAAAATCTTCTACGGTCATACCATAAGACTGGTACTTGTCTCCGCGTTTAGCGTAAGATACATTGTTACCAAGAATTACAAGATCTTGTGTAGGATCTTGTACTGTAGTTTTTACTAGTTTGTTTTTGAGTAGGTATACCCAGTTTAATATATCCATGTTAGTTATTTATTGTGTAAAGTTCATAATAAACGTACAAATCACCATCCCAGTTATTAACCCCAGCTATTGTAGGATTAGCGTTATAAAGATTAAACTCTAATCCGTTTGAAACTCCTGTAGCAATTAAATGAGGGATAACATTATCAGTTATAGTGTTTTTGTAATACACTGAGTATTGTACATATACGTTATCTCTGTTAGTTATAGTAAGGTCTAGATCTGGATTATCAATCAAGAAAGAAACTGAACTAGCATAAGCTGCACCAGGAGTTAAAGGAGCAGATGTTCCCATATTGGCAATATCAATAATACCACGGGCAGTAGTTACTGTTACAACGCTAGTAGCTGCAATATCTAACTCATAGTGAGCCGTATTAGCAATGAGACCTGCTTCAATAAAATCTTGTGTAGGCATTGCATAAGATTGATACTTATCTCCCCGCTTTTGGAAGGATACATCAGCACCAAGCACTAGTAAGTCTTGTGGACTATCTAGTGTGGTTCTGATTAAGTTTTGTTTCTTTATGCCTAGCCAGTTAAGGATGTCCATATTAGTCTATTAAGATGGGTAAACTCGAATTTCTAGGTTCATACCGTTAGTACCCATTATTCCATTTGTAAGGGATCCGGAACTATTGTAAACATTTAACCATACTTGAGAACCATCAAAAACAGATGATACATAACCAGCACTAGCACCACCTAAGTTTCCATCATTTCCTTTAGTTGCAAATACTACAATTCTATGGTTAGGAATTCCAACGTAACTAGGATTAAATAGAAGAAATTGTCCAGGATTAAACGTAGAAATTGTCCAAGTACCTGCAGTTGTGTTTTCTTTTACTGTTACTGTAGGTGTAGCGCTCCCTACCTGAAAAACACGAGCTATATAAACAAGTGCGGATCCTGCTCCTCCTGGTGTTCCTTGAGGAATACCTAAGTTCAAAGTTTGAATAGGGGATGATCCAGTAATAGTTGCCGTAGCACTAGAACCTGCTGCTAATGTAGTTACACTTCCTATAGATAATACGTTACTTGGACCAGAAGCACCAGTTGGGCCTTGTAATCCAGTAGCACCTGTAGCTCCAGTAGCTCCTTGTGCAGCAAGTAATGCCCATTTTGTAGGATCCGCTGAAGGTACAGTAGCGGTAGGACCTACGTTAGCAATACAGAACCATGATGCTCCACCGTAACCTACTGCGTCATCTATTACATAAGTTCCTGAGGCAGACCATGCTCCTTGCCAGTTTAATCCGGCAGGACCCACAGGACCGGGTGCACCAGCAGCACCAGCTACACCAGCAACTCCTTGAGGACCGGTAGGACCAGCGGGTAAGGTTGCAGCAAAATCATTAATTTCCATTGCGTAGTTTTGATAAATATCGCCACGCTTATTAGCACCTACTTTAGCACCAAAGATCATTAAGTCTTTGTTGTTATCAATAGTAGTACGTACAAATTTGTTTTTAGCTAGATATAGCCAGTTTAGAATGTCCATGATTAGATTAGATTAATGGATTAGTATATAGTATAATATAAGAAGTATCTGTAGGATAACCAAATTATTCTTTTGGCTCTTCATATTGTTGTTTATTTGTTATAAATTGTGAAGGCCGTACCTGGGTCTGTTTCAAGCAAAGATATAAAATATTCTAGCTTAGAAACGTCTTGAAAATCTTTTATCATTATGGCATGTTCAGGAAGGCCTCGGACAAATGATCCGTCCTCAGCCTGCTCATCTGATAAGATAAACATTGTGGAGTTAGTATCAACATTAGTGATTACCCAATCTCCGTTTTCAATTTGGTTGTAACTATAGTTTATCATATTGCATATTTAAAACTTCCTGTTGACAATGTTCCACTAGAGGTAGCTCCAGCTACAAAAGGATTGCTAGCTACTACTGTAAGTCTTTGGTTAGTTGTAAAACTAACTGTTGCCGAGTTATCTGTATATGTTCCAGCAGCTGATCCGGCCGCAATTGTGACAACTGGTCCAAATGTACTTGTATCTGTATTAGCTATTTTTACATATACTGTAGATGTTGGGGCAACTTGAGCTGCACGTAAAATTACAACTAAAGTTGAGGCAGTCCCTGCTGGCATTGGGTATCCTGGAAGGAAAGCATTGGCAGCTGACCCATATTGTGTAGATACTGTTGCAGGTGATACAGGAGTTCCCCCTAAATACACCCCGTAAAACAATGATACGTTAGGGACTGCAAAGCTATTCATGTTAAATACATAAACAGTTGAGCTTGATGCTGTGTATTGAGGAACATTAAGAGTGGCTCCAACTAAAGTAGCAGCACCACTGGTTCCAGTTGTAGTTAATGTAATTGCATTTTGTTTAGCATTAAGAGCAGTTTGTAAATCTGTTTGTAAAGCTAGAGTACCTGTAATACTACCCCAGGCTACTGATGTGGGGGAAGATACAATAAGATCATATATCTCCTGAAGTCTTTCAAGAGTAAGATTCTCAAACCTATTGTTAATAGTAGCCATTACTATATAGCTTGTTTAATCTTCTGTAATAGTTCTAATACCATTAATTGAAACTTGCTCATTAGATCTGTACAAATGTGTTAGTTACGTACCAGCTATCTATATTAGTAGGATTAGCCATTAGCGTAGCAGCCCCAAGATCTCCAGGTACCGCAGTAGATGGTGATACAAGTAATATACTAGCGTAAGCACCTTCATCAATTTGAGCAGCTGTAGATGGTACTATATTAACATCATCATCAGATGTATTCTTTACAGTAATAGTCTGACCAAGTAAACTATTTACACTTGGTAAATAGAAAGTAAATGTACCTCCTGTGGTAGGACCTACTATATTAAAGTAAGTAACGTAACTACCTAAGGTAGCACAACTTAGAGTATAAGTAGTAATACCTTCAGCAAAGGGATTTATAGTAATTACTAGTGGAGCACCTGTAGGTCTTGGTTCCGGATCAGGTATTCTAAATATATTCTCCGCAAAAAAGTTGTTAGGAGGTATTGCCATTACTTAAGTCTTTTATTAGTTCCTTTTCCATTACGAGCGCGGTTAGTAGAGGAAGATTCCTTTACTAGTTTTCCGGCTTTGGTATGAGACATGTCTTTACCATCTTTATTTCCGTATGTCTTAGCTTTGCGATTAGCGCTATTTAAATTTTCACGGTAGTTAACTCTACTAGGATCAGAATGATACTCCTTGTTATAGGCGTTCTTCTTAGCCCGAGAATCTGGGTTAGCAGCAAAGTACTTTGCAGACTTAGACTTACCTGTGGATTTTCCAGCTAGACTATTTCTCATATATCAAAGATACAATAATTTTAGTGGCAGCACAAAAAAAAGTAGGGCCTACATTACGAGCGCGATTCTATCCCAAGATAAAAAGCGTTTGGAGTAACGTAGACCCTATTAGTTAAGGTACTTCTTAGTAGACGATTGCTACAGCATGGTCTAGGACCATCATGTAGTCAACTCCATCTAAGCGAACTAATTCAGCATTAGCTAACATGCTCGCGTTAATGTAAACCTCATCGGTAGGTTTGATATCTACAACCTCGGAGCCAACTGCAAATACAGTAAGGCGAGTCCATTTGGTCATAATCTCTTTATCTAACTCTGCCTGAACCTCAGGGGTAATCTCGATAAGGGACTTTGTTTCAGATACCGGCTTGGTAACTAAGATGCGTTTACCGCGTAATTCTTTAAATGCTGACATATGTTTATTGGTTTAGCTGTGACAAATATATACAAGAATTTGTTACGGGCAAGAATTTTTTTTATGCTCCCGCCATTCCATATAGAATCCAATAGCTACTATAAGGTTCATACCTATAGAAGAAAGTATCTCTACTAGATCATCATAGACATTAATACTAAGGTGGATGTGCCCAACTGTCCAGAAAGGAATAGCTAGGTTAGAGGATATCCACCTTAGGGTATAGGTAATAAACTGTAGCATCTCGTAACAAATATAGCGTAAAATTGTTACCACACTATAGTATGATATAACAGTCAAAACCCCTAGTTTTTCTGGTTAATGCATAGTATAACATACTTTAATGTGGTTTATAGGGAACAAAAAACCTGGTTCTTATACCCTCTAAGGGATGTTATCATGTGTAGAGAGTATGTCCCGTACCTTCCCGGGTACGTTTCATAGTATAGATGTCAGGATAAACCTGGCACCATTGATATGAGATAGATGTTATAAACCACATCTGTCACAAATATGTTAAACTTTTGTGACAAGCTTGATGGGTACTGGAGGGGTACTTGTACGGTTACTTGTGCGGTACTTAGTCGCAAGTATAGTAGACTTTTGCGACAGCTATAGTAGAAAATAATCTACAGAATGAGGCTTATAGTGGAAAATAATCCCCAAGGGGTATGCGCTAATCCGCCATTACTGGAAAATTCTAGGAGTATTGGCGAACTATAGAATGCCAAACTCCGTAACAAAACATGGACAAACTCGGAAGTTCCCCGAATTACCCCCTATAATTTTGCATGAATTTTTCCAGAAATTACATGCTCCGGCATATAAGAATACCATATACCCCATATCTATACGTAGGGACATATAAGAATGTCAAGTTTATTGCACAAAAAACTGGACATCCCTACCTAGGGACAACATATCCCCAGGGGGAACTAGACAATTCACCTACCCCCGGTAGTAAGGTTCACTGGGATACCCCCGGGGGAGAATGGAGGTAGGGGATTTATACCGTAAGAGAGGGGGTAAGGGATCCCTATTGAAAAATCCCCCAGCTTCAAAGCCAAAGGGGGCTACCCCCCTTGATTCTAAAAGACTTTGCTAAAACAGTTCTCTCACATTTTATTTTATCGTGGTAGAAAAAAAAAGCATCGGGGATGCCCATCTCTGATGGGAATAACTAACTTAATACATTAACATCGTGAACAACACCATCCTTCCTGGCTTCGGCCACAAGCAAACTGTGATCAACAACCTAGTGATTGACAGTACTACTATTAGAACGGCCTATAAGAGCCCTCTATACTATGCGTATGACCATATGATTCACTACGGTATAATGCCTGCGCATACGATGAAGCAGATGACTGCTAACCGTAAGACGTATAAGAACTACGTGATATTCGGTTGGGCAACTACGGATACAACAGTAGCAGGTAAAGTACGTGATGCAGTATTAGATGCGAAAGCAATGATATTGGATATGGAATCTGCAAAGATTAAGATGCGTAACCCTAACTACGAACCAATCTGGTTGTCTATGGCGAAGCATCGCGAAGCAGTGCAAGAGCGTAAGAATCGAGAGATGCTTAACAACGACGACTTGCCATTCTAACTAACTGACAGGAAAGGGGCGTTATGCCCTTTTCTTTTTTAATTAACTAATCTTAAATCCTATGAAAAAAGCAGTAATGAACGATGCGGTATTCATCGCACTAATGGTATGTAATGCCTTATCAGTAACTCTTATGTATCTGTGCTTAACAGATGATAAGATAAACGAAGAGGGCCGTTGGTTCACAGCGGGTATCGGAGCAGTAACCTTCCTAATGACATGGGCCCTAGTATGGGTAGACAGAAAGGAGGCGAACGATGAAAAACGATAAGATAGACAAAGTACTAGACCAGGTTTCCCCATTCGTTTGGGGAACCTATGGTATAGTAATGGTAATCTTTATCGTGAAGGTAATCGTATGGTTATGTAGATAACTAATGAGAAGGGGGCAATGCCCTCTTCTTTTTTAATTAATAACACTTATGAAAAACTTATTGAAATTCTTTAAAGCGATTACTATCACTAGCGTAATCTACATGACCATCGTAACGGTTCCAGCATTAATCGGTTGCCTCTTCACGAGAAGCTTCTCTACATATGACAGTTGTATGGAAGCACCTGATTACATGGCAGGAATGTCGTTCGTATCTCTAATAGGTATAATAGCCTTTTGGTTATATGATGCAGAAAGTAGAAACAACTAATAACGCTTATGATAACACTAATGGTATTACCTAACTTCAAGGGGAGTCTTGGAGATTGGATTAAAGCAACGATAACATGTCTAGCATTAGATGCTATATACATCGTTCCTATGTGCTTATAAGAAGAGAGGGGTAATGCCCCTTTCTTTTTTAATTAAATTTATAACATTATGAACGAACAGAGAATCCTCATCACAGAAGATGAAGCCTTAGGGCAGAACACAACCTTATCAGAATTGGTAAAGGCTAAGGAAGCAGAAGGTTATGTAGTCAGTCATGACTATATGCATGAAGCAGTAGGAAAGGTAGTCGTTATGAAGCATAAGTCCTTTATGGATAAACAGCTAACACATCGAGACTATGTAGAGAAAGCAAAACGTGGTTGGTAATTCATAGGTAGAGAAGTAACGGGGGAAACCCTGTTGCTTTTTTTCGTGACATAAAACTATCAAAGAGCTGTTCTCTCCCTTCTTATTTTGCCCATTCCTCGATTGAATACATAGGTTACTATCATCCGCGATTCCTCCTCCTGACTCCTCCTACTACAACGACGGTTTCCTCACATCTTATTTTTATGCCCTTTTCTCATTTAATTAATATTTAACCCTTAAAACATCAAGAAAACGCTATGAGCACAAACAACCAAACCCTTCGCCTTGAAATCGGATTTAAAGGCCAATTCAGCAGAACTAACGAAGAGACAGGCAAGACCTACAAAACTCGCTTCTTCTACGTGATGCCTAACAACGACCCTTTGGCTATCGAGCAGTATAAAGCCGATACAACAAAGTCGGGAAACAACGTAATTGTCGACGACGTAACGGGATTAGTCCTATTCCGTACAACACGATTCTTCCCTGCGGGTTGCGACGTCATCAGAACCAAGAACGGTGATTGGGTCGCAGACACAGACATCGTTGACGAGATCGAAGCGTTAACCAAGCGCTATCCGTCACAAGCCGAGAAATTGCAGAAGAAACTTGACGAGAAAGTCGAGAGAATCGGACGTAAGATAAAGGCGCTGAAAGGAACCGAAGAATCCGTAGAAACGACGGAAGAATCGGTAGACGTGGACCCATTCGCATAATCACTAACTAAATCTGAAAACATTACGGCTAACCCCGTGATGTTTTCTTTTTTTTTCCTCGACAAGACCAATAGTGTACCACGAGTCCTGTCATTAACCTTGTCCTAAACTGTTATCTTAACTTTATTAACCGATGCACAGACTTGTCAACGCTATTGAACTTGATTTACTATCATCACAACTCTAGGTTCTCCTCCTACCGCCGCAATTGATCGAGAAATCCTACCGGACTGGTCACTATTGGCCATCGATGAAATACCAGTATTAACGGGAAATCTTAATCTTATCTCCTGTTATCGCACTCCTTATTTTTATGCCCATCTCTTATCTAATGCATTCCTTCCAAGTTATGCACGATAAATCATTATTAATCTTTAATTTTTAACAAATGAACATTAGTTTCAGCAACAGCTACCCTAAGCGTAGCGCAAAGACAGGTAAATTGGTAGACGTATTCGTATACCACGTTATGGGCACTGCCCTAGAGTTGGCCGACTATAAAAAGGCAAAGGGCGAGCAGTATCGCGAGGACCAAGATTCAGGACAGCCATTGTTCTATTCTGTTAACTATGTAGGCGAGAACTGCCCACTAATCATTACTACTAACGGTAATGTAGTAGCAGATACCAGTATGATGCGCAAGGCTAACAACCTTATCGCTAGTAATTCGTTCTTAAAGGACGAAGTTTCACGTTTAATCGTGGAGCAACTAGGTCTTACCCGTATGGGCGGAGCAAGTTCTACAGTAAACAGTACTGCGACAGCGCAAGTAACTGAATCTGAGGACGTTGACCCGTTTAAGGAGGACTAATTAGAGAGGCAGAGAAGGGGACAGGCAGTCATTGTCTGTTCCCTAACCTCTTGATTATCAGTAGAAATGGCATATAGATGATGGAAGGATATAGCAATCAGGGGTGGTCGTTAACTATTCTTACTATCATCGCCATTCTCTACCTAATCAGTTTTATTTATTTATTCTTTAACACTTATACCCTTATGGAAAAGAAGAATTGGATTTACATTTGTCATTATGGTAGAGGTACGACTAGTATCTCCGATCCTATGACGTTAGATGAGGCCTGGGCCTGTCTAGAAGTTGTGGTTAAGAATAACCGCGATTGTATTAACGCTCAAATACTATGTATCAATGAGTAAGTTCATTAGTGATAACGAGAAGAACCTTAATCTCTTTGAGAGACTTAATGGTAGATTACCACAGACAGGCGAAGAGTTCGCTAACTTCTGTGAGTATGTAAGTCAGGCAAGTATCTCTTCACGTGGCGGTAATATAGAAGATTCCTTTATGGAAGAACATATACGCCAAATGGAAGAAGATTATTACCGCAATCTTAACGAAGCCGACTTTTGGGACGGCGATGAGACTGACAAGATTCAGTATTGATATTGTTACGACGGTCCCGAAACGAATACAACAGTCTAATTAAAAAGGACAATGTGGTAATCGTCGTAACATAACCTATCTTATGTCAATTGAAGTATAGTTCAGCACTATAACTAACAATTACTGGTTAAACACTATTCTGTTTGACGTAAGATAACCGCACATTAAAGAATGATCCAGCACTGTAAAACACAAATACAAATGCTAATGGTTGGGACTTAATCCATACCAAAGAGACGGTAGGCCACAACAAGTTGACTTGTTAGGCTCTCTCATTCTGTCGTATGTGCAAAGCCTAGTAGTGATACTAGTGGCCTGCCACTCTAAATTAATGTTTAACCAAAACCTTTAAAATTATGAGCAATTTCGCTGATGCGATGTTTTCTAACGACAGTCTTACCAATAACGGCGCAGTTACACATAGTACTGCAGGTAATTTCTGTCTTGACCTGTTCTTTATAGCAGGTGCGAGCCGTACGATGTCCGAAGAGGATATCACAAAAGCATTTATCCGTGCTTATCGTGAAGATAAGAACGTAGCCCTCAAGATTCTATTTTGGGCAAGAGATGCTCGTGGTGGTGCAGGAGAGAAGAGATTCTTTCAGGTAATTATGCGAAGTCTTTTAGTAGCGGATCCCGATGTATACGATCAGGTAGCCATCCATATACCAACTTTTGGTTATTGGAAGGATATCTTTATCATCGAGAGACCTACCGAAGATACTCTCAATTGGTTGAAGCATCAACTAGATGAGAATGAGAACGCTAACCTATTAGCCAAGTGGTTTCCACGTAATGGCGAATGGTTTGTCGGGATGCATAAGTATCTAAAAGTATCAGCAGGTACATTCAGAAGAAGATTAACTTCTATGTCTAATACCGTAGAGCAGAAGATGTGTGCTAACGAATGGGAAACCATATCGTATAGTAAAGTACCTTCTGTTGCAGGTAAGACATACTCCAAGACTTTTCATAAGCACGATGGTATAAGATATCAGTCTTATATTAGCGATGTTATGGACGGTAAGGAGAAGATGAATGCTTCGGTATTATTTCCAAGTGATCTTGTTAACAAGATTACAAATATCAATTGGGGCGAAGAGGAAGACGCAAGAGCATATGATGCTATGTGGAAGTCTTTGCCTAATTATATGGAAGGATGTACTGAACGTATCTTACCTGTCTGCGATGTATCAGGTAGTATGATGGGACAACCTATGGAAGTGTCTATCGGGTTAGGTTTGTATATCTCTGAACGTAACGAAGGTCCTTTTAAGGATTTAGTACTAACGTTTAGTGAGAAACCACAGTTCCATATGATACAAGGTGATACTCTTTCAGAGAGAGTAGTTAACTTGCGTCAAGCGGATTGGGGTATGAATACAGACCTGATTAAAACATTCAATGTGTTACTAGACCGTGCAGTTGCAGGTAAAGTAGCACAAGAAGATATGCCAACCAAGTTACTGATTATCAGTGATATGGAGTTTGACCAAGCCTGTGGTAGTCGTACTAACTTTGATATAATCAAAGAAGCGTATGCACAATGGGGTTATCAAATGCCGGGTATAATCTTTTGGAATGTTAACGGTCGTCTCGGTAATGTACCAGTTAAGGCTAACACAATAAATACTGCCCTTGTTAGCGGGTTTAGTCCGAGTATTATTCGGTCTATATTAGGAGGTGACGAACTGTCGCCACTAGCGGTTATGATGAAGACTATTAACGCCGACAGGTACAAGTGTATTAGCGTCGGGTAATACTATATGAAATACGGGGGTCACAACGGTGGCTCCCTATTTCTTTTAATCAAATTAAATCAACTTAAAAATTTACAGAAATGACAAAGAATTACGACTTTTATAGAGAAGAAAATGTGACGGTATTGAATGGTATACCTATCCTTGAATGGATTGGTAAGAAGCAAGACCGTTGGTATATTGACCTACCAGAATGGAAGGGTCCGAAGGCTAACCTCGAGATGGTAGCAGGTGCAGATGACCTATTAGATTTCTTATCTCGTGGTGTAGACCGCGTTAACATAACGTTTGCTGACGAGAAAATAGATAATGGCTTTGCCTTAAAGCATATAGGTGGTGGTGTCTACGAAGTAGATATGGCTACAGATGCTGACATATCTAAGGCTCCTAAAAGTATTTGGTTATGTGACGTAACAAGATTCATCTTCGAAGGTGAATATCCTGATATGATTTATTTCCGAGTAGACGAGGACAGAGTTCGCGAAGACTTACGTGCTAAACTTACGGCTAAACTTGTTAAATCATAATCTTATGAGTAAGACAAAGAATAGCGAAGAGTTTCAGCGTATGATGGACGAGCAGGAGCTCGCAGGATCATTTGCCTATCAGGAAAAAGAAGCAGAGTATATAGCAATGCAGAATGATTTGGCAAGAGAACACGCCCTACATAAGGCTAAACATTACTATGACCTAGCAACACGAGACCTCGTGTTAGCACAGGATAAGTATATGGAAGCAACAGCAAATTTATTAGATTTCTTAAACGATGACTATGACACAGATAGACAAGATGTACAGGATAACCCTAATAGAGGATATCAACAAGATCAAGAGATTCGTTAAAGATGAAGTCTTGACGGTCGAGGAGTTCGATGAACTTTACGATAGAGATATCGAGGAGTTAGAGATGATCCTTGCGATCAATAGCAGATTTGTACAATACAGTCCCCTCACGTAGGGGATTGTATTTGTATTCTGTTTTTTTGTGTTACTATCATCACCATCTGTAGCTCATCCTACCGTAAAAATTTATAATCAAATGTTCAAACTAATCTTTTTTTTATACGTGCTCACAGGAAAAGTCGAGAAAAATGAATCTGGTCTCTACGATGTCCATACTAATACAAGTTCGGTAATCGAATCTGCTTGTAAGTATGAGGTCATACAGTGGATAAAGACCAAGGAGTTTAAGTACGACGATAACCTATGTGAAGCCGGAGAAATTCAATAACCTTTTATAATAACCCTTATGAAAAAATCAAACTTTTATATACTGCTTTACTTTACAGTAATTACAGCAGTCGCATTGTTAACATCTTGTGCAACTACTACACATAGTTGTGAAGATGCTTTTAAACCAAAGATCCGTGAGAATTATAATTCTCGTGGTACTAATTGGTGGTAAACTAAGTTCAATTTAAAAAACCAATCTATGACAAGAGTTTATATTGAGGACCAACCTATGGTCGCTCGTGAGAAATTTGAAGAACTTAAGAATGCTCCATTAGCAGAGCAGAGATTTAAGTTTTATGGTAATGACGTTTCCGGGTATCATGACATTAGTAGGGCAGAGACTGATACACATGTATACTGGTCATCTACTATGCATGCTCCTAAATGGAATCCGAAGAGCGGAATTTATCTTAAGAAAGATTCCGATTCAGGTTGTACTTATGATAAGACAACTAAGAAGTTTAAGTTTTGGTTTGGCAAGCAAATTATATTTGGTAAGCCAGAGATGTATCAAGACATGTGTAAATACTTTGGAGCTGAATGGTTTTTAAGTGAGACACAGGGTTTACGATCAAGTACTACCAATTCTGTTTTTGCTAAGGTGTTGCTAGGTAAGATTACTACTACTGATGAATTGATCAAAAGTATTATTAAAACTAATCCTATGCTTCGTAACTATAACCTTGATACCAATAAGATATATGCTTATGTATCTTCAGGACATCATAATCGTATTCAAGCAATCGCTGATTACGTAGATGTTGCTAAAGATCTTAATGTTTTACTAGATATCTTATCTGATGCAAATTATGGTATGTCCTGGGATATGCAGGCTCTTGTAAGAAATGCAAGAATGCTTAATCGTAAGATAGATTTTAGTTGGAGTCAGTCTACTATCGATCTTAAACGTGAGGAATGGACAAGAGATGTAGAAACCATTAGAGAAGAATGGCTACCGCTATTAGCTTTTTAAGGGTGAGAAGTAGATAAGACCTAATACATCGCAGGAGTGTCAATTCTCCTGCTTTGTAGTTAGGGTATTCAATTTGTATCAATTTAAAAACCAATAGAATGGCTAAAGTCACAAAAGAACGCGTTACTAATATATGTAAGCGAGTTAATGATGATATGAAACCCAGTTATGCCACAAGGGCAGAAGGATTAGGTGGAGAATACCTAATTGCGTTAAAGAAATCAGGCATCTTACATAAAGATGACCAAGGAAATTGGAAAGGTATGGTGAAGATTCATTCTTCTAGATTTGATTCGTTTCTTGAACATCGCGGAAACTATACAAAAAGAGTTTCCAGTATAAGTCCTGTAAAGAAACAAGTTAAAGAAGTTGTAGTTAAAGTAGGGTTCTTTAAAAGAATCTGGAAGAGTATCTTCGGTTAATTATTTCTGCCAAGAGCTTGTATCCTTAGATGGGTCTTCTCTTGTTCGGCAGCCATAATAGCCATAATACCGCGTAATTCTTCATAAGTAAGTTCTATAACAAGATCTTCCTCGTTGTCAAGTACTTGTATTACTCGCGCGTCTATATAAATGTTAGCCTCTATCTGTTCATCAGAATGAGGTACTTGGTATGTGCCTGCTTTTATAAACGTTGCCATAGTTATGATACTATACCATCGATGATTATCTTATTATCTACTGAAAAGGATCCGTCCTTTTCGATCTTAACTACAGCAAATCCGTGTACCCAATCGCTGTGTCCTTTCATATACTCAGGATATAACTCGCATAAACAACCTGTACTCCAAGCGCCTTGGATATTATTGTTAATGTCTCTTGTTATAAATTCTGATTTTCTATGGAAGTGACCGCATATGGTACTCGCTTTTGCTTTTAAGTAAAGATTACGCGCGGGATTAACAGTTCCTCCTCCCAAGTATTCATGACCGTGGATAATGTTAAGATTACCGGCCTTGATGGTAGAAGAAGATTCGATTAACTGTATTTGATTTTCTCCAAAGCGGAGTAACATCTTCAGTTCAAACTCGTCCATTCCTATCCATTCAGGTGCTTTAATTCTTAGCCATTTTTCTAAACGGTCCTCGTGGTTACCAATCTTGTAATAGATTCTAGCTTTAGGGAATGCTGTACGCAGTGCTTTCATAAACCATCTACCTTGTTCAAGTTCTACTTGCATCTTAGGTTTAGAAGGGTCCTTGTCAAACCGTGACAGCTGGTAGAAATCTAAAACATCCCCGTTAAGAAGTATTGTATTAACTTCTTCCTTGATTCCGTATTGAATAGCACTACCAAGAGCTTCTTCATCATGATAAGGGAAGTGTATATCAGAAAGAACAAGAATATGATTGGCATCATCTGGCAATACAAAGTCATTAGGTCCAGACTTATATGACTTTGGTATATCATTAAAGGGTGCATAGTTATATGTAATAGGTCTCTGTAACTCAGGGTCTACGGTTTTTCTAGTAAGCTTACCTGCTAGTCCAGCATGTGTTTTAAGTAATGAACGCGCATGATCTACACTATTAAAGTGCATGTCATTCTCAGCGAGCATAATCTTAGCAATGGTTTGGATTGGAAGTTTAGGATACTTCTTAAGATACTCTTTAGCGAGTTTACCAGTAGCAGTTAGCTTCATGTATTGTGGATATCTTATACAAGATTAAGGATAATTCGTTGATTATCCAACTTTTAACAAAATTTTAATATGAGTAGTGAGCAAGATAAGAGAGTTGTCTACATGGGCAACTTTGACAGATTTAAGAAAGAGACGCAGGTTAAGCATGCGGATTTACTAGAGCAATTAGTTATGCACAAGAAGGTGTTGAAAACTGTAGTTATTATGACAGCAGTCAGTTCCTTGTTGAGTATTGTAGCATTAGCTATATAATTAAACTTTAGTTTGTATACCTTCTTGATTTTCTTGTGAAAGTTTAGTAAGGACCCTACCTTTGATATAATGTACTACCAATTACCAAACGGAAAGACTATCTGGCTGGATATCAGCGATGTACTGAGCCTTACGGATCAGGACGTTAGAGATCTTGTCTCTATGAATATTGGTGAGCATGTACATAATCCATGGAAAGGTTCTTCTATTAATCTAAAAGAAGAAAAAGACAAAGAAGATGATGAGGATGATGAGGAAGATCCCGAGATTGATTACTACTACAAAGAGTACTATCCGGATGAATTCCCCGATGATCCTGACGAGTTAGATCTCAGTGTAGATCTAGAGTAATTAGTTCCAATTTTTAAAATTTAAATCAAAATGGTTAGTAAAGTAAAAGTAACTGCTAATGAAGCAGGAGACGTTATTGTTATGTCTAAAGAAAATAACAAGTATGGACACATTCGTGTTGAGCAAAAGCGTACCGTAATCTCTGATAAGGGATGGGTTAAGGTTAAACCAGTTAGTGCATTATTGCATGGTACTGTAGAAGACCTAGCAGAGTTTGGCTTTGAAGATGGACAGTTGATCCAAGGTAAAATCGTTATCAAAGAATCTTTGGTTCCGTTTAACGCCGAGAATCCTGAGAAGGATTACAAGATGGCGGGTAGCACAGGTATCGTTTGTTGTGTAGATGGTCAACCTATCTATCGTAAGACATTCTATAATCCAAGTTCTAACGATCATGATGAGACTCTTGCTCATGACAACAGCGAGGCTATTCGTTTAGCTAACGCGGAGTCAGCGGTACCAGGCTCAGTAGATACTGAAGAAAGTTTTACACTGTAATCGTATCTAACATATTTATTAGGCAGGGGGTGTAATAGCCCCCTGTTTTTTTGTATAAAATTAAATCCTATAATATAATGGCATCCTACCAAAAAGTTGTCTACACAGGTAGACTTGGCGAGTATCAAAACTATGGTTCTAATTACCAGAAGAAAAGGTACTCAGAGTATGAGCGTGACGAATTTAATTCGTATCAAAACTTTCTTTATAAACGTGCACTATTCGGTTTGTCGGTGTACGCGGAAGAAGAGTTATCAACTATGCATTGGGACAAGAAGAAGCGTATCCAAAAGGTACATCAGAGAGCCCAGAATGTATTGAACCTATGGAAGCAAGAACTTGCTAATCAATGGGTTGCGACAGGACTAACCGAAGTATTTCATCATAGTCAATTAGTAAAAGATCTGGTAAAAATATTTGCTGATCATACCGATCCTGACTATATTAGCACTTTAGATTTCAAGGGTATGAATATCTCTAAGAAAGATATTGTTAATAAACTTATAGAAGAGAAGGTGCTACCAAATAATTTTTATCAACTAAAAGCAGCTTAAGATGAATATCAATGAACTGAACAATGAGGAAGTTCTCTTCTTATACTTTAGTAACCGCAAATGGGTCGATAGTTATGATGATATCTTCGAGCATAAAAGCATCGAAGATCGTCTAGAAATATTAGACTTTGGGCAGGTTACTGTTACTCGTTATCTTCATGAGGAGGATATCGATGAAATGGTTAAGAGAGATCATTATAAATACTGTACCGGTATCAACGATAAGTTGGCACCTATAGTAGATATAATTGAGGAGGCGGATTCAGTTCTTTATAATCACATTAAAGATTGTTTTACTAAAGCAGAAATTTAAATGAAGACAACGTTTATTATGAATGGCACCACTAGGTTGGTACTAACTCCGGAAACGGAAGCAGAAGAGGTTATGTTAAAGCAACTAACCTCACAAGATAATATCATTACAAATGTAGGCGAGGGTAGTCATATCGCTTTAACCTACGGTAATGATTCTATAATCATTATGCAGTCTACTAATGTTACAAGCCAAGCAGAAACTCTGTGACGGATGTAATGAGATAACTAACATTTGGAAGAAAGAGGGTAAGCAAAGGTTTTGTAAGCAATGCTGGGGTAAACAATTTAAGGGTTTGTCTAGTATTAAAAAACCAACAGCTAAGAAACCTTTGTCCCCTCGATCTCCCAAACAAGTTAAGTTAGATGCTCTTTACACTGTACTACGCAAGTCTTATATGGAGAGATATCCTTTTTGTTTAGCTAAGTTACCTGGCTGTAGTATTAATGCTACGGACATTCATCATAAGATGGGCAGAACAGGTAAGTTATATCTAGACGAGACGGAGTTTCTTTCTGTTTGTAGGACGTGCCACGGATGGATTGAGGTACATCCTACGGAAGCTAAGTTATTAAATCTAAGTAAATCAAGAGAATCATGATTATTAAATTTGAAGTAATAGAAGGGCTTAAAAACCTGAGAGTATTAGATCGTACGTGGCGTGGAGATAGTAATGATCTTACATTACATGATGATCTAACAGAACTTGTACGTAGAGTCTACGGTGAGACGAATGATAAGGTATTAACCTTTGAGATATCTGTTCTACCTATAGAGGATAGCGAGAGATTTACTCTTGAGAGTATTAAGAAGGGACTACATGGTGCGAGTTATGCACATAGTACGTTAGGTCTGCACTACATTTGTGAACTACTGCTCCTATATGTAGGACCGGAGTACCCTAAACATTTTTATATTAAAAAACAAACAACATGAAAAAAGTATTAATGATGATGACACTAGTAATTGGATTAACTAGCTGCTCAGAAGAAGAAGAAGTTATATGTATGAAATGTACACTTACGTCACCTGTAGCACTTGGAGGCGGTAATCCTGCACTATGGCCAGGGGAACAGGAGATGTGTGGTACTGAGGACGAGATAAATTACTTTGAGGCTTCGTATTATAGTCAAGTATATGCTTGGAAACAATCATGGACTGGAGTATGGTCAGGAGGTGGTAATAATTACACAGCTAATTGTGATAAATACTGATGAGAAAAGAAACAAACCCAGAAGATGTACTTTTTACTATAGCTGCGGTTATAGGAGTAGGAATAATAGTATTATTCTCAATAACAACAGTAGCTAAATTGGTTATACACTTAATTAAATAAACATGAAGAAGTTAATGATGATTATTATGCTAGCTATTGGATTAGTTAGTTGTGACAAGGAAGAAGACAAGCAGTGTAACTGTGGTACAATTGCTAATGATGGTATTACTGGTACTTGTTACTGGTTAGAGATTACTAATGATTGTACAGGTAATAAGAAGACATTCTGCTTTGATCAAAGCGTATGGATGGATGCCTACGTAGGTAGTAACTTCTGTGTTACTAATCAAGGTCAATGGTAATATGAGTAGAGAGGAGATACAGAATGCAGCGTTAGAGTCGTTATTATCATCGTCTAATAGTGGTATCGCTGTTAGCATGGGCGTTGGTAAAACTCTAATCGGTTTGCGGCATATGAAAGAACACTATAGCGATACATGTCGCTTCCTTGTTGTTGCTCCTAAGAGAGCCATATTTAAGTCGTGGCTAGATGAGGCCGATAAGCATGGATTAGGTTATCTTAAAGAGCATATCGAGTTTAGTACTTACATCTCTTTGATCAAACAAGACATAGACTACGATGTAGTATACCTAGATGAATGTCATAACCTTTTATTTTCTCACGAGTTCTATCTTGATGATTATAAGGGTAAGGTTGTAGGCTTGACTGGTACTCCTCCTAGAAATGCTAACTCCGAGAAAGGCGAGATGGTAGATAACTACTGTCCTATTGCATTTAAGTATATTACCGATGATGCTATCGATGACGGAATTCTAAATGATTATCAGGTTATCATACATATGTTAGACCTTGATAACCGTAAGAATTTTATGCAGAAGACTAAGAAAGGACAGTTTCCTACGTCAGAACTTGCTAGTTATAATTACTGGAGTGAAAGAGTTCTTAACGCTAATGGTGGTAAGGAAGTCCAGATTGCTAGGATCATGCGAATGAAGGCGCTCATGTCGTACCCTAGTAAAGAACGTTATGCTGCAGAACTGTTTAGTCATATAACCGATAAGGTTATTTTATTTGCTAATACACAGGAGCAGGCGGATCAACTTTGTGATTACAGTTACCATAGTGGTAATAAACAATCAGAAGTTAACCTCCTAAAGTTTAAATCTGGAGAGATAGATAAACTTTCTTGTGTCCTACAGTTAAGTGAAGGGGTTAACATCCCGAACTTAAAGCAGGGTATTATTATGCATGCATACGGTAACGAACGTAAGTCTGCTCAAAGGTTAGGTCGATTACTTCGTCTTAATCCTGATGAGAAAGCTACCGTACATATCTTATGTTACGATAATACAGTGGATGTAGCATGGGTAAACCAAGCGCTACATGATTACGATCAATCTAAAATTAAAAAAGTTAAACGAAATGTCTGATTATTTACCTACTGGTGCACAACAAGATGTTAATGCACCCTGGAATCAAGTAGATGATTTATGTAGATACTGTGATCAAGATATCATTAGGGGTATGGCTCAAGAGGCTACCATTGATGAATCTGATATTGATGGGTATATGGAAGCAATGCTTGAAGAAGCAGGCTTATGTAGAGATTGTTTTAAAGAAGAACAAGCAGATGAATGGTGTAACTGGAGAGACTGATACTCTTATAATGGAGGATGTAGCCTTAGACTTATCCTTTATGGAAGATTCTAAACTAATACTATATAATGATGATCATAATTCTTTTGATAAAGTTATTATGGCTCTTATCGTTTATTGCCAGATCTCGTCAGCGAAAGCTGCGGAAATAGCAATGAAGGTTCATAATGACGGTAAGGCTGTAGCAAAATATGGTCCTCGTAAAGACCTGGAAGTTATAGCTGGTATATTTGGTGAATTAGATTTAACCTGTGAAATAGAAGACCCATGAAACCGGGAGACTACTACATAGATGATTACTATGAGCCAGATACTGTTGTATTAAAAGTTAGTGATATAATAGGGGTTGATCGTCATAAATGTAAAGTTGTTTATTCAAGTGACTCTGACCGTATGAGCATAGGTGAAATTATAGTACGTACATCTGATGATGAGGACCTTATACCAGTAGCTATGATCACCATAGATAATAAAGTAATACTAATTAACTTATGAAAATTGGAGATTATCTAAGAAACATTCATTCAAGTACCCTTTATCAGTATCTAGGTAATAATAAATTTGTTGAAATAGATATTAACTTTATTGCGCATGCTCCATTTGACCAGAGCCTTTATCAGGTTAATCATTTCATACGTCAAATTCCACCTAGGATGCACGAGAATTTTGAACCTGTTAAACTACTAATTATAAGAGAATGAAAGTAGGAGATTATGTAGAGTTAGGAGGAGATGCATTTTATGTAACTAAAGACCTTAGTCAAGACGATTTAATTTTTAATGAGTTGGAAGTACTTGCTATTTATGTAAAAGCTCCTAGTGAGTTATACTTTGTTGGTAAAGTATGTAAAATACAATTTCCTAAAAATAGCTCCGGCCTAGATGTGGTTAAACCAATATTTGTAAAAGATGAAAAGTAAAAGACTAACCGATGATGAAATGGTGAAAGATATAATCAACACCATGTTTATAATAGCTGGTCATAATGTATCCTATGAGGACATTAAAGACCGTAAGGACAAATGGTATGAGCAATGGACCATGACTCCTGAGCAAGAAGAAAAGTGGACGGAGTGGATGGTAACTTACTTACGTAAGCATAGAAGGCTTACTATTAAGTATGCTCAGAGATCTGCTTCTATGTATAACCTGATGTGGGGCCTTAAGGTCAACCGTCCTGAACTAGAGCAAGAGAATGAGTAAGTTTATAACTGCTAACATTGACTTAATTAATAGCAAGTTAGCTAACCTTATTGGTGGAGAGACCTGTACCATGAAGGCGGAGGTAAAGATACTCACAGATAATATCATAGCCCTAAGAGAATGGGCAGATGAAGAGGATGATGAGATCAACCCCAAAATGTGTGCTGTATATTTAACAAGCGGTGAATTCTTCATCCTGTATAAACCGTATGCAGAGGTAGTTGAAATCTTAGAATGGTATTAATAATTAAACAACTATGGAAACAATAGGTTATGCTTTATTATGTATGCTAATGTGCATACCCATATTCTTTTTAATCTACATTGGGGTATGGATGCCTAAAGACAAAATGAAAGGTCATGCAGGTAGAAGTAAATGTAAATGTTGTAATAACTAAAAACTAAATAACTATGACACCAAAAGAAAAAGCAAAGGAATTATTAAAAAGAATGACGGTACATCATTGGACAGATGTATGTGATTCTGAAGGAGCTAAGCAATGTGCCTTGATAGCAGTAGATGAGATAATTAACACAGGACTTTTAGAAGGCACAACAACAGGAGTGTTAAAAAAGTATTGGAAAGAAGTAAAACAAGAAATAGAAAAACTTTAAAAACTAAATAACTATGGAAAAGAAAGAAACTGCGGTTGATTATCTTGTAGAGCAATTATTCAAAATACGTAATAATACTACTGAAGTTAAAGAAATGAATAGTAAAAGTATTATTGACCAAGCCAAGCAAATGGAGAAGGAGCAGATTACGGATTCTTACATTGAAGGTCATAGCATATATGGTGAGTCTACAAATGCAGAACAATACTACAACGAAACTTACGGAGGTACACAATGAGTAAACAAACTGCGGTTGAATGGTTCGTTGAACAACTCGATAAACTTGAATATGAGTATGATGTTGAAGGAATAAGCATATTAGAGTTCGACAAAAGAAAAATAGAAATTGAAAACCAAGCAAAGCAAATGATGAAGGAGCAACACGAAGAAACTTGGTTTAGTAGTAGAGTAGAAGATATGGGTGATGAATTTAAGGTGGAGCAAAAGTCATTTGAGGACTACTATAACGAAACTTACGGAGGTAACAATGAGTAAACAAACTGCGGTTGAATGGTATGCAAATGCCTCACATGAATTAATTGTAAAAAAGAACAACGGTGAAATCACTAACACTGACTTCCTCATTATGCATCATAACTTGTTTTATGAAGCACAAAAAATGGAGAAGGAGCAGATGAAAGAAGCTGCTTTAGATAATGTTACTACCAATGAAAAATTAAGAAAAATATTTGAAATTCAATTTGAAGATTTTTTCAAAGAAACTTATGGAGGTCAAGATGAAAACTAAAACTGTAGAGAGACTAATGGCTGAGACACCTGAAGATGTTAAGAAACAAGTAAGTAGGTATGCAGATGGTTTAGTTATGGGTAAGTATCTAATGTGGGTATTAGCATTTATCTTACTACTAGATTGTGCTGCTACAATAGGTGTATACATATCTGTAAAGGATAAGCCTCTTGAGAGAGAGGACTACCAAATGTTTAAAGCTGTTAAGATACCGGAGGATACCGTTTGGGTAGACCCGATAACTGTAGGCACAACAACTGACCCTGAAAACTTATGAGTACTAAAGAAGTATTAGAAGATCTTATTAAGCAAATGGAACATCTACGTGGTAATAAGACTGTGCCTTATCTTAACCCTTATAAAGGTATAGATGACTGTATAGATATTATGTATAAAAAGATTAAAACCCTTAAAGAATGAAGACTGAATACACTAATCGGTATGGTGATGTAATTACCTTTGAGAAGAAGGATAATGTAATAGAGATGACCGGGTTTACCGAGCACTACCGTGTAGGTGGATGGCCAGGTGAAACGGAGATGCCTAACTTTAAGTTCTCTATGATAGACCCTAGTGGTGGACCTTACATTACTGCACAAGCGGAATGGCATGGTGAGGAACCAAGTGGTACAGACATGGGGTCTTTCCTACCAGAGTGGGCAGGTCTCAAGATAGAGTATATTACAGTAGATGAAGGATTAGCTAAATTACATTTATGTCAGTAGAACACAAGGACTTAGACAGAATCAAGATAGCTAATCTTGTAATATGGTTACAGATGGCTGTATTTGCAGCAGATGAGACTATGCATATCACGTGGTTTAATAGGCATAAGACAAAGAATGTCTTGAATAACTTTAATGATATCGTGGTTAAAGAACACGGTCCATTACTGAAAGCATTCTGGGATATCCCTGACCAGATAGACATGGTAGAGATGTCAAATAGATTGAGTAAGTTTGCAGAGCTCATAACAGATATGGATTTTCTGGAGATGCAAGAGAGTATTGAATTATTAGAAAACTATTTAAAAGAAAAAAGAAATGGAAACATTTGATGCGTGTGTATTTGTATTTACTGGTTTAACTACTGGTATGGCTATAGGTTTAGCCATTAGAAATAAGAAGACTAGTAATCTTCAAGATGAATTAGACTATCTAGAGAATAAGTACAAAAATTTGATAGATGATTATACTGAAGGTGTTATTGAAAATCACAATCTACAGTGTGTTATTGAAAATCACAGACTACAGTTTGAGAAGTATTTAAAACCTATTACTCCTGTTAAGAAAGAGGTTGTAGTTAAGAAGAAAGTAGGAAGACCTAAAGGAAGTACTAATAAACCTAAAGCAAATGGCAAACCAACTACCCGTAAGTATACGCGCAAAAGTAGTAAATAAGAACCTAGAGATAGATCCCTTAGGGTCTGCTAAGCTCGGGTTGTTTATCAAGGGCCTTGATGATGGTGATGTTGTTACTATCACGTACGAAGTCCAGACAGCCGATCACAGTTATGCGCAGTTAAGCAAACTCCATAAGTGTATTAGAGAGCTGGCTACGTTTACTGGAGATACCTTTGAGGATATGAAACTTCAAGTTAAGTTACGTGCAGGTCTATGTACTGACGATAGCTGTAAGTCATTTTCAGATTGCAGTAAAGAAGAGTTATCTATGGCTATACAAGCAGCTATAGAGATAGGAGATCTAGTAGATTTTAGTCTTCACTGACTTTAACACGGTCTCCTGTTTCTCTGTCTATATCGACAATTTCAAGATGGCCTTGCTTACGAGCAGAATCTTCACAAAGTGCTAAGAAAGACATCAGAGTAGTAGTATGGTAACTAAAGTCATCATCCTCCTTTTTATCTGCTATATTCTTAAGTACTTCCTGGAAGTGCTCCTCATCTCTAAATGGTATGAAGTCTAAAAGAAACTGATTAAATCTTTCTACGTAAGTTACAGGTAACTCGAGTTTGATTATTGTATCAGGTTTGAATATCTCAACCTTAAGAGGTTCTTTTTTTTCGTTTTCAGCCATTGGTTTAAAATTATTAACAAATATAGTATGGAAGAAGTTAATTTACAAGAAGTTAAAGATAAGCTTTATGAAAAGCTTAAGGAAAATGGTTGGGGTCCCCAACTTATTAATTTTATTATGGCATCAGACTTCGACGATATCCTGTCCTTCCTACTACGTGAGGCCCAAGATGGTAAAAGATTTACTCCAAAGATTAAACATTTATTTAAAGCGTTTGAGGTTTGTCCATTTGATAAAGTTAACGTAGTTATTATAGGGCAAGATCCTTATCCTCAGATTAATGTAGCAGATGGCATAGCCTTTAGTTGCAGTAACTTTGGTAAGGTAGAAAAGTCTTTAGACTATATGTTTAAATCTATAGGTAAGACTACAGGTTCTATTAATAACGACCCGGATCTAAGTCGTTGGGCTGATCAAGGAATTCTATTATTAAATAGTGCACTTACTACTACAATTGGTAAACCAGGTACGCATCAGCTACTATGGAAACCTTTCATGGCATATGTGCTAGATTATTTAGTTTGGAATAAGCCTAATTTAATCTATGTATTTATGGGTAAGAAGGCTCAAGACTTTGCTGATTTAATTCCTGATAACAATTATAAGATTATGGTATCGCATCCTGCGAGTGCTGCTTATAACGAACAGCCGGAGTGGGATTGTGAAGACATGTGGAATAAGATTAATAAATACTTAGAACAAAGTGAGAGACCCACAATTTCCTGGTAGAATAAAGGTCAAGACAATTGTTGACCCAAGATTTGGAGAAGTTTATTTTGAGGTAGAAGCCTCTAAAAGAAGTACAGTTAAAAACAAATGTCTATATGATGCGCTATCAGACTTTGGTATTGAGCTCGAGAGAGCTAAGCACATCGTAAAGGATGTAGCAATATCGATTAACACTGGTAAGTTTTATCATATAGAAGAAACAGATTACGTAAAATATGGCAGAGAGAGACGTCAAGAAATTGAGGGGGGAGATCCGGCAGGATTTAGCCCAGTTGAACTATGATCTTAACCTAGTAATAGGTAAGTTCTTTACTGGTGTTCAAAAGAGTTTAGTTAAGTACGATAAGTACATAGGTAGTAGTCACGCCTTGGTGCCCGGTATTAATGACTTTAAAGTTGTTGTAGATCTTGCAGAGGAAATGTATCCTGAAGATGCACCATTTACTAAAAACATGAAGTTCCGTGGCCAACAAGTTATTATTATTCGACAGTGCTGTTACCTAATAGGTAGTGAATTAGGTCTAACTTATTCACATATGGTACGAGTTGTTAACAGTATGCATGAGGAAAAGGTTACACATCATTCGACTATGTTACACGGTAGTAATAAGACTAAGAGCGCTTTACAGATTAAAGACAAGAAAGTTTTACCTATATGGAGTAATATAATGGCTGCGATGCAAGAGAAGGGAATCACAAAAACATTTGTATCTTTAGATACTGATTCAATATGAAAGACTTCTTTGATTACCTAGCAGAAAACAAGATAACTCCTAATGGTTTCTATGTTTTATGGGGCATTGCTAATAAGGTAAGGCCTGCTGTTATTAATGTACATACCGAGTTAAGATTACTCGCTGACTTAAATCTTATAGAAGATGCTAAGAAAGGTATACTTACTGACGCAGGCAATAAAATTATTGATGATGCTACAGCAGTATTCGGTAACATGAGAGCTTCTGTTAAGACTATTGTGGTTACTGATGATGATCTAGTAGTCCAGTATCTTGAGATGTTTCCTAAAGGTAAATTACCTAGTGGTAAAGCAGCAAGACTACCTAAGAATGATTTGAAGAAAAGCTTCGAATGGTTCTTTAAGAATTATGATTACAGTTGGGATACTATACTGAAAGCTACTGCTTATTACGTTGACTCGTATGAGCAGAATAAGTATATGTACATGAAGAACTCGCAATACTTTATTCGTAAACAGAGTATAGATAAAACTTGGGACTCTGAACTCGCATCCTTCTGTGAGATAATACTAAATGGTGGTTATAAAGATGACGATAACTACATAAAAGAAAGAGTTGTATGAAAGAGATTAGTAAGTTCGAAAGGATTATATTTAAGACTATGCTCGGTCTAGGACTATCTGTTATTTGTTGGTTACTTATCGACACGTTTCTAACAGATATTTCCTATGCTTGTTCATTAGTTTTAGGACTTATATTTTTTATTTCGATAAGAATTTATAACTTTACTGTCCGAAAAGCCTTAGGGTCTATTAGGGCTTAATTACCAATTACATGTCAGAAATCGCTAAGCCCTGGAAGGGGCAGAAAGATGGCTTTGTCCAAGCTCTACATTATATGAAGGGTAGGAAGGAAGGTGTTATAAAAAGCATCAAGACTCCCTGGGATAAGTTTAATGATGCGGGTACTGACGGTATAGAATGGAACACATTAACAGTGATCGCAGGTAGGTCAGGCGCAGGTAAAACTCTGGTTAAAGACAATATCATTAACAGTGCATTCGTCCTGAATAAGGGGGAAAACTTTAGAGTTTTAGAATTTCAATTCGAAATGATTGGCCGTGTTACCGCCTTAAGAGAATTCTCTAGTGTCGTTGGTAAGTCGTACAAATATCTGTGTAGCGCTAATGGGCAGTTAGCCGATGCAGATTTACAAGCATGCTATGATTATGCAAAACAGAGAGTAGGATATCCTATAGATGTTGTCGAGAAACCGAGAACAGTATTGGAGATGAGGTCTATTATCGATATGTATATGGAAGAACACATGAACCGTGAGGGGGAGTTTCCTACATATACTAATACGATTGTAACACTTGATCACTCCTATCTTGTTAAGCTGGCACCGTTTGAGAAAGATAAACATGAGATGCTCTACAACTTAGCAGAGATGCTTACCGAGCTAAAGAGAAAGTATCCTGTTTCCTTTATCATACTAAGTCAACTTAATAGAAACATCGATAGCCAAGAAAGAAATGAAGATGGTAGAGCTGGAAACTACATCCTTACTTCAGATCTGATGGGCGCCGATGCATTATTGCAGCATTCGGATATACTTGTTGGTCTTAACAGACCGGGATATTTTAAGGTTCGCTACTATGGTCCCGACAGGTATATTATTAATGATGAAAACATTATGGTAATGCACTTCCTTAAATGTAGGAATGGTGATACTAGGATGAGTTTCTTTAAATGCGAATTCGAAAAGATGAGGGTAGTAGAAATACCTGCTCCTCCTACACAAGAAAAACGAATTAATACAAGGTAAAAAATGGCTATTAAAACCACAGAAAAGTTAGACAGAAGAGCTCGTACTAAAGAGCTCCGAGAATTTCACCAAGAAGTTTTTGAAAAGTTAGGTATACCTGATGCGGTATATGTTCCTACGTTAGCCTACAAACCGATTGGTAAAGACAGCAAGCACATTGCTTTATTTCCAAGTCAGTTAAAGATGAAACAAGATCTTTATTTAGAGTTCGTAAGTCGTGAGATGGAATGCGAAGATGCAAACAGAACTCTTTATAAGTGGAAGTATAATCCTTTCTTTGCAGATGAATACGAGTCAATCGAAAGTGAGCTCGAAGGAATCAGCGAAAGATATCTAGTACCTGTTGCTGAATTAAGTAAGGTAGAGATTGCAGTAGAGGAAACTTCTAAGATGAAGCAGTTTCTTTTATCTTTTGATGGCTTCGATGACATAATGGATCCTGATCAGGATGCACCATTAGATCAGATGACTATTAGAGATTTAGCCGCTATCATGTTGAAGCAACCTGTTAGCAAGAAGAAATGGTTAAACGATTTAATAAAGTAACATGGAAATTAAGTTGCCTACAAGTAAGGTTCCTGCGACTAGTAAAAGTCCTAAGAACCTGGTTATTTTTAGTAAACCAAAGGCCGGTAAAACAACCGTGCTTTCACAGTTAGAAAACTGTTTGATCTTAGATCTTGAAAGCGGTAGCGATTACGTTGCTGCTATTAAGATGAAGGCAACATCTTTTGACGAAATAAAAGCAATTGGTAAAGCAATCAAAGATGCAGGGAATCCATACGATTATATCGCTATTGATACTATTACAGCATTAGAAGATATGTGTTTACCTTATGCTGAAGAACTTTACACACGGACTCCGATGGGTAAAAGTTGGCCAACCGAAGGGAAGGCTAAATATGGTAGCATTCTTAACCTACCAAATGGTGCAGGATATCCCTGGTTAAGGGAGGCATTCGTAAAAGTTATTGATTACATCAAGACTTGGGCACCGAGAACTATACTTGTAGGTCACGTTAAGGATACTCTACTGGAGAAGAATGGATCGAACTTTAATTCGCTAGACTTAGCGTTGACAGGTAAGCTTAAACTAATTACAACATCTAATTCAGATGCGATTGGTTATCTATTCCGTAGAGGTAGTAAGAACATACTAAGTTTTAAAACCACTGATGAGATATCATGTGGCGCAAGACCTGAGCATTTACGTAATCAAGAGATTGAACTCTCTGATCTTGTTGATAATCAGGTAGTAGTAAACTGGGATAAAATATTCATAGATTAATAATTAAAAAATGATTAGTACAAAAAACATCGACTCGGGCAGCGGCGGAAGCTCTGTTCCAAAAACATTGGCGCCGGGCGTCCATACGTTTAAGATTAACAGTATCGTCTTAGACGAGGTACCTTACAAGAAAGGTGCTTATAATATGAACCTTAACGTAGAAGGTCCTGATATGGGAGAGGATTTCGAAGGTTTCTTTATCGACAAGGATGATCCTACACAGGGTCGTTACAAAGGTCAGGTAGGTCGCGTTCGTTTCTCAGAATTCCCTTATGCTGATGGCGAAACTAAATCAGGTATTATTATTAAACGTGATGATGAGATCCTGAAAGCTGTTAACAATATCTGTAAGGCTTTGAGCATGCAGTCTTGGTTAGAAAGCCAAGATAATAAACATGATACTATTCAGTCTCTAGTAAGTCAGCTTAATGCTGATAAGCCGTTTACTGGTAAGTATTTACGCGCTTGTGTAGCAGGCCGTGAATATCAAAACAAGCAAGGTTATACTAACCATGATTTGTATTTACCAAAGTGGTCTAAGGAAGGTCTAGCTTACGAGTCAGCAGATGTTGAAGAAGCGTTGAGCAAGGTAGTTAAGTTTAACAATGATGTTCACATCAAGAAGAGCAAGACTGATACGGTTCAATCGTTTGGAGATGCAACTCCTACTACAAGTAATGTAGCAGGCGACTTCGAATTATAAATAAAATTACCAAGGGGGAGTAGAAATATTCCCCCTTAATTTTACTGTTATGATTAGTACTAGATTTTTGATATCCGACATAGCGGATGTACCTGCAGTATGGGCATTCGAGTTTTATTGTAGATTAGAGGAGAAGTTAACTGGTCAAACTGTAAAGATTAAATCTTTGTTCAATCCTGAAGAACGTACTCCGAGTTTCTGTATTTATTATAATGATTCCGGTTATCGATATAAAGATTTTTCTACTGGTAACGGTGGTAATCATGTGAGCTTAGTATCTAAGATGTTTAATCTAGAATACTACGAGTCCATAAGAAAGATAACCGAAGACTATAATGAATTCCTACTGAAGAACGACGGAGAATATTCCGTAAGTGCATTTAAGAAACAGGCATCCTATAAAGTATCTGATTACTCTGCTAGACAGTGGACTAATTTAGACGCCGAGTTCTGGTCAAGGTATGGAATAGATTCTGATACCCTTACAGAATACAATGTAGTTCCATTAGAATTCTACAAGATGGAGAAAGATGATGAAGGACTGGTAGATGAGCTGACTATTAAAGGTCACTATATATATGGTTATACAAGGTCAGATGGACAGATCTATAAAGTCTATCAGCCTAAAGTAAAGGAGCATAAGTTTTTAAAAGTAAAGAATTATGTACAGGGTACTGACCAATTAACATTTGACGTACCTAATCTTGTTATCTGTAGTTCTCTTAAGGATGCAATGTGTCTCAAGAAGTTTGGATACAACCTGGAAGTTGTGGCACCAGACAGTGAGAATACAGCAATCCGTAAAGAGGTAATAGACATATACAAGGTTAAGTATAAATCTATATGTACTCTATTTGATAATGATGAAGCCGGTATCAAAGCAATGAAGAAGTATAAGGATAACTTTGGTTTTCCGGGGATACATCTGAAGCTCGAGAAGGATTTGTCAGACTCTGTTAAAGTATACGGTAGAGAAAAGGTAAGAACATTCTTACACCCCTTATTAAAAGAAGCATTAAAAAAATAAAATTATGGATGAAGAGAATTTAAAATCAGCATATAATATTTTACGGAATTCAACATATGGATCTATGCATGATTCAATACCTACACCTACCTATTATAATAATGATTACGAGAAGTTACTTGATCAGATTAGTCCTCTTTGTTTACCAGATCAAGCAGATAAGGTAATAGTTAAAATGCTTGACGTCATTAAAGGTTATGATGCTGATGAGACTCATCGTCACTTAACTGATTTACTAATGCAAATGGCTAGAAAACATGTGGGTTTATAACTTAAAAGAATTCACCGAGGACATGATTCCTGATGGTGCTGTAGGATTTGTATACCAGATGGATGTTATCCTAGATGGTGAACGCAAGTCCTACATAGGCAAGAAGAACTTCTTTGCGGATGTTAAGACAAAGCTTTCTAAGAAGGCTATGCCCACTGACAAACGCCTGAAGTCCTACAAGCGTGTAAGAAAAATTGTATATCAAAATTACTATAGTAGTAATGAGAAACTTAAGGCAGCTCATAAGGCAGGAGTAATAATCAAAAGGACTATCCTAAAGATATGTTACTCTAAGACAGAGCTCTCTTATCAAGAAGTTAAATACCAATTTATGTGCGAAGTACTGGAGAAAGACATCTGGTTAAACGCAAACATACTTGGTAGGTTCTATAAACAAAAGTAATATGGCAAGCTTAAAGACAGCAACCTTATTTGCAGCATTGAAAGATGCTGGTGTAACACATGTAGAAATTAGATATGATGGCGGAGGAGACTCTGGCCAGGTGGAAGATGTAGACTTTTATGGAGAAAATTTAGATACAGCTGTTCTTACTGATATGTATGAGGGGGATATGCAAGACCTAGCTTATCATATACTTGAGGAGCATTATCAGTATGACTGGTATAACAATGATGGTGGTTATGGAACCATTGACATTGACTTTGAAGAGGAACCTCCTACTATAAATATCAATGGTTATGTAAGAAATCTTACTGATGCTTATGGTTCAGTTGACCTCACAGATATTAAGTGGAAAGAGTAATGGCGCATCCATATGATCATTAATAATTAAAACTAAAAACTATGAGTAAATTACTAATCACTAAGACAGAACTCCTTCATGATAAGGAGTATGACTTTATGGAGCAGCAAGATAAAAGCCTTGCTGATGTATGTATAAAGTACGATGAGATAGTAGCAGTTAGGCAAAATGCAGATGAGGCTGACATTATTAACCCTGATATGTGTGTTGTCTATCTAAAAAGTGGAGAGCTATTCTTCATCTTCACACCCTATGAAGAGGTGTTACGTTTTATGAAACAATTAAACCAAGATTAAAAGCTATGGAAAAAGAAACATTTGAAGAATTTTTAGAAAGAGAAGGCTACGATGAAGGTAGAACCCAAGAGATATGGGAAGACGGTGCTAGAAAAGGTGCTGAATGGCAAGCCAAACAAATGTATAGTAAGGAAGAATTAGCAGATTTAATAGACGCTACTTTTCAAGGTAGACAAGATGTTGCAGATTTATTTTCTGAATTGTTAGAAAACCTAAAAACTAAATAAATATGGAAAAGAAACAAACTGCGGTAACACTATTATTTCAAGAATTTAGAGCTTTATCCGAAGTTATGAGAAAAGCAGGTGATGAGAAAAATGCTAACCTAATTGATTGTTTATGTGAAAGAGAGGAG